ACGAAATTACGATTTGACTTGACATTTTGATATCTTAATTGGCTTTTATTTACTTTACTCTATACACACACAATTCATTTCAATTTTTTTTTACACACTCCACTTTTACTATTTACTGAAAATTCGGGGAACCAAGGTTCCCCAAGCCCCTCCTCTATTTAAAAATTGTATTATAATTAATACTCATTTTTAGTATACAAAAATTTTTGCTATCCAAAAAAAAATTGAAATGAATTTTCCAAAATTTAATAATTATAAATAAATATCAAGTATGTCCGTGAGAACACCAATTTGCTTTTACTGCCGTGAGAAGGGTCTACCTTCCAACCACTGGTCAAAGAATAAGCCTGGACCCGAAGGAGTCTTGGTCTGCAAGGTAATGTTAGCCAATAGAAAATGTAACTACTGCAAAGAGAGAGGTCACTTGAAGACTGAGTGTCCCAAGTTGCTTCTCAAGCAGAATCCGGTCCCTATTGCGCCCAAAGCCCCGGCCAATAGTTGGGCATCCATCGCCGCAGCAGGCCGCGATGCCAAACTTGTCGCCCAAATTGAGCGCGAGAATGCAGAACTTAAGGAAAAGGCAGTTGCTGCAAAGCGCGCTCTTGTCGAAAAAAACCACCAAGAATACTTGGAGCGCGAGGCTCGCCGTCAGGAGAAGAAGCGCATTGCCGAAGAGGCCGCAAAAGCAAAGGAGGATGCACACGTCGCGGACATGATCGAGAAGTGGGGGCGTCATCGCTGGCACCGAATGGTCGAAGGCACTGAAGATGACTGCAGAATAGCAGACGACCTTCGGTACAAGGAAATGGAAGAAGAAGAACGCGAGTATTACGAGATGCAAGAAAGAGAAAAAGAGTGGGAAAAAGAGTGGGAGAAAGAGCGCGTTGAAAAAGAAGAGTTGCGCTGCAAGTGGGAGGCAAGCGCGGAAAAAGCTCGCAAGACCATGACCCAAGAAGAGTTTAAAGTTTGGCTTGACCACAACTACGTAGATGAATTAGACGATGACTTTGACGATCTCTGGGGAATGTCGTGTGATGATTATTTTCACATAGAAAGAATGCGGCGCCAAGCGCAAGAGGACAAAGCGAGACTCACTAGATGGGAAGAGAAACAAAAAAAATAAAATATTGTTGTTGGTTTTGATTTATTTTAAATTGTAAAATGTATTTAATTAAATCTTTTTTCATATAATATTTTCAAATAAGTTTTTGAAAATATTCACCTGTAATCAGAATATTTTGATTTTAAAAAAAAATAACAGCAGTAATAAAAAATGCTTCTTTTTTTCGGTTGTCTTTCTGCGAGTTCTATTACAGATAAAACATGATCATTTGAATTACCCCAGTTATCCATTTTTCCTATTATATTATTCTAATTTAAATTCCAAATTCTGGAATTGTAAAAACATCCCCATTTTTAACATATTTGGCAATGATTGCAGGATTCTGCTTATTTATAACAATATCCTCTGCTTGATAAACATTACCAAACTTATCAATGTAATAAACTATTCCTTGAATATTCTGTGCCCAAACTTCAACCTTTTGAGTCGTTGGCTTTGCCTCCTCTTGTGCGTCAATTATTCCATGAGGAGTTCCCTTCATATGAGTTCCACAATACTCACTACCATCCTTTTTTCTTCTAGTGCACTGCTCATTACTAGCCCTCTTTGCACAACATCTATCAAAGAAAGGGACAACATTTTTTACGCGCTTTCGCTTTTGAAAATCGTCCTTTTGCAAAGACAACCTCTCATAATCAAATATAAATTGCAAAAGTTGATTATTTTGGTCATTCTTTGTAAGACCCATTTGCGTGGCCTTTTCTCGAATACTATCCTTAAATTCGCTAATATATGTTTCTATCTTTTTGTTTAGGCGCTTCTCCATCTTTAAGTTATACTTTAATATAAAACATTATCTTTAGTTCAATTTTATTATATATTAAAAAACCCACTTAAAGAAGGAGCATTCATTTCTTTGTCTTTTTCTTCTTATTTTTCTTATTTTCTTGAATTTTTAATTCAATATTATCAGATTTTAAAAATTTTTCAACGTCACTTGCTATTGAATTTACAAAAGCATTGAATTTATCTTCTTTACTCATTAATTCATTTTCTTTCAATGCTGCTTCATCCAATATCTCGTTATCATTCTCTTTTTTCTTAAAAAATATATTTATTTTAGGCGTGACTTCTAAATCTTTTTTTCTAGGACTTCTTTCTCTCTTTTTCTCTTTTATGGTTGATCCATTTCCACCAAAGGAAGACACTGAATCAGTATCTGTAGAAATTTCATCGTTTTCCTTTTTATTGTTAATTTCACTATTTTCATTTCCATCTAAATTTAAATCATTATTAATTTCACTCATCATTAATTCTAATTTTTTTTCTATAAGATTCAAATTTTTTAAATGCATTTTATGGAAAAAATCCATGTAATCCAAAAACATTCTTATTTTGTCTCTCAAAACCGAATTATTATAAACAAATGTAAATACAAAGTTGTCTATGTTTAGACCCATTGTTCGTTTTGTTGAGTGATCTTTTAATTCGTGTTCTTTATTCAATAAATGACTATGTAAACATTTTAACAATTCTATTATATTATCATGTATTGTTAATACAAAACACAAACCATATTCTTTTACAGGATCTACTGAATCATATGCTGGCAAATCAGTTTCATTTATAGCTTTTGAAATATTAATTAAATTTGGTTCGGTATAATTTTCAGAAATATATTCACACATCTTTTTGCAAAACTTGTAATACTCGCAATAAATTCTATTATTAACAACCTTAAAAAAAATTTTTGTCTCATCATGTTCTCTATCTAATAATGCAATTTGAAAACGAAAAGAATCCAACCCAAATAGATACATTTTATCTTTATTTTTATTTATTAAGTCTACATAAAAAGCTGTAATATTAGCTATTTTTACTTCCAATTTTTCAAAAATACTTGTAACTCTATTTGTCGCATCTATTATTTTTACAAAGTCCCTCTTAAGATTGTTAATCTTATTTTCCATATAAAACTTTATACAATAAAAGAATTTATTTTTTTTTAAAAAAATTTTTATCGTATTATTATAAAATGTCCGATATAAATGACGATTCAAATACTAACATTAATACACCACATTCAGAAGCTAAATGGACCATTGACCACGAAAAAATATTTATTGAATGGGCTGATAAAGCAATGTGTTATAGATGGCTTCATTCAAGAGCACACGAGTGGTTTTCATTTATGAATGGGTTATACACAATTCCTGTTATTGTTTTATCAACACTTACCGGAACTGCAAACTTTGCTCAAACGAGAGTTCCAATTGATTATCAAAATTATTATGCAATGGTTGTTGGAGGATTAAATATTATTGCTGGGATTATTTCTACAGTTCAACAATTCTTAAAAATCACTCAACTTAGCGAAGCCCACAGAGTCAGTGGTATCGCTTGGGATAAATTTTATAGAAACATAAAAATAGAACTTGCAAAACACCCCGATGAGAGAATTCATGTTAACCATATGATCAAAATGAGCAAGGAAGAATTTGATAGATTAATGGAAACAAGCCCTTCTATTCCCGATTACGTTGTAGCAGAATTCAAAAAGACATTTAAACATATATTAGATACCGATGATATTAAAAAGATGATATTCCAACCTGAAATATGTGATAAATTAATACCAACAAGAGAAAGTATTAATCAATGGAATGATGCCTCCAAAATGTTTATTGAACTTGACAATAATGAAAAGAAAATTAAAGACACAATAGCATTAAAAGAAAAAACTTTAGATGAAAATAAAAAAATGGTTAAGGACTGGTGCAAATTGTTTTTAATCCACAACAAACGTCCTCCAACAGAAGAAGAAATTTTAGATCAGCTAAAAGATAAACTAGACATGCAAACACTTAAAAATATAATACAAGATAATAAACAAGACAACATTTTTAATGTATAAACTATTTATAAAGCCGGATCTGAATTTGGTAATATGAGTATTGAAAGTATCATTGTTGCATAAAATAATAAATAAGTTCCATATACGCTTGAACTTACTCCATAAAATTTAAGTATTTGAATGATTGTATAAAAAAAGATTATTGCTAACCCTATTATTGTTATAATTCTTGCTGCTGACATATATTATTATATTTATAGAAGAAATAAATATAATTATTTTATTTTATGTAATATTCTCCATTTTCATTCCAAGTATTTCCTAATGTTCTTTTATCAATATAATGATAAGATATTGGCACTTGTTGATTGTACTCTTTTACAACCCAAAATGGAGCATCCTCTAATAATTTACCATCATCCAACTCTAGTTTACCTATATAAATGCTATCATGTGTAGTTGTCCATGCACCATCATAATCTGTTATTCGAGTTGTTTGTCTTTCAATTAAATTTACGTTTTCTTTTAAATTTTGTTTTTTTAATTCAGATTCATCTATTTCATCATTAGGATAATTCAAAGCAACCTTAATATTTCCTAAAAAAATTGCAAAACGCACTATACCTCCTTTATTGTATTTTCCCGTTTCATTCTCTGTTATCTTTTGTTCATTTTTAAACTCCAATGCTTTATTTTTTGACCATCCACCAGACTCAATTGACTTATTGTAACTCGTAAAATAATAATATGGACCTACTAATCCTTCATTCTCTTTTTTTGAAGTTCCAAAAATACCAGTAAATTTAACTTTGCTTTCATGTACACCATTATAACAAACGACTGGAGTTTCTATAAGATTTTCATCTTTATCATACAACATACAAAATTCAAAGTGTCTTGAAAAAAAATCTGTTACTTGAGAGTGTATGGGAAAGTTACAAACATGTTTATGATTCAATATTTCATCCAAAATAACAACCCACATTGGATCATTTCTGTATAATTCTTGCAACTCTATACTATATTCACTAACATCGTAAAAAACATATAAACTTTCATCTTCAAAAAAATACCCTGTATAATTGTATTTCTTCTTTTCGTCATACAATCCTACCATTTCATCCATTTTTGAATTACATTCATTTAAAATAGAGTTTTTTCCCATATAAGTGAAACAGGGAAATGTCAACATATCATCAAAAAGATAATTTGGGTATTTTTTCATAACAAATCCTAGAAAAGGATACCTTCCATTTTTATTTAATGTGTATGCGCAAATATAAACATTAGTATTTTCATCTACATTTGGTTCATTCTTTTCTAAATACTCAATAGCTTTATAACTGACATATTTTTCATCTTCGTTTATTCTTTCAATATAATTATCGTAAACATCATCTTCACCATTTACATACTTATAAAATTCATCATTTTCCTTTTCATCAATTTCATAATCTTTTTCAAAAGTTTCAACCATTTCAACAATATTTGCGTTAGTTTCTTCTGACATAGCTTTTCTAACTCTTTTATTTATACTACTTGGAAACATTTATACTATTTTATTAATAATTATTTATCTATTTTAAGCTTAATAGTTTCTTTAACCTTTTCTTCTCTATTATCCAATACATGTTTTGTTAAATCTTCTGCAATTTTTGGATCATTTGCATAATATTTTTGCAAAGCAGACAAAAGCGTTTTTCCACTTATTGGTTTTTTTATTGTGTTTTTCTTATAAACTAAAGCACCCCCATTTATATCAAAACACTCAATTTCATTCTTTTTCATAACATTCATTAAAGATTCTGTCAGGGTTTTTTTCTTTACATTTCGTTCTTTTATTTCAGCCTTAAGTTTTGCAATTTCATTATCCATTTTAATCCATTCTTTGACACTATTTACTAATTCTTCTTTTGTCTCCATAACTTTGTATAATATAATAATAACTTTAATTTTAAATTATTATTATCAATTATTTATTAGGTCTTTTGTGCATTTGCGTGTCGCGTGCAAAAGGTTTCATTTGTAATTTTACAACCACACATTTGTCCCTTTCTAGGACCAGTTTTTAAAATTTGTTTACATCCGTTTTCAGAATAAATAATAACATTTTCATCTCCTGATATTTCTGTTAGTTTAGCCTTTTTATTCATTTTTTTATTAGACTCTTTTTCTTCCTTTGCTTTTTGTTTAGCTTCTGCTTTCATTTTTACCTTTTTCTCCTTCTCTTTTAACTTAGCCTCCATCTTTAATTTTTTCTCTTCTGCCTTTTTTGCTAACAATTTGTTTTTAAGGGCTTGTCTTTGCAGCATTCTTATATGACTATGACAATAATCTTTACCATCTTCAAAAGTGCAAACATATGTATTATGGCAACAAAGTTCTGTGTTATCAAGCATTGTCGCTTTGTAACTACAATTTCCAGTGAAATATGATGAAGCTGTATGAACAATTTTACTTTCATCAATATAATTTACACCATGCACCTTATCAACTCCCATATTTTCATAATAAGGCAACAAATTTGACTCTTTATTTCTACAATATGGACATCTTATCTCATTTACTTTAAGATTTTGTGTATCCATTGAAGCTAATTTGCTTTTACGATTTACCAAGTCTTTAAATAATGGAACATAATTAAATTTGTGTTTGCATTCTAACGTAACATAATTTTCTGTTAAAGGTACATTACTTATCAAACATAAATCCGTATCTGTTTCATTTTCTTTTGTCTCTCCTTCATCTAGGGATTTATATAGTTCACTATAAAAATCTATATTTCCTTCTACTGAATATTTTTTCATTATATGTATTTTTCGAAAAGTCTTTATATTTATTATCTTTAACAATTATATTATGTCACCAAACAAATGGGGCCCACCAACTTGGACGTTATTACATACCCTTGCAGAAAAAATAACGGAGACTGGATATCAACGCATTGGAATGCAGCTTTTTGGTCAAATTTACAGAATATGCAATTCATTACCTTGCCCCGATTGCGCCGATCACGCCACTCGTTTTTTAGCAAAAGTTAATGTTTCTGCTTTAAAAACAAAAACTGATCTTAAAAATATATTATACGTCTTCCACAATGTAGTAAATGTTAGAAAAAGAAACCGACTTTTCATACAGACTCATTGGAAATATATAAAAGAAAAAATTTAAATTTTGTATATAACAATTTTGTTCAAGTTTATAATACACGCGGAAATATGAAACTATTAACCGAAAGTTTTCAAAGACAACGTGTTCTCTCTGAGTTCAAAAAATGGCTTTTTTCAAATATTAATTTTTTTATAGAAATACCTGTTTTTGTTCAACCATCAATACTACCTCCTGCTCCTCCATCACCACCTTCTTCAAATAAAGACTCTTCTGATATAAATTCTAATGACGTGATTAATCAAGAGGTTTAATTTTATCATAATAACCTTTTGATAATATTCCAAATTCAAACTTTGCTTTGGCATCTTGCATCCAGTCAAATCCATATACGTAACCCACATATTCTATAAATTTACCAAGAAATATATAATTATTATTCAAATACTTTATATCTATTAAATTATTTTCTACAAGAGCTAAGTCACCGGCAAAATAATATGATATACCTTTAATAAATTCTTCCATTATAAATATTAATATAATAGCTTTATATTTATATTTATTTACATAAGCATCATAAATCTTTTTCAATCGCGCAATTTATATTAAATTTATATGTAGCTATATTGACCATTCCAAAAAAATTGAAAGCATATTGGCGGGCTTAAAGAAAATTAAAATCAAAATGAATCAACATCAGATTACACAAGTTTTAGATTATGCAACGTCATTAATTGGAACTCCATTTAGATGGTATGATCCAGAATTAGATTCTTTCAATGGCACAGATAAATTTTGGTGTGAAAACGCCCCAGCGCCATCATCAAAAGAAATAAATAAAAATGACAAATCAATTGTATGCACAGGATTTATAAATTTATTGAGGAGAGAAGCTGGTTTGAACATTCCAGGATTAAATGGAAACATTAAAGGAAAATACAAAGAATTTTATAAAAATTATCCCGGTGGGACAGGTGCTTGGTGGCTTTATTTATTTCAACAAAAAAGACTTGAAAAATTTGATATAAAAAAGAAATACTCGAAAGGGACTTTACTTTTGGCGAGATATAAAGATGATATAAACGATCAAGGACACGCCGCTATCGTTTATGATGATTCAGACGAATCAAAAACTATAAATGATCAACTCATTATACATTCCACACCAGATATTTTGTATATAGATAGAGAGAAACAAAAAAATCATGGTTCTGTAAAAGTAGAAAAATTCAGCATCTCAAATGACGAATACAAATATAAAGGTAAAAAAAGTTACTACACATACGTTTGTCTCCCGGAGAAATGGTTATTATTAAATTAATACAAGTTTATTACACCTTTTCTCATTTAAAACGCACAAAAATTACTTAAATATAAATTAATAATTTAATCTATATGCCATTTATTACTTTTATTTATAAAGTTGGAAAAAACTATAAGACATATTATGGTAAATGTTGTTTTGATTATATTTCAGACGACCACGAAGGGTTAGATAATGAAGTGAAAGATATATTAATACAAGGATTAAATGAGTATAGAAAAAAAAATAATATTCCAGAATTAAAATCAAAAATTATTATAGGTATATTATCTTTTTCATCAAACAGCATTATTCCGACTTATTCAACTGATAATGAAATAAAATGTTTTGATTTTTATTATAATTATAATAATAAAATATACATTAATGGAAAATTAATATAAAATGGGCAATTTAAATGAGAAAAGGTGTAAAAGTATTATTAATTATTTTTTTAGTTTACTAGTTCTCCATTTTTGTATACAGCGCATTTAAATGTCTGTTTTTTTGGCATACTGCAAATTTCTTTGTCGCTAGAGGTTTCATTAAAAAACATATATTTACCATTTCCCGTCGCATACATTATTGTTGAAAACAAAACACCCAAACTCATACCAGCTAATAAATCAATAAAAATTGTTGACGCATTTTTTGACAAAGATATGCAACCCTCGTATGCTTTAATTCCTATATCCAAAAATATATAAAATAAAAGCCCTGAGAAAATTATCCAATTTACAGACCCATTTTGAAACATTGGCATGCATAAATACATTAGAGTAAATGCAAATATAAAGGTGCTAAATGTTGTATTGCCATACTTGCTAAATTGTATTGCTGTGCAAATTGTTCCATCCGCTTTTAACTCTGGCGAACCTGAAAATTCTAAAACGTATCTTCTAATTATTGCTACCCCTAAAATAAATCCAAGATATATCAACCCCTTAAAATTTTGAAATAAAAAGGACATTGAAACTATTAAAATAACAAGAATAATTGGAGAGAAAAAAGACAAGAAAAAAATAAAATTCAATGGTTGAGAAAGAATAAATGTTTTTCCACCCGCATTTGATTCACTGGGAGCAGGAGTATTTGGTTCCTGGGATACTTGTCCACCACTCATTTTTGTATTTTTTGATTTTGTCATATATAATAATAACAATTATTTTATTATTATAAACCTTTAATTTTCCTACTTTTCAAAGATTATTTCAAATACTTCTTCAATAGTTGTTACGGGATGAAACTTTATATCCAAAATAAGATCACTATCTTTATATTTTTCCATAAAAGAATCGAAATCTTTCTTATTTTCAGTTGGATAAATAAATTCCTTTACTCCAGCTTTTATTCCACCCAAAATTTTTAGATCCAATCCTCCTATTTCTGTAACTATACCATCGAGAGAAATCTCTCCTGTTATAGCCACATCATGTCTAATTTTTTTATTATTAAATAAACTATATATAGATGTTGTAATAGCTGTTCCAGCAGAAGGACCATCCTTAGGTACACTTCCCTCAGGACAATGTATATGCACCCCGCTTAAAATACTTAAATGTTCCTCTTTTATTTCCTCCTTTCTCTTTTTTTGCGTTAAATCCCAGGCAAGAGTTAATGCTACATTCATACTCTCTTTCATAACATCTCCTTGCATTCCAGTTAATTTTAATTTTAAAAAATCATCGGCTGGATAATATTTAACTTGAATGGGAATAATACCACCTTGCCCCATTGCATTTGCCCACATTCCATTTATTTGCCCTATTTTATTACTCACATGTATTTTTTTATGTTTTATTTCGTGTTTACTTTTCAAATACTTATTTTTGATGTCTTCTCTCGAAATGTGAATTGGTAAATCTCCTTCGTAGCTCGTTTCTTTTAAAACAACCAAGTTTATATCACCTACTAATTCAAACAAAATTTCCTTCAATTTTCTAACACCAGGTTCTGATGTATATTCTTCAATAATTAATTTTAAGACATCATCGTCTATTTTAATAATACCTTCTAATCCCATTTTCTTATACACTTCAGGCAATATATGTGTATTTGCTATAATCAACTTATCTTCCAAAGACAAATTCGAAAACTTTATTCTATGAATTCTATCCAATAAAACTTTATCAATTACTTCTACATCATTATACGATAGAATAAATAATGCTTTTGATAAATCTAAGTCTATTCCCGTAAAATATTTATCTTGAAAACAATCATTTTGCGTTGGATCTAATAAATGTGTTAGAATGCCGATTATTTCCTTACCATGCTCAGTTTTACTTATTTTATCCAACTCGTCAATAAAAATAATTGGATTCATACATTTCTTATCAATTAATATTTGTACAATACTTCCCCATGTAGAACCAACATAAGTATAATTGTGACCATGAAGAGTACTTCCATTACTATCGCCACCCATTTGTATCATTGCAAAAGGACGGCTTTTGCCTTCTTCATCCTTTAAACAATCTGCCAATCCTCTTTTTGCAAGCGAGGTTTTACCAACCCCGGGAGGACCTTCAAACCCAAAACAATAACCATCTTGCTCGCCATTTATCCATTGTCCAATGATTCTCTCAATTTGTTTTTTAGCATTATCGTGACCATGAACGGCCTTGTCTAACGTAACCTTTACATCTGAAATATAATTTTTAATATTCAAAAGATGAGAATTTAATTTTTTAATATTTTTATCTTCTATATTTAAATTTTCACCTCCGGTAATTAATAATTTTTTTAAAATTTCTGGATTTTTATCAAAAAAAGTTTCAACAAAAAATTCAATATCTTTTTTAATTTCACTTTTGTTTTTATTAGAATGCGTTAACTTGGCTACTTTTAAATTTTCTTGTTTTATTAAATCATTTATTTTCAAGACATTGTTTATAATTACATTTTTGTCTCCAGACGTTAAAACCTTCTTAATTTTTGAAATATCTTCAAAGACACTTATTGAATTTGGCGTTGCGTTGTATTTATTCAAATATTTAATTATTTCAATACTAGTATAACGATCTTTTGCGGTATCATTTAATTCCATTTTATTTTTGATTTCTTTATTTTTAACAACTTCATTAAAAGTATTTCTTATTTCTATCATATTATCTAATACAGGTTCTCTCTTATAAATACTGAATGGTATTTTTAACAATCCATCCAAATATTGTCTTGCCTTTGATCCAGAATCTTCTGATTTTGCTTTTACTTCTTTCAATTTCATCATCGCCTTTTCTTTGACGTTATCATTAGCTTTCAACAAACATATTTGCTGTTCTAATGGTATTTTATTCATATCAAAATTAGTTAGATCATTTGTGTATTGTATTGTTCTTTTCATTGCATCTCTAAAAAATTTTTTAATAGACCAAGGAAAACTATCAAACAAAATTGTTTGTTCTTGCGTATCCACATTTCCATTTGAATCATTTGAAAGAAGATCATATAACAAATATGCCAAATATTGATTGTCATAATTTTTGCACGACTTTATAAGTAATTGAATTAGTGTTGATCTTTTTGAATATAAATCACTTTGCGTAAAGTCTCTTATCATAACAGAAAGAGCTCGCTGTTTCAACACATTAACATTACTTAAAAATCCAACATACTTACTGAATATTTCAGAATGATTAAAAATTAAATAATCCTTCAAAGTTAATGCCGAGAGAAAACATTCAAAGGTTTCATTGTGAAACTCTGGATCTTTCGGTATATTTTCTTTAATTAAAAACATCTTATGGGATAAATAATCATTATTCAAAAAATCTATAATAACATCATCTAAAATTCCATAAATCATAAGATTTTTTTTAAAAGATGAATTATAAAAGAATATTTTAATTCCATACACTTTAGTATGAAATTGTTTCACACTTAAAGAAATATCATAACAATCCAAATTTTTAGACTTTTCTGTTATATTTGCATCTTCTTGTCCATCATTACTTTCTGATTTTTTAACATTTGCTACTTTATAACCCGTTGGATGAAAATATTTTCTTAATAAGTCAAATTTATTTATATCTGTTTCATTATTTTGTTGATAATAAGAACTATTTGAGCCAAAACAAATAGAAAGTAAATCGTCTAGCAACTCTGTACCATAATTTTTTAAAATGGTTGATAAATCATTATTAATAGTTTGAAGATTATTTATTAAAGTGTCCGTAGTTACACTATCCATGGTTTTGATAAAATCTTTAATTTTATCACTTAAATCATTCAAAACATTAATGCACGTACTTACATCACTTATTCCTAAAATATCATACATCTTGTTTTTATGAACGTGTAATATTGTTCTTTGTATGACATCTTGAAAAAATGCCATTTTCTTGTTAACTAATAAAACTACTTCTATAGAATGTTTTGTTGATTTAATTTTTTTTTCTGTCATTATTATTTATATATATTTGTTTTTTCTATATTTACCCACAATTAAATTTTTGGGGGTCTCATGATGCACGATTATAAATATATTAGCAAACATATTAAACATATAACGTCATATTAGTTAAACTCAATGGGAATACCAGCTTATTTTAGTTACATTGTTAAAAATCACCCCGAAATTATACGAAGACTTTGTCAAAATGATATGGTTGTTAATAATTTTTTTCTTGATAGTAATTCTATTATATACGATTGTGTGCACAATATTGACATAGATACTATAACCGACTCTATTGCAACATCAATTATTTACAAAGTTATTGCAAAAATTGATGAGTATATTTCTTTAATTAATCCAAATAACATTATTTATATTGCATTTGACGGCGTTGCACCAGTTGCAAAATTAGATCAGCAACGTGACCGACGTTATAAATCGTGGTATCAAGGTGTAATTATGAGACAAATTGATAAGACAAAAAAGGCCGATCCTTTTAATACTACTTCTATTACTCCTGGTACAAAATTCATGCATTCTTTAAATAAAATTATTTCAAATCATTTTGCACAACACAAAGAAAAATATAATGTAAATGATATTTTTGTTTCAACTAGTGATACTGCGGGAGAAGGCGAGCACAAAATTTTTGATTTTATTAGAAACTCAGCATTTATTACGAAGGATTCAACAAATATTGTTTATGGTCTTGATGCTGATCTTATTATGCTTTCGATGAACCATTTACCTGTCAACAATCAAATTTATCTTTTTAGAGAAACGCCTCATTTTATTCAATCTATTGATAGCTCTTTATTGCCAAATGAAACTTATCTATTGGACATACCAGAATTTTCAAAGATTGTAAGTGAAACAATGAATAATGGAAATAGTAAGGGGCAAAATAGAACGTATGATTATATTTTTCTTTGTTTTTTCTTAGGTAATGATTTTATGCCCCATTTTCCATCTATAAATATTCGAACTGGTGGCGTAGATAAAATGTTAAATGCATACAAAGCCACAATAGGAGATTCGAATGAAATATTAACCGATGGTAAAACAATTAATTGGAAAAATGTAAGAAAGATTGTTCAGTTTTTGGCAGGCTTAGAAGAGCAACACATCCAAACTGAAATGAAATCAAGAGATCGAAAAGAAAAAATGCATTATCCAACTGAAACATCAGAGCAAATTTACAAAAAGTTTGATGCGGTGCCAACATATGAGCGCGAACTTGAAAAATATATTAATCCATTCAAGGACAATTGGCAATCAAGATACTACAAAGCTCTTTTTAATATGGATATAAATGTTGATGAAGAGCGTAAAAAACAAATATGTTTAAACTATTTATCCGGACTTGAGTGGACTATGAAATATTATACTACTGGTTGTCCAGACTGGAGGTGGTCTTACAACTATAGCTATCCTCCATTATTGTCCGATTTGATAAAATATGTCCCATATTTTGAAACAGAATTTGTTAAGTTCAAGCCAGCAAATCCGGTTGCCCCCATAGTGCAATTGTGTTATGTATTACCTAAGGCAAGTCTTGAACTTCTTCCAAGAGATTTGTATGATAAATTAATAAAAAAACATGGATCTTGGTATCAATCGGATTGTGATTTTATTTGGGCTTATTGTAAATATTTTTGGGAATCACATGTTCAATTACCGGAAATAGACATTGATGAATTGGAAGAATTTATCAAAGAAAACAAAACAGCTATAGCCCAGGAATGTTAGGCTGGTCTTTAAGCCACTTTAAATAATATATTTGCTTTCTCGGGTCTTTAAGCCCATTTAAAAATAAATATATTAGAACTTAAAGAAAAAATATCGATTTTCAAAACTTTTTTGGGATTCTCGATTTTGGACATTTATTTTTGTCCATTTTTGACTTTCCAAAATACTTTTGACTTTTTCAAATTCTTATTTTTTTAAAAAAGTCATTTTAGAGCATAATGCTTTATTTACATTTTTTTCTTTAAAAAAAATGTGATTGTATTTTTTTTTTGAAAAAATATATTTTCAATAAAAAACAATTTAGGCGTTTTTTCTGTTTCCTATATATGGAAACATTGGAAACAAATTTTACATCAAAAATCCCCAAAAAATTAGAATGTTTTTTTTGTGACTTTATATGCTGCAAAAAGAGTGATTATTCAAGACATTTATTGACACTGAAACACAAAAAAAATGTAAATGGAAACCAAATGGAAACTTTGGAAACCAATTTAGATTTGCAAAAAACGCCAAAAGCGCAAAAAACGCCTGATGTTTTTACATGTGAGAATTGCCAAAGAGAATACAAAAATAAAAGCGGGCTTTGGAAGCACAATAAAAAATGTAATTCAAATATATCTTTAAAAGATGAAGAAATAAAACATGAGTTAAAAGGCAAAGATAATGAAGTTATATGCAAATTAATAAATCAAAATATGGAATTAGTAACTCAGAATCAAGAATTCAAACAAATGATGATAGAACAAAATAAACAAAATGCAGACCTTCAAAAACAACTACTTGACTTGGCAAAAGAAACCAAAATAACCACGATTAATAATACAAATAATAATAAATTTAATATGAATATATTTTTGAATGAAAAATGCAAAGATGCATTAAATATTATGGATTTTGTGAATTCTCTCCAACTACAACTTCAAGATTTGGAAAAAACCGCAGAATTAGGATATGTAAATGGAATATCAAGAATTTTTATTAATGGTTTGAAACAATTAGATGTATGTAAAAGACCAATTCATTGTAGTGACGCAAAGAGAGAAACACTTTATGTGAAGGATAATGATACTTGGGAAAAAGAAGATACAGATAAAAAGAAAATAACGCGTGCAATTCGTCATGTTTCAATACGAAATGCAAAACAAGTGGGCGAATGGACAAAAGAAAACAAAGGTTATAATGATTCGTCTAATAAAAAAAGCGATAAGTATTTAAAAATAATATCGGAAGCTAATGGAGGAGAGCCAGATGAGCTGAATAAAATAATTAAAAATATATCTACCAATGTAATAATTGATAAAAATGAAATCTAAATTTATATTCTTTTATAAAAAATAATATAAAATCATAACCAAAATACTTATTTATAATGGCCGAAAATATTCAATTTGATATTAATGATGCAGTATCTTCTCAGTGCTGGTTTCCTGAAGAAAATCAACCTCCTGTTCCTCCTGAAAATGATCTCCAATACTCTTTTACTGAAGAAAGTCTAGAAGATAAAGTTAAAAGATATTTAGAAATAAATAAAGTTAAGTTATGTATTTTAACACCATTTTATGGAGGAATGTGTCACGTAAACTATGTAAATTGTTTGCTTGAAACAAAAAATATGTTGGAACATTTTAAAATTCCTTTAAAAATTGAGTTTTGCAAAAATGACAGCTTGGTAACTAGAGCAAGAAATAATCTTATTGCAAAGGCAATGAGTGATCCCGAAGTTACTAATATTATATTTATTGATAGTGATATTAGCTGGGCTCCAACAGACATTTTAAAACTTATTCTCTCCGATAAGGAGTTAGTAGGGGGTACATATCCTTGGAAAAAATATTTTTTCGACAGGCTTGGACAAGATAACTATGTTAACTTTCTTCTTAACAAAAAAAGAAATTCTCAATTAAACGACAAAATTTCTGATGAGGATTATATCCAGTCAAATTTATTAAAGTATAATATCAACTACATTGATAATAATTTATCAATTCAAAATAATTTGTGTAGAATAAAACATTTAGCAACCGGTTTTATGATGCTTAAGCGATCTGTCATAGAAAAAATGATTGATGCATTACCTACACTAAAATACACGGATGATGTTGGGTTTTTAAATGGAGACGAAAATAAATATGCTTATGCATTTTTTGATTGTGCTATAGAAGATGAACATTATTTATCAGAAGATTGGTTATTTTGCAGTAGATGGAAAAAATTGGGAGGAGATGTTTGGTTAGATATAAGTATATCTTTAACACATAGTGGACCGGAAGATTTTAAGGGATGTTATATGGCTTCTATTGTTTAAAAATATGTATAAATGAATAGATTTAAATATTTCTATGTATTTATAATAATGTCGCAAAAGCAAGTGATTAGCGTTTTTGAAAACAGACAGGAGTTTTTAAAGCTTCTTCAGGTAAATCCTGGTCTTGTTATTGTAAAATTAGGGGCAACTTGGTGTGGTCCCTGTAAACAAATTGCCCCAGTAGTTCACGGATTTTTTGCTTCATCTCCAAACGATGTTATTTGTGCAGATATTGATGTAGATGAAAGTTTTGATTTATATGCTTACTTTAAGAGTAAAAAAATGGTAAATGGTATACCTGTAATACTTTGTTATAAAAAGGGTAACACTACTTTTATTCCAGATGATAGCGTAACAGGAGCCGAACCTGGAGCATTAGATGCATTTTTTAAAAGATGTGGCGCGCATTTGGTGGATGTTCATGTAACAAATCCAAAAACTACAGCTTAAATTATTTTGTAAAATGATATAAATATTACAAAATAAATTTATAATGGAATTATCCAAAAATGGAATAAAGAATCAATATAAAAGAAAAATGAAGGAATATATATCTCGTATACCAGATAGAAATTTTATTTTTGAAATAACAAAATGTTGTGGTTATTCTGAAATTGTATGTGTCAATAAAAATGAAACACTTGCTGATTTGCACAAAAACATAAATTATCAATTTGGAAAAAAATATGAAATATATGTTATAAATAAAACAAATCAAAAAATTACTTTACCTGATTCAAATGAAATATTGATTCGAAATTTTATTTTTGAAAACAGGGATTTTTTTATACCAATTTATCCTTTACCAGATGACGTTGTTTACAGAGTGCATTTTCACGAAGAATGTAAATGCAACTTTGGTAAAAAAGGTGTTGATGAAACAGACTATGTTGATTTTTCATACAACAATGTGTATTTCACATAAAAATAAAATTCTTATTATGAATAAATGGCAACAATTGAAGACTTAGATTTAGATATAGACAACTACAATTTTGATGATATTTTGAATCTTTTTAAAATAAATTCTGATTTTGATGAAAACGATTTAAAACAAGCAAAAAAAATGGTTTTACAAGTTCATCCAGATAAATCAAGACTTCCAGCAAAATATTTTATTTTTTATTCAAAAGCTTATAAAGTATTGTATAATATTCACGAATTTAGAAATAAGTCAAGTAATAAAAAAGAAGAAAATTATTCTATTTTATCTAATGAAGATAAAAATAGAGCATTACAAAACTTTTTTGACAAAAACAAAAGTTTAAAAAATCCGCAAGGTTTTAATGCTTGGTTTAATGAACAATTTGAAAAAAATAAAATAGCCTTAGAATCAGAAGAAACAGGATATGGAGATTGGTTAAGGTCTGAAGAAGATGTTGAACCTGAAAAAAAAATATCTCAAGCTGAAATGGCAATAGAATTTGATAAAAAGAAGAAACAAGTCAGATCATTAGTAGTTCATAAAGATATTAGTGATGTTTATGCTAATAATCTTGGAGGATCAAACTTAAGTAGTAATGCACCAGAAGAATTTTCATCAGATTTATTTAGTAATTTATCATATCAAGATTTAAAACAAGCACACACTGAGTCAGTAATTCCAGTAACTGAAGAAGACTATTATAAAGTAAAAAAATTCAATAATGTGAATGAATATGTTAATTATAGAACTACCCAAGATACAAAACCATTATCAGAAATGCAAGCAATGGAATACTTAAAGAATAAATCAAGAATTGACGATCAGGAAGCATCAAAAAGAGCATATGAGTTAGCAAAACAAGTTGAACAATCAAAGCAAAATAGTAAATCTTTTTGGGGGAACATTCTGAAAATCGCAGATAAACAAAGTTGAAATAAAACAATAAATACTAAAAAAATATATAGCAATATAATATATTATGTTTTCCATTAAGAATTATATCATACTTTTTGTTATTTTGATAGTGTTGGGATTTTTTTACAGAAGATTCGAGGATAAACGAATAAGAGAAGAAGACTCGGAAGATTATCAAGCAATTCAAAAATATCTATTAAATGATACAACTTTAGGTAAGACTACAAAACCTATTTTATGGATTCACGTTCCATATGAATACAATTCAAGAAATTGGTTAAGTTTTGGTTCACGAAGTTCTTGTGAATTAAATCAGCCTTATTTATATTTAACAGTTAAGAGTATTATTCAAAAATGTGATGCGTCATTTCATATTTGTTTGATAGACGATAAATCCTTTGATAAATTAATTCCGGGTTGGAATATTAATATGAGTTATATTTCAAGTCCCATATCAGATAAGGTAAGAAGTTTGGCTTTAACAAAAATAATTTATGCATATGGTGGCGTCGTCGTTCCCATATCATTTTTGTGTATGAAAGATTTGGTAGGTTTGTATGAAAAAGGAACGCAAAATGGTCAATTATTTATTTGTGAAAATAATGATAGAAATATTACATCAACTTCTTTTAAATATTACCCTAATTTACACTTCATGGGAGCTCAAAAAGAAACCCCAGTTGTAATGGAATTAATTAATTTTATGGAGAGAACAATTTCAAGAGATTATACTGCAGCATCAGAATTTTTAGGAGAGTTTGATAGATGGTGTGAAGCACGAGTTCGAACGGGAAAAATAATGTTAATTGACGGAATAGAAGTGGGAACCAAAACAATTGATGAAGAACCTATAAAGATAGAGAATCTAATGTCATCAAATTACATAAAATTATATGATAAAACATATGGCATTTGGATTCCTGCGGAAGATATAATAAATCGCAGACATTATGAGTGGTTTGCAAGATTATCCACAAAACAAGTTTTAGAGTCAAATACAATTATTGGTAAATATTTGTTAATTGCAAATATACCAAATGGAAAAGAAGGGATGTTGGTAGAATTAAAACCAAAACCAAATTGGGTTTCTTTTTGGAAAACACCTTTAGGCGAGCCTTATTGGGGATTAAAACCAAATTTTTTGGGTGATAATTTACTAAAATTACCTTATCCAGATAATTAAATGTATTTAATATATAACAATGAACAAAGAGACCGAAACTGAATCAGATACAGATACATTAGATGAGAGAATAACTACTTCAGAGGCATTTAAAGTTGCAGAAAAGAAAGGAACATCTGCAGCTGTTGAAATGTGGCCAAAAACATTAATTTTATCAATTTCTACTCATGGTTATATTGTTTATGAAAAACCTCCATATGATCTCCCAGACGATTTGATCGTAGTTAAAATGAATTCGGTAATACCTAGTGTTTGCAATTTTATTTTGGGTGAAAATTTAAAAAAAATAAACGATTTTATAACGCAAAAAATACAGGAGACTCCAGCACTAAATTCAACAAATCTTGTTAATTTTTGTTCTGAAATAAGAGATCGTGTAATATCAGAAGCAAGTGAATCGGAGCAAAGTATATTTGCGGATACAACTGAAAAAAAGAAAAAAGGATCAACAGAAGATTTAGATATACAATTGCCCTTTTTGCATAGTTTTGATAAAGGTTATGCTATTATTAATGCAACAAATAGTTCAATAACTAATAAAATGTATTCGAGAGAAAACGAAACTGCAGAGAATGTATATGGAGATTGGCAAATTAAAGCATTGAATTTACCTGGTCAACCGGATTTAATGAGTCAAATTGAACTTGAAAATGGAAGAAGAACAGGTAGAACCGGAGAAGCAGTGACAGATTTAAAAGAAATAATAACTTTTTGCATTAAAAAAGGGTCAAATCGCATATTAATATTTGATTTTTCTTGCGCAAATGTAACAGATGCATATAGAAATGATTATTTTTCAACAGATAGAGAGAGACGTGCATTTGCGAATGAAATGTTGAAAAGTGGTAAATGGGGTGGCCAAACAAAAAAAGTAAAAAAAACAAAAAAACACGTTAAAAAACACCAAAAAAAAACGAGAAAATATAAAAAATCCCGAAATCACAGAAAAAAATAGAAAATAACATCAAATTATTTAATTAATTGATGTTATTAAAAATAAATATAGTAAATAATATCATATGTCGACTTATCATATTTTATTTGTGATGTGTGAGTTATTTTATTAAATTTGCAAATTTGCCTTAAAATAGTTGTAAAACTATTATAGGTTAATTTTCTCTCAAGATATTTTTGTTTGGAAATATGATAATATGGTTTACACTCTTCAATAAAATTAGTAATAGAATTATTAAATATTCCTTTTTTATATGAGTTGTTATTAAAAATGTAGTACTTATCATTTTTTAAACAAATATCATCTAATAAGGAATACAATGATTCAGTTGGTACATTTTTTTTAAATATTTGAGTAGACATATATTATTGTGATATATATTTTTTTACGCAAAATTATTAAAATATGTATTTTGGGTTAAACAACTAAATTATTTTTTTGTTATACTTATTTCTAAAGATTCACAAGTAAATTTATTTTTTATCAAACAATAATTTATCTATTGTGGTGCGCACGCAAAAAATTCTATGCAATATAATGCCTAAAATAAATAATGCTATTAATGTATATATAAATGGTGTTTTAAATATCAGGGACAATATGTATGCACCAATTATAGTCATAATAACATCTGCGATGGCTATATTAAATATTCTATATGAATGTATTCCTTTTCCTGGAATTCCTAATGCATCCTTATATTTACACAATGACATCTTTATTAAATTATAGATATATTTTTAAATTTGTAACACTTTTCGAAAAAGCTAGATTAATAAGTTTCTATTTTGTTTGTTAGGACTTCAATGACTTTATTTTCATCAAAATGTTCTGCACATCCAATAAAATGAAACAAATCCTGAATATTGGCTTTATTAAACATTCTCTCAAAAGTAAGAAAAAATACATAGTCTTTGTGCTTTGTATAAAAGTCGACAAGATTTTTGCTTTGTTTTTTAATAACATTAACAGAATTTGGGTCATCTTTAAACCACCCACTTTTGGCTTGTTGTGCAACATTCTCTCGAATTAGAACAACAACTTTTGTTTGAGGGAATAATTCTTTAAACTCTTCAATAAGATTTATATTCTCACCTGCATATCTTATTTCTTTGAACCCCCACAATGTGGTTTCCTTTTTATCTTTAAACATGCGCATGATTAAAAATTTAATCATATTAACTATTTCATCGTAGTTATAAGAGTTATACCATGCTGGTTTTACTTTTTTATCAATCAAAAGATCATAATCAACAGGACGTTTACCACCAACAACCTGATCAAACGTTGTTTTTTTAATATTTTGATAAAACCTTAGCAAATCAAGAATGGCTGCGTGATTCTCTCCACAAATATTGCTATTAGGTATAGTATTGACAATTCTTTGGAGAGAAGTTGAACCAGATCTACCTACGCAACACAGCAAAACAATTTTATCATCAGTGGGACTAGTTTGACTTGACATTATTCCTTAATAAAAAATGTGAATAAATATATACAAAATAAACTCAGAAGGCTTGAATTAAATTATTTGTGAATAGTGCCAATTCTATTTCATCTTCATGAATATTATGAAATATAGTTATGTATTTGCAAATGAATGGTATTATTTTATATTTTTCATCCTCACTCAAATTATTAGTAACTTTTATAAATAAAAAATAGTTATCTAAAATGTCCATAACAGAATATCCTTTGTCGTAAATATCATAAAGTAATTTCACGGCATCAGATAATTTTTTATCCTTTAAATATTTATTGTATTGTTCAAAAGTAACGAAACTAATATTAGTGCAAACTTTATTTGCTAATTCTAAAGTGATAGTTTGATTTAATAGTTTAAATTTTTCCATATAATTGATGAGTATTTTTGCAGTATTATTGCATAAATTAAGAATGAATTCTTCAGCGTCAGGGTTGATAACAATATTTTCATTCTTTTTTATTTTATTCATAATTTTGTAAAGATTCTCTCTTTGGAGTGGTTTAATTTTGATAATGGTGAATCTAGATTGTAGACTTTCAATCACTTTTTGAATGTTACTACAAGATGAAATGAAATGAACATTGTGACTATATTTATCTATGCAATTACGAAATACTTGTTGACTTTGTTCATTAATTAAATCTAGATCATCAAGAATAACAATTTTCTTTTTATTTTTAATGGAAGAACACGTTTGACAAAAAGTTTTGACATCATTTCGGTAATAATTAATTCCTTGTTCTTTTAGGCTATTTATATGTAAAATATTATCTTCGTATTCTTTGCTTGTATATGTGGAATAATATTCTCTAATAAGTGCATTTAATAATGCAGTTTTTCCAGAACCAATATCACCGATAAATAGAATATTTAAGTTATTCATGCTAATAAGTGTGTGTAAGATGGCAATAATTTCGTCGTCGATTTCAAAATCTTTAAAGTAAAGAGGCTGAAATTTGTAAATAAATAGGTTGGCGTCCATAAATTATATATATTCGTAAATAAGTATTTAAGTTTATCTAATAAGTAATTATTAAATGTCAGAATCTTTTTATAATATACTTGGCGTTCCAGAAACTGCAACAAAAGATGAGATAAAGAAAGCTTACAGAAAATTATCATTAAAATATCATCCAGATAAAAATCCTGGAAATGTTGAGGCAATTGGTCAATTTCAAAAAATAAGTGAAGCGTATGAAACATTGGGTGATGATGGTAAAAAGCAAGAATATGATGGAAGAAATAATAATCCATTTGTAAGAATGAATAGTATGGGTGGAAATGGTGAATTTCACAATGTAGATGAGATATTTTCAGCATTTTTTGGAAATCCTTTTGGGCCAGGTGTAATGCCAGGTTTTGGAGGAATGGGAGGTTTTCCTCCTGGCGCAAATATTCATGTTTTTAGAAATGGTGTTCCTGTCAATATGATGCAAAAACCAACTCCAATTATAAAAAATGTTGCTGTTACAATGGAGCAGGTATTGAATGGGGCAAATTTACCGATAGATATAGAACGTTGGATTTTGGAAAATGGCAACAAAGTATTTGAAAAAGAAACTCTGTATCTTCCCATTCCAAAAGGTATAGATGATAATGAGATTATGATTTTGAGAGATAAAGGGAATGTTATTAATGATGAATGTAAAGGAGATGTAAAATTATTTATTAAAATTGACAATGCAACAGATTTTAGAAGAAATGGATTAGATTTAATTTATGAAAAAACTATTTCTCTCAAAGAAGCACTTTGTGGATTCAGTTTTGAGCTAAAATATATTAATGGAAAGACGTATACAATTCATAATAATGGAGGTAATATAATTGTTCCAAACTACAATAAAATAATCCCAAACATGGGTTTGACGAGAGAAAATCATACAGGCAATTTGATAATACATTTTAATGTGGTATTTCCAGAAACTTTGACAAAAGAGGCTATTGAAAAATTAAAGGAAGTTCTTTGATAAAATAATTTCATAAATATTTATGTCATTATTTAAGATTTAATTCGTATCCATAACGTTAGGATCTTTGTTCATGTCTTCATGGCTGTCGATGTCCATGCCTTCATCCATATGTTGTTGTTGCTGCCACGGCTGCTGTTGCTGCTGCCACGGCTGCTGTTGCTGCTGCCACGGCTGCTGTTGCTGCCACTGCTGCTGCTGCTGCTGCTGCTGCTGCTGCTGCTGCTGCTGCAGTATAAGATTCTGCTGCTGCTGCTGCTGCCACTGCTGCTGTTGCTGCTGCTGATGCTGCTCATACTGCTGCTGTATTTGCTGCCACTGCGTCGGCTGCTGGTGAATCGTCTGATGTTGAATTTGTTGTTGTTGTTGCTGCTGCTGATACTGATAAGGCTGCTGCTGGGGAATCGTCTGATGTTGAATTTGTTGTTGTTGTTGTTGCTGCTGCTGCTGAATTTGTGTATCCACATGCGTGTCTTTGTTATCCACGTCCATGCCTTGATCGCCTTCATCCATAGCTTGTATTTCTTCCGGGTTATAAATATTTACCAATTCATTAATTCTAGTCAAACATTCCCTTTCTTTTTTTAAACAAGTAGAATCAGTAATATATTTTTTTGGAGTATTTGTTATTTTCTTTATAATAGGATCGTCTGAACTACTAATTTTAGATGCTATATTAACGCAGGTATCTATTTCTGGTTTTGTCATTAATGATTTAATTGCTTGCCAGTTATTTGGACATCTATAATTATACCGAACCAGTTCAAATATAGCACCATTTAAATGATTGTGTGCATAATCTGTAATATCAGATTCTTTTACAAGAGATTTTTCAATAGAATTTGCAACACTAACATTTCCAGAAAAAGGAAAATCAGATTTTCTATAACCATCGTCAATTTTACCAGAATTTACATTATTAATAAAATTATTATAATTCATTTTACTTAAATTTGCAAATGAAGATTCATTTTTTAAAAACCACGAATCTGGTTGTGAAGCCAAATCAGTAAGTTTAATGTCGCCTTTCGCAAAAATTAATTTTAGACCATGCATTACATTTGGTGTTTCAGAGTTGATATTTTTATCAAATAAAGTACTTGAACACATTGTTAATTTCCACCATTCGTTATCTTTATCCTCATATTCAATGAAACTTAATTTATAAAGTATAGTATTATAGATGTATTCTCTCACATTAAAATCATTTAACATGTTTTGCAAATCATCAAATTGTGGAACCCCTTTTCGAGCACCATCACCATTAGGATTAGTATATTTTTCGGAAATAATTTTTAGGTTGTATTTATAAAATTTAAACTTATTATCAAAAATTTTAATAGAACTTTTATTATACACTATGTCTTTATTAAATAATGCTGGGTTTGAAAAATCTATAAACATTTTTCCATTTATATCTGCTAATCGATTATTTTCTTTTTGTAATGCAAATTGTCGATCTCCCGCCATCTTTTGACCGGGACTAAAAAATTTGTTGTATTTTTCTGGGTCAAATGATCTATAATTTGGCAGCGTGGATGCATAACACAAATACAATAAATTTTTAGGTGAATTAAATATTGTAAATTCACGGCATATTATTCCGGGTCCTCTATGACTAACTGCGGTACCCAAAACATTAGGATCTTTAAATAAACTTAAAACTCTAGGATGTACATTTTTTGGACGTATATATGTTTCAGCGGCATCAAAATCGGTAGATCCTTGAATATTTATTGAAAAACCTCTCAAATTTAAAATATAGTTTAAATGAGTTATTACAGGACTATCTTCTTTTGGTTGATTATTTCTTAAAGAATATGTATATTTTGACTCGTTATTAACATCATTATAAAATTTTTTTAATTTTTCATATTTATCTTCGTCATATGTATGATTTTCATTTAATGAAATATTTGAAAATATTTTGAATGGTTCAGTATAAAATCCCTTTTCTGTTTTTTCGTCTTCAAGCCCTTTAAAATAACTACCCCAAAACATAGATCTTTTTTCTAATCCCGTATATCCATTCCGCATAATTTCTGCAAAAAAAGTAGGATTTTCTGAAAATAAATGTCTTAATTTAGTGTAATCCAATAAATATATGTCATTTTGAAACATGTAAACCTGCATAGAATATAAATATTTTGCATCAGTTTTAATAGTAGACGGGTCTTTTTTTTTATCATAACCTTTTGCTAATGCAATATTTGTTTCTGCGCACGGATTTCCAAATAATTGAGTTTTTGCACTAGGTTTCAAAAACTCATCTTCGGGTTTACTTATTATTTCAGCAGTAGTTTTTGCATTTTCATAATATTCTTTTATAATTTGAGAATTTGAAGGATCTTTGCGCGAATAATTAGTTATTAATTCGTTTAATTCTTTTTTCTTATCTGCTAGTAGATTACTTGTAATATATTTTGGGGAAGATCCTGTAAATTTATATTTTTTATTTTCTTCTAAATTGCTCCATACAGAATCAAAAACGTCGTAACCATCTCTTTTTTTCTTTAATAAGCCATCTTCTGAATTATCGTAAATAAAGCTAACAAGCTCATCTATTTTTAAAAAAGTATTAAATATTTCTTGATATTCTTGTTTTTTTAAAGTGTATTTTATTTTATAATCAACCCACTCTTCTTTTGCAAAACGCTTTAAAATTTCTTTATTTTCATTACTAATATTACTTGTAAATCTAAGATTACTTGCTTTGGATAATATAGCAGACGCATGAGTAATAGAATTTACAACATCTTTATCAGAGTCTGGTGATTGTGTAGTAAATTTAATGATTGGGCTATCTAAAGATATATTAGTGTTTTTAATTTCATACTTGTATACTTCTTTTCCTGAAGGATCAAATGACTTTTTTTTTGATATACTTTTAATTTTTGTATATAAAATTTCAGGTTCATTAATATTATCGCCATGAAAAAACAAGTAACCCTTTGGTATAAATAACAAGTATTTTTTAATAACATTAATATCTTGTGTTCCAAAAAAAGTATACAAATATTTTTGAAGTGTCAATTGCTTTTGTAACCCTTCTGAAAACCTTTCTGTCGGAGTATTTTGGTCTAAAGTATAAATAGGGTTTCCCATATTAACTGGTTCAGTCATTATATTGTTATATTAATTAAATATTAAATTAAAAAATTATTATATTATAATATAGCAATTATGCCAAATCAATTTAATACACCTCTAAATAAACATATTGTTCCCCTTTTTGATCCAATTGATTGGGAACTTCAAACAAAAAATCTTGAAGATGTAGCAAAAACTCAAGATATTAATTTGAATGATATAAGATATGCAGATTTTGTTAATTCAATATATCAACTCAATGATGAAAAATTTGAATCAGAATTAAAAAAACATAAAGACGATTATAGTGAAGCAACCAAGCAAGAAAAAATAGCACAATATCAGAAAACAAGAACTGAAACTATGCAAGCAAAAGTAGCAGAAGTGAAAGAGTTATTTTCAAATGGACTAAAAAAACTAATTCAAAAACAAGATGCAAATAAATATATAACAGATGTAATTGATAGAGATGAAAATATAAAACTAGCCTGTATGAACTCGTTATATAGAATATACAAAAGTTTTTTGGATAGTGAATTATTAGAAACTTTAGTCGGATTTGTAGAGCTCGATAATATAGATAAATTAGAGAGAAAAAATACTACAACTCAAAAGTTTGAAAAAGTTTTCACTCAATCACATGAAGTATTATCAGATATAGATGTAATTAATTTTTTAAAAAAACTTGATCCAAAATTCAATCAAGTATCTTTTATAAAAACATACAAGTTTTTTATTGAAAAATATAAAGTGTTGAAGTCTACTCAGGGTGTTTCTGACGAAATAAACATTTATATGAATAAAATATATTTTAGCTTATTACAAGATTTTTTTATTTTTTATATTAAAGGTAGCGGTGCTTTATATTTGTTGTTTACAAATAATGAAATACATAAAGAATTTGTTAGTTCAGCAAGTGAATATGGAGATATAGTAAATTTAAAAGATAGCAAATGTTTAATGAATTCATTAAATGCGTCTTCTAAAATAGAAAGGACTCGTTTAATAGACGCATTCAATTCTTTAAAATTGGGAAATAGTGACTGGGATTTAAATCTTTGCATAAATCCTGGAATTTATGAAAAGTTATTTGACAAGTTTAAATTAGTTTACAATTATTTATTAAATTGGAACAGACGTATGATGTGCGTTTGCAGAGAAGATTTGTTTTTAAAAAACGAAAAAATAATGAATTATGTCAAAGAGTTTTATAAACAAGTTAATTATGACAATATTTATGAATTAAATAAAGAACTCGAAAAACAAAATGATGCTATAATTATTAATGATGTTATTACTATAAATCAAACAGAAGTCGGTGTGGCTTTTAAAGAAAGAAGAGAATTAGATAGTACCATCTATAGAATAGTTTCAGAAAATGATCTCGAAAACGCCAAAAAATTTAATTCGGAGGTTAGAAAATTCGATGTTGGAAAATCATATACTATTCCTTGGTTGGGAAAAGAGGAGGTAAAAGAGGAAAATCTTTCTCTAGAAAATATAATAGAAACAAAAAAAAATTATAGCGACGTTATCAATTATATTAAAAATGTAATGTTCAATGAAGAATCAATATCTATTAAATATGCATTTGATAATACAATTTTAAACAAAGATTTATTAAATGAAGATAGATTTTTTTATATTCAATATAATGATTCAATAGATGCATTTGGATTGTTAAGAATGTCACTTTTGGGACAAAATGTATTAAATAATGATGTAAACAATGCAACTGCAGGAGCCGGAGAATTGCTTGATATTTCATTTATAAAAGAATATACTGAAATGTTGTCAGATTGGGAACATAGAGATTTACTGATTAATTCCGATAGGTTACCACTAGTTGATTTTTGGGATATAATTATAGATATTCAGGTTACTTTACGAGATAATATACTTCAAGGTAAAGGGAAAAAAATTGAGAAACGATTAGCGAGATTAAAATTTCTTTATGCACTATTATGTTGTAAAGAAAACATCGAAGAAAATATTTCAATTCTTGCAAATTACTACGAAACAAAAGGAAAACAGATATGCTCTCAGAATGCAGATGATGAAAATACTTGTTACTGGAACGCAAAAACAATATTATCATTTTTAACTGGTCCTGATAGAAGGGCAAAAAAATTTGGAATGATTTTAACTAAGTTGCAAAATGCTGAAGATAACTATATATATTATCCCAATGATTCGACAATAAAAAAATATATAACAGACTATTTTACAAAAAATAACAATGGTACAATTCCAAATCAAAAACAAATTGAGGAAGCAGAATTATTATTTGTTAAAAATAAAATAGAAGTTATTAACAACTCTATATATTGGAATCCATTTTTGAATAATACAAGACAAAAAATACAAAATGAATATAAAGTATCTCCATACATTGGTGCATTAACCGCAAAACTATACAAATTTTGTAAAAAACAAATGCGATTAAATTTAAATGAAGATGCAAATAAAATGTCAGCAGAATTGCTAATGAAATGGTTTGGTCCAAGAGATGCAAATTTTCAAATTCCAGATAAAAACGAATATCTACAAATTCTTGGAATTTATTTTGTTCATTTAAACAGATATAGAGATGGTATTGAGTTTTTAATAGATGAAATTTTTAAAGGAATGGATACTAGTTCAAATAAAAAAAATTTTTTTCACCACATGGACTTTATTGTATCTGCGTTAGACATATTAACTGGAAATTATTGTGGTTTTAAATGGATCATTTATAATAAAAATATATTAACAAAAGATAGTAGTGAAATATTACTTGACGCTTCTGGAAACATTAAATCGAGACCTTATTTTTCTGCAAGCATTTCTATCGGGGTGAATGCTAAAAATGAGGGCGTAGAAGCACAATACTATACATTTTTAACATCTTTAACATTAGACTATTATATTAGCATTTATGACCAATTAATGACTATACTAATTACAAAAGAAATTAATAGTTATACTCGAAGTGGAAATGAAATGAGTGGAGATATTATAAATGCAAGTTTTGATAACATATTTAAAAATATGATAACAGATATGCATATTTTAGAATTTAATATTAAATATAAATGCCATCTATTCGCATCAATTTCATTGAATTTAGATACTAAATACAAACCAAGTAGTGAAGCTAATGGCTACAAATCAATATTTTATGATATATTTAATATAAATACATTAGAACAAATAACATTTATTCCAGAACTTAGAAATAATATCTTTTTTAATACTGCCAGTGATAATATAACTACAATATATGCAAAATCATTTGCAAAATACTTAGATGGGTTCAGTGTAGTTGGTTACTCTGATATTTTAGAACCCGGAATTTTAGATTTTCAAGATACAAGAAATGAAAATAAACTTAAGATAATAAATTTTGTACATAGCTATCTAAATGACTTTAGAAAAGCTGTAGTACATTTATTTGAAGATATAAACGATACAAAAGATATAAAACAAGTTATAAAAGACAATGAAAGTGTTTTTAAATATGCGTCTTTTGACTATCAAGACTCTTCTAATTCAAAGGAATTAACAAAATTAATTGGTTTTTGGAACAGGGTGACTTATTTGTTTCTTTGTAATGAGCCTTTATTTATATTTTTTATGTGTTCTTTAAATATTGATCACGAGAAAGGAAAACAAAAAGAATTTTTAACAAATGTAGATTTAACAAACCAAATGAATGTTTTAAATGATCTAATAGCAGCTGATACGGGTGTATCTTCATTAACTTATGAAAAGGTATCTATCTGGGAGTCAAGTTGGTATTTTTATTTATTTAATATATTGAATGATAATTTTAATTTTTATTCATATAAAACTTCTGAAAAAATTGTTAACGTTACAAAAAATGATTGTTTTTACGAAGCCTGTTACACTTTGAATTTATTAAAGTTTAAATCTTTTGTTCCTGTAGCAATTTTAGTTGACATTAAAAAAGATTCAGAAAATAAATATAGTGCTCATGACAAATTAAGATATATTAATGGAATAAATATATCAATTATAAATAACAACGAAAAAATTTTTTATTATAGCAATATGGAGACAATGATAAATTATTATTTTGATACCAGCAATTTAAATGAAAATGTTGTTAAAGAAACAAAGGCCTTTATTTTGAAAATTCTACTAGAAATAAGAAACTATGTTGATTTAAAAATAAAGGCTGATAAAGATAAAGATAAACCACCCCCACCACCCCCTGGGCTGCAAGACTTTGGTCACATCAAGAATAATAGTTATGGATATATTGACAAATTTGGTTCTTTTGTTCCGTATGGATATTTTGGCAATGTTTCGTGGACCTCCTTCGTCACCCCGGGGCTCAAATTTGGTGGCCCGCAGAGCACATTTGGAAGTACTAATGGAAATTTTCTATATAATAATAGTTCTGGATTTTATGGTGGTCCACAGACGGGGCAAGCGCCATTTGGAAGTGGTCCAGGATTCTTTAACCAAGGTGGAAATATAACTTCAAAAGATAAAATTCAAAAAGGTGGCCAACTTGTTGGATACATTAATGACTTTATTGGTAAAATTATTTTTGATATTGTAAAAAGCAGAGCAAAAATAGAGTCGGATGTTGCACCAAATTTTAGCATACCAATAGGAATTATTAGTAATAGGGCACTTGTTATACTATCTACTCCAGTTAATTTAGATGATGTTAAACCAAATCCTGCATCTACTTTTGATTCTGAAATATTAAAAACGCTTGACAAAAAAGATGACTATATTGCAAGTCTAGAACCATTTGTTAATTCAGAATCATATGTACCAATTAGTTCAGTAAATACTCTTATAAATTATAGCATTATAAACTACAACATTTATGAAAATTGTGATATTAATACTGCAAATCAATTTTTAATGAGTGAATTGTTAAATATAGTTTATAAAAAAATATATACAGATCTGGAATCAAATTGTTCTGTTATTTATAAAGCAAATTTGGAAAAAAATCTTCACGTTTCGTTTGATCCTTTAACAATAATGCAGAATATGCATTATAAAAATAATTCAGCTAGCCTGAACAGAAATCCTGTTTTTCCAATAGAAATAACGATAACCTGTATAAATAATAAATTCTACAATGATTTATTGACAAAAAGATTAAAAACATACATTAATAATATTGAGTCTTTAAAACTATTAATATTGAATAGTAAAAATGAATTTATATTATACTATAACTATATTATACAACTTGTGAATTTGTTAGGTAATTCAAACCCTGTTAATAATACAGCTGAAATAAATTCTCAATCTATCTTTTATAAAGGTAAATATTTTCAAGAAACACAAGAAAATTTGTTTTTTAAGGAATTGGCAATTGTTCACAACTACGAAGGAGATATGCAAACTTTAAAACTAGATTTTTATGTAGCAAATTTCCAAAATCAAGCTTCAAAAATAGGAACAATAATTATAGCATGTTCAAATGTTAATACTTATAAATACAATTTACCCATATCACAGACTAATATTAATATTTTAGGTCCTCCTGTATGCTATCATGAAGAATTATTATCTCAAGTTTTAGATCAAACAGGTATAGATTCGAGTGAAAAAGAGAAATATAAAATGACGTTTAATAAAATAATAAATAACGCAGAAAATAAATTTGCAAACACTTTATGGGATATAAATTTACAAAATTTATACATAACATCTTATAATCCTCATTATAAATACTTTAAACAATTTTTTAACGAATCTTATAATAAAACTACAAATGTTATTGAATACGATAACTTTGTAAATAGTATAAATTCAGCGGTTAATAAACATTTTGAAGATATATTTGAGATATATATAAACAAGATAGGTTTGGATATAAATACAAAACTATTAAATTCATGGAAAAAAGTAATAAAATCATTAATGCTATATCCAATTACGTATAAAACATATGATAATAATGAAATAATGGCAAATTCTTTTAATTTTTACGAATATTGTCCAGAAGGTTTTTGCAATATTTTAAATGCTAATTTATTAAAAAGTAAGTATCGTATTGATTTTAAAGGATTTAACTCTTTTAATACAAGTCTTGCAGAATGTAGACGTATATTAGATGTGAAAAAACCTTTAGAATTAGTTTTAGCTCTTAGTGGAGGCAGGAATAAGAATAAAACAAAAAAAAGAAGAATAAAAAAGAATATAACATTAAAAATAAAACGAAATGTTTTTCATGGTGGACAAAATGCAGAGTATGAAGAACTTTTTAAAAACTTATCTATATCTAGTTTTAATGAAAGTATTATAGTAAATAAGTCTGCAAAAGATGATTTGACAAAACCTTTATTAATTTATGATGATCAATTCAAAGATGCTACCGACGTAGTAGTTGAAATGGAAAAATTACCAAAATATGGAACTCACTTTTATTATGAAGGCCCTGCATTTTCTCAAGTAGAAGAGTCAATAACATCAGTTTATATGAAAGAATTTGCATTAGTTGAAACGCCAATTGAAGAAGAAACAAACATTTTATTGTTAAACGATGAAGAATGTTTATATAGTGATACTATAAAATTTGACTCTAAACTTGCAGATGTAACGAGCGAGACAATGTTTAATTTATTTAATAATGCACCATCTGATGAAATACAAAGTAGTATTTTTTACGATGCAGATGAATATGAAGATGGAGATAAAGAAAATTATGGAGCTTTGGAAGAAATTTCTGACGCTAGTATTATTAGTAAAGAAGGAGAAGAAATATTTGAGATGAATAAAAGTGTAGAATCTTATAATAAAAGTGAGGATGAAAAATTAAGTCTAGTAAATAATAATCTTTCACCAATTAATGTTACTTGTAATTTAGTTTCAGAAATAAATGGAGTATACCATCCAACACCGGATGTTTCTTATCTTACTGAAAGCAATATAAGTTCCGAAAATTCAGATATAAATAAAAAAGTAGTTTACATTAGAGATGATCAGAAGTATGCAATAATTTTAGAAGAAGTTGAAGGTGAAAAGGAAAAATACTTTTATGTTTTTATAAATGAATCACATAGCAAAGTTGCATTTTTTAAAGTTGATTTATTGCCAAATGGAAAAATAACAAATATTACAGATGACGAGTTTCCGACATTACAATATAAAGTTGAAGGTACTTGGCATTTGGATCCTAGTATTTCTATAACTTTATATCCAAATCCTTCTGGTGGAAGATCAAAAAATAATAAAACAAGAAAGCATGTAATAAAAAATAAAAAAAATACTAGAAGCAAAGGAAAAATATTAAATAAAATAACTTTGAAAAAAAGAAAATTTAAAAAACATTGTTATACTCTATCTAAAAAATAATAATTAAAATAAAATACTTAAAGAGATTATTGGTATATAATATGAGCGTTGTTGGTGTAGTGGTAACATGTAGCCCTTCCAAGGCTGAGCTAGGGGTTCGATTCCCTTACAACGCAATTATACTTTTGGTAAAAGTATAGCAAAATCAATGCCCCTTTAGCTTAGTGGTAGAGCACCAGTCTTGTACGTAGAAATACACTGGTAACTGGAGGTCGCGAGTTCAATTCTCGCAGGGGGCTATTAAATAATCATATATGTGGTTTATTATATGATTATTATATAAGTGATGCCATCAAGAATAAAACATCAAAAAACAAAAAAAATAAAAACAAAGAAACATTCAAAACCAAAAAAGAAGGGAACATTTAGAGGAAAAAGATCAAGAAATATGCGCGGCGGGAATAATGATTGGAAATCATGTCCTAATGCACAAGTTTCGTGCAACTGGTTTGATAAACATTATACCGGAAATAGGAAACTAAATGAGACATGGGATACGTGTATTGATATGAATGGGATAAAAAATCATATTATATACATAACATCTCAAAATGTGGCGATTAAGAGCATTGAAAGTTTGCAAGTACCAGAATTTGTAGTCAAACTTCCCACTGAAAATGAACCAATTAAATGCAAAATTATGATTGAAGATAAATATGTGGGGTGTTTTTTGAATGTATGCGGCCAATGGTACGCAATTATGCGTCTTTTTGGTACAACACTTAATACAGGAGTGTTAGCTCTAACAGAAACAAATAAAGCATATTATAGAGTAAAAAATATAGAAATTGATGCAAAAGATCCTGAAACAGGATCTAGTTTAATTACTATACCTCAAGGATCTTACACTGAAAGTAATGACTCCCCTACATTAGCAACCAGTAAAACACAAGTCATTAAACTTAATGATAATTGCTTTACAAATATTAATAAAGAAGATGATACATTTAATGTTTTACAAAGATTCAGACAACAAAAAATATGGGCAAATGCGGAGAAACAAGAAATTGCAGATAAAGCATTAGATGTAGCAGTTGATAATATTTTCAGATTCTGGTAAAATTTTTGATTCTATTTTTAAATTTTCAATATAATCAAATGTGAAACCACTTAAAATTATATTACAATAATTATTTACTAATAGGCATGTATGATTGCTTTTCATTTTTAAATAGATTATTAAAAAATAATGATGAATCAAAGTCTGACGAAGAGACGCGCAAGAAAGATGTTTCAAATGATGTATATTTAGACTTTGACGATGTTATGATTATGCCCAAATACACATCATTATCGAGTCGTTCTCAAGTAAATCTAGAAAGAGAATTTACTTTTACAAATAAACAAAGTAAAACCCCAATTAAATGGAAAGGAATTCCAATTATAGCTGCAAATATGGATACAACGGGAACATTTGAAGTGTACAAAGTTTTAAGTGAATATAAAATGTTGACAGCAATGAATAAATTTTATACATTAAGAGATTATCAAAAAGCAAAAGATCATGGTTTTGAATTGAATCCAGATTATTTTATGGTTTCAACAGGAATATCAGATGATAATTTTGAAAATTTAAAGATTATACTAGCAGAAATACCTTGCAATTGGATTTGTATTGATGTAGCAAATGGGTATATGCAAGTATTTTTTGATTTTTGCCAAAAAGTGAGAAAAGAATTTCCTGAAAAAATAATTGTTGCTGGAAATGTTGTTACGCCGGAAATTGTGGAAAAACTATTAAATGAAGCGGATATTGATATTGTTAAAATTGGCATTGGTCCAGGAAGCGCCTGTTTAACTAGAAAGAAAACTGGTGTTGGTATTCCACAATTGACTGCAATTCAAAAGTGTCGCAATCAGTATATTATTTCTGATGGAGGAATTAAAACGCCTGGTGACATGGCAAAAGCTTTTGGAGCGGGTGCTGACTTTGTTATGGTAGGAGGTGCGTTTGCAGGTCACGATGAAAATCCTGGACAATTAATTGAAGAAAATGGAGAAAAATTCAAGCTATTTTATGGAATGAGTTCGCAACACGCAATGGAGAAACATTATGGTAAGATGAATAATTATCGAGCATCAGAAGGCGCAGTTCTTAAAGTAAAATATAAGGGATCTTTGGAAAACACAATAAATGACTATTTAGGTGGAATTAGAAGTGCTTGCACATATACAAATTCAAGCTCATTAGAAGAATTTTCAAAGAATGTTCATTTTGTTCGATTAAGTAAGTAATTTTTATTTTCAATAAAAATAATATAAAAATTACCTTGTGTTTGGCGTAGGATAAGGAAAATATCCATTAGGATTTCCAGTATAATTATCATAAAGTCCTAAATAAGGATAAAATTTGCCGCATGTTTGATTTTGATTGCAAATAGTTGCTAATCTATTTTTGGCGCGTCTATTTGAAACAGATTGTGCTCCAACTCCTCCTTGTCCAGGGGAATATTTATTGTATAAATATTGGGGTGTATTGCATAAAGCAGAAGAACGAAATTGCGTAGTTCTTCTTCCTCCTACACCTACATTTTTTTTGTAAAGAAAACCAAAATCTCCAACCCAAAATTGTCCATTACTAGGCCCAAAACGTGACATTAGTTATTATATCATTAGATTATTTATTCAACTTTTATAACTTTTAATACGCTTTATTAAAAGTTATTCAACCTTTCTTTTATTTAAGTGATCTTTCTAGTAGGAATATCAGATGAAACCAAATAAATGGAATTCTCAGTAATAATAATATACTCAGTTCCACTCTTGTAAAATTTTGAAATAGGACTGGTATACTCGTCTTCGCTCTTAACTAAAAGTTTTTCACCACTCTCCTTTACACCGATAAGAGATTTCTTATCGAGAGAAGCAGTCCAGTAATCTAACATAATGGGTTTATCCTCAACCACAGCCAATTTAGCTGCGTGTTTCAAAGTAACATCAGAAGGTAGTCTATAGTTATTATCGACGCTGCCGCTTTTTTGATCAGACATTATAATAAATACAATTTTAAAATCTTTAAATACTTTTATTCTTTTATTCTAAATAAAAGTAAAAATAACAAAATAATAATATTTAATTTTTATAAATGAAAACTGCATCAAATCATTATTCTTTACAAAATGTAGAGAATTATAAATCTCTTTTGGATAATTCTTTGAATGATGTTCTAGATAAATACATATTGCTTATTTGTGAATATCTTAGATTTATTGTTGAAAACATTAAAATGAAAAACAAAAGTTATTTTAAATTTATTTTAGTAAGAGGTCTAGAAACAATAACCCATGTTTTTAATAATATTTTGTTTTATTCTAAAAATCTTGAAATGGCTTATTATCACGGACAAAAGGCATTTTACTATTATGTTGAATTTATTGGACAAATAAGCGAAGAGCAAAATGTTTTTCTTCAATTAAGTTCGAGAGACGCAACAATGTATGTGTATAAAAAAACTATCTTTGAAATGAGCAATGATCACAAAAAAATTTCAACCTACATAGATGAAGAAATTTCTCAAAAATTAAAAGGAATACAAATTCATATGCAAATTTATAAAAATATTATCAACTATTTATTGATAATTGAAGAAAGTTTTAGAGAATATGTTGTAGATTTTTTTATTTATAGATTTGAATTGTTATGCAATAAAATTAACTCTGTTATTTTATCAAATGAAGAGTCAAAAGTAATTGATTTTTTTATAGATCATTTAAATACAAAATTACTTGATATTGAAAAATATTTAGATGTGCTTGATTTTTTTACAAAACGCATTTGCAAAACAAAATCTATTCTTTCAGAAAAAAAAATCAAACAAAAAATTTTAGATGACGGATTTGCTAGTATGTTAGAACAACCTCCAGATAAATTTATAAATTGGTTATTTTCTTAAACATTTTCTACAATATTAACAACAATTTGCTTCTTTCGAATCTTCTTCTTTTTATCTTTATTTATAACAATTTCACTCTTTGCTTTTTGTTGCCCAATTTGAGAAAACTCATTAGACAACAAATTTTTCAAAAACTCATAAATAATTAATAGAACGTTTTCGTCGCATTTTCCAACAATAAGAACGCTGCCCGTTCTAAAAATCATAAATGACACTTCATTTATATTTTTATATTTCGACTTATTTTCCTCAGAAATTTGACTTCCGGTCTGAATGCCAATATCCGGATTATGATAGAATTTACATTGAATGCCTGGATAAGAACAAGGATCGTATATAGATTGAATATTATACTTGTATTTTAATATGTCAAACAATGCCTCGCGATTAATGTAATAACCGCAGTTGAAATTTGAATTTATCAGAACAGTTTCAGTTGTATCGGCTTGATATTCCAATTTATCAGTAAAATATGGTTGAAGAATTTCAATAATCACTGCTAATGTTCTTTGAAAAGTTTCTTCTGTTTGTATTCCAGGAATTTCTAGTTTTCCAGTGTTGAAAATTTTTACATGAAACTCTTTGAAAACAGCGTCAATCTTTATTCTTAAAATTAACACAAAGCAGTTGTAAAATGCGCTCTTCTTCTTGCATCTATAACTCATAATATCCTTCATTGAAATTCCAATACTAATTTTGCGGATATCCTTGAATTTAATCCTGCCATTTGGATTTTTAATACTCGTCATAACATGCTCTTCGAAATATTTTTCACCTTTAAGTTTTTCTTGAACACTATCTAACTCTTCTTGTGTAGCCGAATTTATTTTGATTTGCTTTTTAATTACACCTGTTTTAGGTTCAGCGTAAGAAATAACGGGGATCTTCCAAAATATTTCCTTCAAATCAACTTGTTGATTCAAATATGAAATTTTAGTTTTTGTTGAGATGTAAATTGGCGTTGCTACTGGTGAATCCGTAATTTCAGCAGATAAATTTGCAGTAGCGATTTCAAGTTCATCGGGATCAATAAAATTATCATCATCATCGTCGTCATCATTATCATATTTAGGAGAAATAAAATTCTCCCACTCTTGATCAATATTATGTTGAATAGTTGTAGCCATTACAAGTAGTGTCGCTTTGTCTTTATATCTCTTTAAATTATTTTAAATCAATTATTTTCTAATATTATACAATATAAATGCAGGATTGTCAGAAACGCCCCTACTATGAAAGAAGTAGTATTTTACCTATTCAAAAAAAGTTACCTACAACCATGAAGGTATTAAGCAATAATCAATATGATTTAAAACAAAATATCTTTGATCCATCAAAAAGCTCACCGCCAAATGATTTTATGGAAAAACTTAAATTAAGAATGTCTATTTATGAATCATTTAGCAAAAATGGAGTCATTCTAACTAACGAGTAATTAATATAGTGAGTGTTTTTGCAATCCTGAAAATGCATAATATTCTCCACAAAATTAAGAAAATCTGATGATATTACATTTGTTCTTTTTCGAATAATATAATTTAAGAAATCCTTGATTATATTTTTTTTGTCGACATTGTAGTTTATACTAATATTTTGTATATATTCTATTAACTCATTGAAACTCCTTTTTTCTAATATTTTTTCACAAAGTGTTTGCCAAACATTATCATCTATGATATTGATGTTTGAATCTAAAATATTTTGATTTGACTGCATAAAATTTATCATACTTCGTATGTCAGATTTATACAATTTTTGTATACATGTAAGAGCCTGAATGCTCATATTTAACTTTTCTTGATCAGAAATGTTTTTAAGAAATTGAATAATATCTGGTTGAGGCAATTGGTTGAATCTTAGACGCAAAAATTCATTTTGTAAACCCTCGTCTATACGACTAATATAGTTGCATATCAAACAAAAACGTACTGTTGTAGAATAATTCTGCAACAAATATCGCAATGCTTGTTGGGCATTTTTTGTCATATAATCAACTTCATCTAAAATAACAAATTTCATTCCATTGTGAAATAATGGGTTTGAATTCACAAATAAATTTATTTGATTTCTTATTATATCTATACCTCTCTCATCTGATGCGTTTAAATGTATCATTAATCCTTTGTTTTTTCCATTTAATTTTTCTTGGTACGCATTTACTAAATTAATAATTGTTGTTGTTTTACCAGTGCCAGGAGGCCCATAAAAAAGTAAATTAGGAAAATAAGATGTTTCAATTATATTTTTAAGAATTGTTTTATTTAACGGATCTAAAACAATATCATCAAATTCAGTTGGTCTGTATTTTTCAACAAGAGGATAAAAAGTATTTTGTTTTATCATAAGTATAATATTAGTTTTATAAGTTTTATATGTTTATTTACGAATTATTTTAAAAATTGATTTATATAAAACAATAATGATCAAAAACATTAGCATACCTTTGTTTGAGATGAGCGATCAAAATAGCAAAAAAGCATACCTTGAGCTTATTACTGGACCAATGTTTTCAGGAAAAACTTCAAAGTTACTTGAAATTTATAAACAATGCAAATTTTGCAATATATCTGTCGCCGTTATCAATCATTCTGCAGATACGCGATATCATGATTCAATGTTATCTACACATGATAAATTTATGATTCCTTGCATTCAAACAGAAAAAATACAAAGTGTATGGGATTATGAAAATTTAGACGAAACATATAATGCTCAACTTGGAAATAATCATATGCAACTAAGAAATGCTGACGTAATTTTAATTAATGAAGGTCAATTCTTCGATGATCTTTACGATTGTGTTATTGACATGCTTAAGGAAAATAAAAAAATTTATGTGTCAGGATTAGACGGGGATTTTGAAAGAAAGAAATTTGGACAAATATTAGATCTATTTCCACTTTGCGATAAAGTAACAAAGTTGACATCTCTTTGTAGTTTATGTAAAAATGGCGAAGCAGGAATATTTTCAATGCGTTTAAATAAAGATAAAACACAAATGTTAATTGGAAGTGATAATTATATTCCAGTTTGCAGAAGTTGTTATGAAAAAAATTATTCAGCGTAAAATATATATGAAAAGGATTTAAATTATAAATCATATAAATATTTATAAACACTACAAATGATAAATTTGGAAGAGGGCGTAAAAAGTGTAAAACCTAAAAGAGGTAGAAAATCTAAAAAAGATATTGAGGCGGCGGCTGCAGCTGCAGCAGCAATTAAAGAAAATGCTAGTATAAGTATTAATATTGAAGAAAAGGCCAATGCTAATTTAGATTCAAACGAAAATGAAAACACAATACTTTTTTCTAATACAGAAGTTGAAACAAATGATGAAAATACACTAATTAAACCTGGTGCAAAAAAACGCGGACGCAAACCAAAGGGAGGTAAGATAATTCAACAAATAACTCCTGCAACTATTGTAAAAGAAGAAAAACCAAATATTATTTTACATCTTAAATGCTCAATTAAAGATTTACAAACACAATCTATGTTTGATTCAAGCTTAGAACCTTTTCATTTTTCTAATAGTAAAAATGAACTAAATTATGATTTATTGGGTGATAATAATTTGCATAACACAAATCAGAATGTTTATAATGAACCAAAATTAACAACTATTATTAATAATACATTTGAAGAATCAAATGCATATGACTATGAGTCTGAAACCGAAAAAGAAGTTGAAAGTAAACAAGTATGGAAAAAATTAAAGCAGCTAGAACATAATTTGCATATTAATAACATTAATGATAAAAAATCGGCTTGTTTTTGGTGTACATATGAATTTGATAATCCTCCAATATATATACCAAAACATTACATTAAAGATTCCTATCAAGTTTATGGATGCTTTTGCAGCCCTGAGTGCGCCGTTGCACATTTAATGGAAGAAAATATTGATAGTTCAACAAAATTTGAACGCTATCATTTATTGAATCATATTTATGCCAAAGTTTATGACTATAAGAAGAATATTAAACCCGCACCAAATGCGTATTATATGTTGGATAAGTATTATGGAAACTTGAGTATCCAAGAATATAGGTCTCTTTTGCGAAATGAAAGATTTTTCCTAATTGTAGATAAACCGCTTACTAGAATTTTACCAGAATTGCATGAAGACAACGAAGATCATATTATCAATAACAAAATTATACCATCCAATAATTTTCACATTAAGAAGAAGTTGCAAAGAAAACCTCAAAGCAAAAATAACATTTTAAATGAAAAGTTTGGAATGCAAAGCGCTGTAATTGAATAATATTATATTTTTCAATGAAAATGTAATATTATCACCATATTTCTTCAATTTCAAAGTACATTCCATTACCTGGATTAATGTTGAATATTCTTTGAAAATTTTTTGAATTAGAGAGAACGCAATTAACGCGATATTTAGAGTAAGAGTGCTCGTCTTCGTTTAATTTTTTTCTAAAAAACTTAATATTTTGATTTGACCGCCAGTTTCTTGCATAACTAATATAGAATTCTTTCAAATACTTGTCCTGTCTTGCACCATAAATACCCTTTTCATTCAAATAATTGATAAGTACATCTTCTGTCAGCAAAAATCCTCCAATGTCGGCAATGTTTTCTGTTAATGTTAACTTACCATCCACCTTCAAATTATCTAATTTTGCTGAGTCTTCATATAACTTTATTATTATTTTTTGTTTTCTCTCATACGCAGTTGTATCATTTTCATGCCACCACCCACTAGGTATATAAATTCCATTTTCATCATAATAGTAACCATCGTCATCAAATGCATGAATCATTTCGTGACCAATGCTTGTACCTATTGAAGCCAAATTGTATGCCATGTCTTTTTCTACATCAACAAAAGGTGGTTGTAATATAGCATTAGGAAAAATTAATTCATTTTCTAAGCTATTGTAATATGCATTTATATCGTAAACATTTTGATCTTCCATAGGTATCCAAACATTTTTGGAAGCAATTTTTGTTCCTATTAAATTTATATCTCTATTTGTCGACCATTTATTAAATAATATATAATTTCCCCAAGCGTCAACAGAAGAATAATCTAAATCTGGATCTGGTTCCCAACTTTGTTTATAACCAACAACAATTGTCATATTATCTAATTTTTTTACTGATCGCATTTTTGTATCTTGATGTAACCACTTATTTTCATCTAGTCTTTTCTTAAAAGCGTCTTTAAATCGTGAAATTAGTTTTTTAGTATATTCTATTTCTTTTTCATTTTTGAATAGTTCTATATATTTTTTGCTAATATGTGTATTCATATAATTTTCTACATTTAATAGCGCTATTTTTTTTGAATCTGTAGTTTTTTTACTTGGTATTTTATTTATTTTATTAAAAAATTCAATATAAACGTTAAATAATTTTTTATGATAGTTTGATGCAACAATAATAATTTGATAAACCCAATAATTTTTCCAGTCACTAGTATTCCAATTTTTTAAAAGTTTCATAACATTTTTAATATACTTTGGACTTTCAATAATTAAATTTCTTGGGGGCAATTTAAACCCTAGACCTTTTGCAAATTTGTTCCAGTCTAAATCTAATTCTTCTATACATTTTTCCTGAGTAAAAGGATTATATGTATTTTTAATATACAAAACATCTTCATATGATAATAAAAATTCTGCAATATTTTTTTCTATATTTAAAATTCGATTAACATTGTATTCATGTGTTTTCCCAAAAACAATCTCAAAAATATTTTTTAAGAAGGCCAGATATGACTTTCTTAAAGATTTATATTTTTTATCATTACTAAAGTATGTTTCTTTATTTAAAAATGTTAATCCATTTTCAGTTAGATGAGATATATATTCATGGGTTTTTTTAGCATCAATTTCTATATCCCAACCAATTGGAGTATTGAAACCTTCTTTCACAAACCAACCCATAAACTCATAAAGTTTTTCAGAGTTTTCCCTATATTCATCCAACTTAATAATAAAATTTTTGATTTTATTTTCTGTCAAATCATTGTTCCAATGAACTGAGGATTTATAAATGTTTCTAACATTTTCTCCCGCTTTTGTTTTTTCTTCTAATAATTTTTCTAGAACAACATCTTTCATCTCATAATTTACTTTTTTTTTTATAATTAAATCCATTGTCATGTCTTTGTCTTTTGCATGAGATTCCTTTTTAACCCATAAGTAATTTACGTGACTATAAAAATCATCCTCGATTTTTGGTTTATGCTTATATTTTCTTATTTTAATTGTTTTGTTTTTTCTAATATTGCCATCTATGTTTCTTTTATGTGTTTTCATATATATTATATATTGGCAATATAATATATTTGATAATTTGCATTACGCATTATTATTTTTTTTTTCATTATAATCTTTCATTGATGCGTCTAATTTATATCTAATTTGTCTATAAATTTCTTGGTTGAGAGAAGATACTGGTGGTGCTTTTTTTTCAGCGATTCCAAAATACCCTTTAATTACCGAAATTTCATTGTAGTTATTTTTTTCAAGCATTTCCTTTGCTATTTCTTCAGTATAGTCAGTTTGCCCCAATATAATTTTAATTTTTCTCTCTATATCGTCATTGCTTACAAAAGAAACTTTATCGTCCATATATGAAATAGATAAATTATTTTTTAAATCATATTAAACGAATAATACTATGTTTAATTATCTAAGAATGCCAATTGAAAAGGAACGTGTTTTTGATACAAAAGATACTTTATTTGAATTAAATGAAATAATGCAAAAGGGTCTTAATAAAATTGTCGAAAGATTTATAGATAAATTTAATACATATGAGGAAACTCATAATTATGTAATGAACATACCATACGTTAAAAAATTGATACGTGAAAAGGAATCTCACATTGAGACTGCGGATTTAACAGAAGAATTCAAAATTGCAAAAATTCAAGAGCTTTACAAGAAAGTTTCAGATTTAACCACTGAAAATGAAAACTTGAGAAAGGAACTTGATAAATATAAGTCAGAGGAGCATATTTCTTTAAAAATTATTGAAAAGGAAAAGCCTGCTATAGTTGAAAATGACGAAAAAATGTATGAACAAATATTGAACACCTCCGAAACAACATCAAAGAGAGTTTTGATGAATAATATGTTTAAAGTTACGCCTGAACCGGTTGCTTCTGATGACGAAGAAGTGGAAGAAGTGGAAGAAGAGGAAAGTGAAGAAGAAGAAAGTGAAGAAGAAAGTGAAGAAGAAAGTGAAGAAGAGGAAGAAAGTGAAAATGATGACGATGATGATGATGATGTTTGTTTGGAAAAGAATACAGAAATAAAAAATGATTCAGGATCTAAACAGGAAGAAGAGGAGGAAGAAGAAGAGGAGGAGGACGAGGAGGAGCCAAAAGTAGGTACACAATTAGAACCTTTAACAGAAACTCAAGAGGCCGAGGAAGAGGAGGAGGAGGAAGAGGAGGAAGAGGATGAAGAAAAGGAAGAAGAAGTTGAAACAGAAAATGAAGAAGAAGAGGACGTATTTGAAATAGAAATTGATGATGTAACATATTTTACAAATAATGAAGAAAATGGATCTATTTACATGGTAGATAAAAATGGTGATCCTGGTAAAAAAATTGGTCATTTAAAGGATGGTGAACCTTTTTTTTATTAGTGTAATATAAGTAACTATGTTTCAATTATGTGCCCCCGCATTGATTTATATTGCATTCTCACTTACACAAATAATTATTGACACAATAAAAGGTCTCTATAACACATCTTTAGTAAAATTCATTGTAATGATAATGATTACAATACTTTTGAACGCACTCTGTCAAAGAGGTTTAGGTATAGCTTCCTGGATTATTGTTTTTATACCTTTCGTTATGATGACTGTTATTACAAGTGTTCTTTTATATATTTTTGGTTTAAATGCTGCTACAGGTACATTTAACTATAATCAAAATACTTCAGACACATCTACTTGCAATAAAAATGTTTATACTGATAAAAATGGAAATATAGTTATATATGATCCCTATTATGATGCAAAAAATAAACCTGTTTATTATAATTCGCCAAACTTAATTGTTCCTGCGCCCCCAGTTGCTTACCAAACAAACACCAACCAAACAAATCAAACAAATCAACAAAACTATACAACAGCGACTAATGTTACAACAATTACAACACCATCGCTAACAAATTTTTTCAATTCTACAAGCCCCGCATTTAACTGGGCATAAATAATAATAATAAATGATTTAAAACAAATTTATTATTATTAATTACATAAATGGTGAGTTTTTCATTCATAATATCTTCAACAGGACTCCTTTTTTTAAATGAATATTTAAGGCAAAAGTATCCAAAACAATACCAAGATACTATGATTTGCCTCTATTTTAATGCTATATTTTTATACACCCAATGTCAAGTTATTTCGTCAAGAAGTTATAAAAAGTTTATAACTGATTATCCTGAAATTAATAGTAAAATTCAAAAAATTTATGAGATAATTAACTCATTTATTCCAAAAAAACCCTTTTATGTTTGTGAGTTTGTTAAAAATGGTGATATCATTTTAGGTTTTACTGAAGAACAAATTAATGCACCTGAGTTTAAAATGCCAGATGAAACTTTATATGATTTTTTTGTTTTTTCTGATTCAAAGAATGATTGCGTTCAAAAGATTGTACATAGAAATATGCCTGGATCTACTTTTGCATCTACACCATCATCAGTTAGATTTATTTTATCTGAGATTACAATTGGAATCGATGCTGGTTTAGATAAAACTATTAAAATTTCTTTTTGCACTGAAAAATATAATTATTTGATGAAAAATAACATTATTGATAAGCAATTTATGAAATATTTTATGAGAAAACATTATTCTCAAGAAATTGCAGACAATGATCGATATTTACTTCAAAATTATAAGATGAAAATTATTGATAATGATGTGAAAATAAATGTTTATGATAATTCTGCTCAAATTATAATACTTGAAGATAGTTATACAAATGTTTCTAGTAGTGAAAACATAGTTAGAACTTGTAATTTGGACGATGAATCATTTTCTCGTACTTTAGAAGAAACACAAAAAGGCAAGCTATCGGACAATATTCATTTTAGTGAAGATGTTTTATACGAAAAATCGAGTGATGATTTTGTGAATATACCAGACATAGAATAATAATAATATTTAAAACAATTTAAAAAAAATTGATTAATAAATACATAGATGGTAACTCCTCAAACTACAATGGCAACAAATACATCTGCACAAGAATTTCATAAGTTATCTGATAATTGGTCTTTATGGGCGCATTTACCCCATGATACTGACTGGAGCATTAAAAGTTATAAGAAAATTTATACAATGACTTCTGTTGAGGAAACAATTGCAGTCACAGAAACGCTCCCTGATATACTTGTCAAAAATTGTATGTTGTTTTTAATGCGTGAGGGCATTAAGCCTATTTGGGAAGATCCGAAAAACCGCAGTGGTGGATGCTTCTCTTATAAGGTCTCGAACAAAAGTGTATATGAAACATGGAAGGAGTTGTCCTACGTTCTTGTAGGCGACACAATCAGCAAACAAAATTCGTTTGTTGCCAATGTAACTGGAATTACCATTTCCCCAAAGAAAAATTTCTGTATTATTAAGATTTGGATGTCTAATTGCGCAAATCAAAATCCTGCAATTGTTACTAATGAAATTGCAGGAATTAGCTCACAAGGATGTCTTTTTAAGAAACATACTCCCGAATATTAAAAAACAAATTATTAGACTTTTATAATGATAAAAATTATTTATGATTATAACAAAATTATAAAACTTTTTTTATGGCCCTGTGATCCAGCGAATAATAACAATACCATTTGCTCCATTGCCTCCACTAGGTGTACTTGTACTCGGTGTATTACCGCTTGATGCTCCTCCACCACTTCCAGTATTTGCAGCTCCATTTGTTCCATAACCAGATGTTGGATTATTAGAACTATATGATGAATTTCCTCCAATTGTCGAACCATTAGCTGTTCCACCATTTCCACCATATGTAAGTGATGATGTGCCACTTCTTGATGACCCCCCTCCTCCGCCCGCATACCCTACAGCAGTTCCTGTAATTGTATTTACTAATCCAATACCTCCTGATCCAGCAATCTGTGTCGTTCCATTTGCGTCTGCACCTGAGCCTCCGGCTCCTCCGCCACCTCCTCCTATATAATAAGAATTATTTCCCGGATAAAGACCTGAATATCCCGCTCCTCCAGAGTAACCTTGATAAACCATTCCTCCTCCGGCAGCATTTAATCCAGGTCCGCCGTGCGCACCTCCACCACCGGTACCTCCAGATAAACCTCCATATGATCCTGTAAAAGGATAAACTGGTGTTTGTGTAGAAAAATAAAATGGTTGCGGCCAATAACGACTTTCAAAAGTAGCGGCATAATTTTGTGTAAGTGGATTTCCTGAATTTTGTTCGCCTGCTCCAGAGCCTCCGCCAACAACAACTAAAGGGCAAAAACTAATTGATGAATTTCCTCCTGGAGCTGGTGGTTGATTTCCCGTGCTTGGCGAGGCAATAAATTTTCCTCCAAGCCCACCCGCGCCAACTGTAACGTTGTAAGATGTTAATGAGCTTGCAATAAATGGCCCAATATTTGTTCCATTTCCTCCGCCAGTAGCTCCAATTGCACTTGTACTAGAAATTAAACCTCCAGCGCCGCCACCACCACCTTGTAAACCTGCGCCACCGCCACCACCACCAGCAACAATAAGAAAATCAATTGTATTAAGTACTGGATTATTTGACAAAGAGTTAATAGTAATTGCACTTGTAAAAGTGTTACCAGACGAATTTGTAGGAGGATAAGTAACATTGAATGTGCCTCCGGCCGGTGCGGATGCAGTCCAAACTGCATAAGAATAGGTGTATCCACCACTACTATAAGATCCAGAAGATGAATTTCCACTTACACTAATACTCATTTTTGTTCCAGGACTTATCCAATTTGAATTCTTATAAGCATATAATATATTTGTTGACGTGGTAAAACCAATTTTTCCTTGATATGAATTTGGATAATAGGTCAATAAATTGTTTGATGTATCTGTTAAATTTACAACTGAAAAATTGTAAGAAACATCCGTTCTTGTTGGATTTGCTAAAGTTGCATTAATATTTCCAGTTGTTAAGTACGTGTTATTTGTTTGGTTTGTACACGATAGTGCTTGAACACTGGCGTTTCCATTAACAACTAAGTTATTTAAAATGGTAAAACTTGCATCTGTTAATGTATGTTTAACATTTCCATTAATTCTTGCTGTTAAATTTGCCGCTGCTATATTTCCGGAAACATCAAATATAATTCCTTGATTATAAATAGGAGTAATGTTATTGGCCGTTAAAGCCCAATTTTTAGTTGGATCATCATATTGTAATAAAGACATTTTATTATAATACACTAAAATATAATTTTTTTATTTACGGGCCAATAACCCATCGAATAACAACAATTCCAGCCACTCCATCTCCACCACTTGGTACAACTGCAGAAGGAGGTATGGCGGCACCTCCAGACGATGATCCTGCTCCCCCGCCGCTTCCATAACCAGCATTTCCACTGATAATTGCATTTCCTCCTGTTTGAGCGGCTCCTCCACCACCAAAACTGCCCGCGCCACCATATGTAATTCCATTTGCTTGACCTCCAGAACCTGCGGTTCCACCTGCTGATCCATTTCCATTTCTAGTAGATCCGCCGCCTCCACAAGCATAACCATAATAGGTTGCACCAATAATTCTATTTACTACTCCAGAACCACCATTACCACCAGTTCCACTTGAATTTGCACCAACTGAGTTTCCTCCTATACTTCCTGCACCTCCGCCACCTCCTCCTGTATAACAACCACTATAAGGAGTTGGATTAGTAACTGATGAATACCCAGTACCTCCTCCATAACCTTGACCAGCCGTTCCACTACTTGCTGCTAACAAACCGGGACCACCATGAGAACCACCAGCTCCAGAACCACCAGGCGTTGTAACATACCAATTAGTAGCTCCAACAGAAGGTGGTGAAATTGCAGGAGTTCCGTTATTTTGTTCACCTGATCCTGAACCTCCACCCGCAGCAATAGTAGCGTAAAATCCTATAGATGAATTTCCTCCTGGAGCCGAAGATTTATTTGCACCAGATGTACTAAAAACACCCCCAAGTCCACCTGCCCCAACAGAAACTGAATAACTTCCAGTTGTAGTTGGCATATATGGCCCAGGATTTGCTGCTCCTCCTCCCGTAGGTCCTAAACTAGATGCACTTGAAATTAATCCTCCTGCACCACCACCTCCTCCTTGATAACCTCCTCCACCACCCCCTCCACCACCAACAATAAGAAAGTCTATTTGATTGTATGGTGAAATATAAGATAATGAATTTATTGTTATTGCATTTGGAAATGTTTGCGAAGGAGCATTTCCTGCAGGATAAGTACTAAAATTACCTCCAGCTGGATTTGATGTAGTCCAAACTGCATACGCATATGTGTAATTATTACTAGGATCAACATATGTACCTGATGCTGTATTACCAGAAACAGATATTTGTAAAGTTTTTGCACCAGGAATGATCCAATTTGGGGAATTGTAAACATATAAAGTATTTGTACTTAATACATAAACAAATTGTCCATTATACGCTGTAGGATTGTAATTACTTGATAAATCACTAAAAGTATTTGCTAAACTAACCACAGAAAAGTTATAGGAAACATCTGTTCTTACTGGATTGGCTAAAGAAGGTATTATTTTACTCACGTTAAAGACTCCACTATCTATTTCATTTAAACATGATAGGAATTGGAGAGAAGTCGAACCTTGAACTACCAAATTATTTGTAATATTACTACTTGAATCAGATATTGCAAACCTTGTAACTCCATTTGTATTAAAAGAAATGTCAAATGCATTGGGAACTGCACCAGAAGCATCCAAAATTATTCCAGCATTATAAATACTATTAAAATAATTGCCCGTAACGGCCCATTTTTTTGTAGGATCATTTAATTGAAGATTGGACATTTTTAATATATAAGACTAAAATAATCAAATAATCCATCGGATAATAACAATTCCTCCTGAACCATTTCCACCAACTTGCCCCGCTCCACCTCCTACGTTTGATGATCCTCCACCTCCACCGGATCCATAACCAGTCGCGGGAGAACCGGATGTGGTTGCACCAGAAACCGAACCACCATTTCCACCTCCACCACTTCCTCCAGATCCTGCAACGGGAGTTGTAATATTGGCTCTACATGCTCCTCCTCCACCTCCGGCAAATGTTGTTAAACTACCAGTAATTATATTTACCAAACCACTTCCTCCATTTCCACCAGTTCCTGCACTTGTGCTTGTAGCGCTTGCAGTCATTCCCGGTGTTCCGGCTCCTCCGCCGCCTCCTCCTATGAAAGGTCCCACATAACCTACACTTGGACTTGTTTGGTATCCACTAAATCCATTTCCACCCCCAAATCCTTGCGTGTATGTTTGGTATGGATACGGCGAAACTCCATTTTCATATGGAACTGAACCACCATGAGAACCACCACCACCACATCCACCTGGTTGTTGTGCAGATAATCCACCTGTTAGAGCGGGGCTCGCTGTATCTAATTCTGATGATCCTCCGCCGCCACCAAATGCAGTTAATGCTGTTGCATTTGTAGGAACACTATAATTTGAACATGGTACGGGGGGCCATGTATATTCAGTTGGAACTAAAAATGTTTGACTTTGCACATAACTTCCCACACTATTTTGAATTGGAGAAGTATATGAAGTATATCCGGGAAATGTTATATAAGATGATCCACCATTATAAGACCTATATGCTGGGGTAGAATATCTTGCTCCAGGACCACCACCACCTACACCAACGTTATAACTTGCGAGAGAAGTTGCAGTGAATGGGCCTGGATTAAGACCATAGCCTCCGCTTATACCTAAAGAAGCTGTACTTGAAATTACACCACCGCCTCCACCGCCACCACCTTGCCAGCCACATCCGCCACCACCTCCACCACCAACTATCAAGAAATCTATATTATTATAACCAGGGATGTTTGATAGTTGAGTAATTGTAATTGCACTTGGGGTTACACTTGTTCCTCCTACAGAACCATATGTTGGTGTAGTTGTATTTGTCCAAGCAACCCATCTATAATTTATACCACTACCACTAGGATCAAAATATGTTCCTGTTAATGAGTTTCCTGTATATGTGACTAACATTTTTTGGGGTACATAGTTGTACAACTGCGTCCAAGACCCGGTCGGTGCAAATCCTTGGTATGCATAAAGAGAATTTGTAGATAATAAATATCCAATTTGACCTGTATAGGCATTTCCAGAATAGTTATTTGATAAATCTGTAAAAGTATTAGCTAAATTAATAACAGAATAGTTATAAGAAACATCTGGTCTTATAGGATTGGCTAAGGATACATTTATATTGCTTGTTATAAGATTTCCAGTAACTATTCGGCTTGTTGATCGCAAAGATTGGAGAGAAGTATTGCCACTTACAACCAAGTTATTTTGAACTGAAAAACTAGCATCAGAAATTGTTGCTCTGACATTTCCGTTAGTTCTAAATGTAACTAAATTTGAATTAATAGAACCAGACGCGTCAATAATAATACCATTGCCATAAGTTCCATTAATATAATTAGTAGTAAAAGCCCAGTTTCTTGTAGGATCATTTAATAAAATTGTGTTTCCAGACATTTATATTATATGGTAGCTTTAAATATTTTATATTTTACAAAATACTTATTAAAAACATAATTATTATCTGAATTATGAGTTATCCATTTGTTTTATTTTATAGATTTGACAAATATGCGGCAATTGATTCTTTTTTTTCAGATAATAATGAAAATTTGAAATGCACCATTCATATTATTAATGATGCACAAAAACTAAATTATTTGTTTAATCCCAATTATCAAATATTAATTACTTATGGCAAAGATGAAAAAGAATATTATCCATTTATTGAAGGTATAATACCCGAGAGAATTAGCAAGCGTTGGATTCATTTTAAAGAAATAACTTTCATTGAATCTTTCAATAATTCTGTAAACAATTGTTTTATTTGTAATACAACTTACTCGAGAGAAAATATTCGCCCTAAATTTTCTATATTTACAACTTGTTATAACTCATATGAAAAAATAATTAGAGCATATAACAGCATAAAAAATCAAACATTTATTGATTGGGAATGGGTTATAGTTGATGATTCAAGTGATGATAATCATTTCAATTTTTTAAGGGAACATTTTTTACATGATAATCGCATTCGAATGTATAAAAGATCCTGTAATAGCGGCAACATTGGAAATGTTAAAAATGAGGCGGTATCTTTATGTAGAGGAAAATACGTGCTTGAATTGGATCATGACGATGAAATTTTGTGCGATGTTTTGAAAGATTCGGTGGATTTTTTTGAAACTAATCCAGATATAGGATTTATTTACATGAACTTTGCAAATATTTATGAAAATGGTGATAATTTTAAATATGGAGACTTTATTTGTAAGGGTTATGGAAGTTACTATTGTCAAAAATATGAAGGAAAATGGCTATATGTTTATAATACTCCAAATATAAATAATATAACGCTAAGTCATCTAGTTTGTTGTCCGAATCATCCGAGAATTTGGCGGAGAGATGTTTTAATTGAAGCTGGTAACTATTGTGAACTATTGCCAATTTGTGATGACTATGAAATACTTTTGCGTACTTGTTTAACTACTAAAACAGCAAAAATAAACAAACTTGGGTATATTCAATATATGAATAACAACAATGATAATTTCTCTCTAATTCGAAATGGAGAGATTAATAGAATTGGCCCACAATTTATTATGCCCATCTTTTATGAAAAATTTAATATACATGAACGTATGAAAAAAAAAGATGCATATGAAGATGAAAAATATATTCATAGTCATTCTCAAATATGGATGCGTAATCAAGATAATTATAAACACTTTTATTCAAATATTATCCATAATTCAGATTACGATAAACAATTTTGTATTCTTGGCATAGATAGCCTAATACAAAGCATGGAATATATTGTTCAACTTTACAATGAAGAGAGAAACGATTTTATTCTTTTGGAAAATAAGTATGATATCGATTGTATCACACAAAAACTAGATAAGTTGTGTTTTAATAAAATGAAATGTTATTCTCTCAAAAATGCAACACAAAATGAACTTTTACAATATTTTATGATAATGTATAGATCTTGCGAAAAATATGAAATTCTTAAGTGTAATACAAATAGTAAAGAGAGAAAAAAAATCACAATTATAACTCCTTCAATAAGACCTGAAAATTTAATAAAGGTAAAAGAAAGTATTAATTTTGATTATGTGAATGAATGGATAATTGTATACGATGGAAGCAAAATTTCAGAAAATCCTAACTTGTTTTTAAATGAAAGTAATTCAAAAATTAAAGAATTTTTACATACTGAAGAAGGAATAAGTGGCAATCCTCAAAGAAATTTTGCTCTTGATAAAATTAGTAACGAGAACACTTATTTATATTTTTTAGATGATGATAATATTATTCATCAAGAGTTGTATACTCTTTTAGATGATATAGAAGACAATAAAATGTATACTTTTGATCAAATAAGACCGCCTGACGTTTTTCCGTATAAAGAATATTTACCTGGAAATATAATTGAGTTGTTTAATATTGATACCGCAATGTTTTTAATTGACTATAACTTATGTAAAAATGTAAGATGGGATGCATATAAATACAATGCAGATGGTATTTATATTGTAGAATGTTATGAATTGAATAAAGAAAATTGGGTATATCTTAATAAAGTAATGGCTTATTATAACTATCTCTCTGTACTGAAAAAGAATACTTGAAACAATCGACCATTTTCTTTGTCTGTTCCAAAATAATCCAATGACATGTGATGTCTTGTCGAATTAAATAAAACTAGTCGGTTGAAAACATTTCCAACATTATCAACTAATTTCCATTTTGTCAAGTCTTGACTATATTTACCCAAATCTTCTTTGCTTGGATTTTTTTCATGAAATGTATAAAATCCTGTTCCTGCACTTAATGGAGCATCCGGAGTCATAAAAACAACTCCACCCCAGTTATTGTGACCATCAATGTGAACCCATGATCTATCTCTCGAAGTTGTATACTGAAACGAGCCATTGTATATTTCTATGTTTTTTTCTTGATTTTCACTTGGAATAGGAAAATCTGTAATTAAACCACCAAAAGGCATAACATAATTTTGTATTACTTCTTTTAAGTGTTCAGTTGCATAGGAAATTGTTCTTTGGCCTGGATAATTTCCTTTCACTGAAAACTCTTGACTAAGAATGTAGTTTCTAGTTTCCATGGCATTCTTATAAAAATTATCTACAACAATAATTGAACAACTTGGAGGTTCCATTTATTTTTAATTTATTTTTAAATTATCTTTAATATTTAATTTAAAAACTATTTTTATTGATTTTGAAATTGTGCTTCTAATTCAGATATGCTTTGTTCATAAAATAAATTTTCTGCTTCGATTTCATCTTTTAAATCTTGTAAAACTTTTTCAAGATCAATAATTTTTGTTTTTAGAAATCTCAATGCGCTTGCATAAAGCGGAATCATTAACTCATAGTAAATACCTTCAACTACCCCTTCTTTATCTCTTATAACAAAATAATTTCCCAATTCATTTTCAGCCAATCTTTCTGCTATGAAACCTATACGTCTTTTACCTACAGGATTGCCGCTTGGGTCTTTGTAATAAAAAAATACTGGTTGTATATCTAATATACTATCACTATCGGGTAAAGTTTGAATATTTGTTTTGTATCTTTCACTTGAAGAAACACTTGTTAAAACGATTGTTCCATTGGCGCTTGTATTTCCATATACCTGTACACCACCAGTCCCTGTAATTAGAGGAACTTTTAAACTATCATTCAATAAAAAAGCACTATCAGTAGCACCATATGATAAATAGTAATCAAAAATAACGTTAGGGTCAGGAAAAACTATTTTACAATCGCCCCTCAAATTATATGTAGTTTCTTGCGCATCTCCACTAAGTGTAATTCCATCTACAGCAGTTACTGAACCTATTGTACTTGATAAAGCTATTGTAACTGAACTAGTTCCGTTGCCTGAAAATGAAAAATCATTATTAGCATCAGTAAAAGTTACCAGTTTTCCCGTTGCTCCTGTTCCTCCAGACGATCCCTGAGATCCTTGACTTCCTGTTCCTCCAGCTGATCCTTGAAACCCTTGAGGGCCTTGATCTCCTACAGGTCCTTGAAATCCATCGGGTCCTGTTCCTCCAGCCGATCCTTGAAACCCTTGAGGTCCTTGGGTTCCAACATCACCACGAAAACCTTGAGGCCCTTGATTCCCACCAGTACCCTGAAAACCTTGAGGTCCTTGATTACCACCAGCACCCTGAAAACCTTGAGGTCCTTGGTTCCCTGCACCTCCTGGATTGCCTTGTTGACCTTGAAGTCCTTGAAATCCCTGAGCACCTTGATTTCCTGTAGATCCTTGAGGACCTTGTGGACCAAAGTTGAATAAATTATCTATATATTCTTTGTTCACAAGATGAGAATTTACAAATGGCAAAACACTGCAAATTGGCGGTTTAGGAAAATTCACATTACCAGTAGAATCTGCATTTACAATAACATTTCCGTTTGTCTTAAGGAGCAGATTTGCCATTCCAGGAGATTCTAATGTTAAATTGGCATTTACTCTCGAATAAACACGAGATGCTATAATATCCCACGATTTTGTAGTTACATTAAATTGTGCGTTTGACATATTTTATATTAGCAAAATAATTTTTATTTTACTAATACAAAGATTTTTTATAAAAAAAATTATAATTGCATTTAATTTTGCAAAGCTGATATACGTTGCAAAAAATTATTATGTTGCATATTGTTATCTTCTTTAAACGCTTCTAGGTCATTTGTGAAATTCTTTATTCTTTCTCTTAGTACTCTAATAGAACTTGCATACAAAGGCGTTAATAAATTATAGTTAATTGTTTCGCACGAGTTATCTTCATTTCTTACAACATAATAATTTCCCAATTCATTTTCTGCCATTTGTTCTGCTATAAAACCAATGTGTTTTTTTTCTGTAGGATTACCATTTTCATCCTTATAGTTAAAAATAACAGGGTTAATATTTAATATCTCGTCGTTATCTGGTATGAGTTGAATATTTGTTTTATATCTTTCACTCGATGAGTCATATGTGTATAAAGGAAATCCAGCTGAAGTAGTAGTACCTTTTGCCGCGAGCCCTCCAGGACTTGAACTAGATAAAATAATTGATAAGTTTTTATCTGATATAAAAGTATTTTGATTTCCACTAATACTTCGATAAAATGATGACGATGTAGAATTATTAAAAAGTATTCTACTACTTGTGTCGCTAGAATTCATATTAATTTGATCGGTAATATATAATGCAGTATTTGATATACTTGTAAGACTTAATGGTGGATAAAGATTAACTTCTACTACTGAACTTGGAGGAGTAAGTGTAGAGGGATTAAATTTTACATTATTATCGTTACTCGTAAAGTTTGTTGGTCCTCCAGTATTACCTTGAGCACCAGTTGGACCTTGAAAACCTTGAGGTCCTATCCCCCCATCCGAACCTTTAAATCCTTGACTACCTTGTGAACCAGTAACACCTTTAAGTCCTTGGTCTCCGCGTGGTCCCGTATCACCTACAACTCCAGTATTCCCTTGCACTCCAGTTGTACCTTTAAATCCTTGACTACCTTGTGCTCCTACTCCCCCTTGCAGTCCTTGATTTCCTTGCGCCCCAACTGCACCCTGAAAACCTTGGTATCCTTGCGGTCCATTTATTCCTTGATCTCCATTTACTCCTTGCACCCCTTGAAGTCCTTGCACTCCTTGCGCCCCTTGAGCTCCTTGGGCCCCTTGCGATCCTTGAGGACCTTGAGGTCCACTAATTAAACTATCTGCATATTGTTTGTTAATAATTTGCGATGGAACAATTGGTAAAACACTACATATTGGAGGAGACGGAAAAAAAACATTCTCGCTAGAAGATGCAGTAACTAAAATATTACCATTTGTTTTTATAAGTAAATTTGCTGTTCCAAAAGTTTCTAAAGTTAAATTTGCATTGACTCCTGAATAAACTCGAGACGCTATGATATCCCATGATTTTGTAGTTTCATTAAATTGAGTATTTGACATAATTTATATACACTATTAAAATAAAAATTTATTTTATTATTATATTTGTTGCAAATTTTCCAGTTCAATTATACGTTTTAAGTAGGAATTGCGTTTTAATTTTTGACTTTCTTTTAAAATTTCTAAATCATTTTCTAGCTTGATAACTTTACTTTTAAGAGCTTTTGTGGCGCTTGCATATAATGGAGCTAGCAACTCATAATTAACAGTTTCTATGGATCCGGTATTCTCATCTCTGTAAACAAAATAATCACCTCTCTCATCTTCTGCCATTTCTTCTGCTATGAAACCGATGTATTTTTTTTCTTCTGGATTACCATTTTTGTCTTTATAATTATATATTGCTGGTCTAACATTTAATATAACATCACTATCTGGCAAAGGTTGAATATTAGTTTTATATTTTTCACTCGATGATACATAAAATAAAGTTCTTCCAGTAGTCGCTCCTCTCAAAAAAACTGCACCGGATGGTTCTGTCGCAGGAGCTTTAATCAAATTTAATGGTACCTTTAATTTATCATTCATAATAAACCTGCTATTTGCAGCATCATATGAAAAAGTTTTGTTATAAGTAGTTGAACCTGATGAAGCAGAAAAATTTATACTTCCACCAGAATTTACTTTAATATTATCTGGGTCTAAACGAGTTGCATATATTGTACTTGTCACATTAGTTAAACTTGCTGTCAAACTTACTTGTCCTTGATTACCACTTTGTGAAACAGATGTGTTATTACCACTACTTAAAGTCAAATTAGTTCCTGCCGTACCTTGTGTACCAACAGGTCCCTGGAACCCTTGAGGTCCTACACCTCCATCAGGTCCCTGGAACCCTTGAGGTCCTGCACCTCCAACGGATCCTTGAAGTCCTTGAGGTCCTTGACCTCCAACAGACCCTTTAAATCCTTGCGCGCCTTGCGCTCCATTTGCTCCTTGAGATCCTTGAGATCCTTGACCTCCAACAGACCCTTGTGCTCCTTGCGCTCCTTGCGCCCCATTTGCTCCTTGAGATCCTTGAGGTCCTTGTGCTCCTTGGTTACCGGTTGAACCTTTGTTTCCAGGTATACCTTGTAACCCATTTGGTCCTTGTATTCCTTGAGAACCTTGCGCGCCTTGAGGACCTTGGGATCCTGATGCAATTAAACTATCAGCATATTGTTTGTTAACAAGATGTGCGGGTATAACAGGCAAAACACTGCAAATGGGTGGTTTTGTAAAAGTTACATTCCCAGTTGGACCCGCAGTTACAATAACATTACCATTTGTTTTAATCAGCAGATTTGCTGTTGGCCCTGACGCTTCTAAAGTTAAATTTGCATTTACACCCGAATAAACTCGAGATGCGATAATATCCCATGATTTTGTAGTTACATTCAATTGTTGATTTGACATGATTTATATATAATTAAAATATAAATTATGTTTTGTTATTCGTGAAAAAATAAAATTAATATCCACTAAAAGATGATATACGTAAAATAACAACGCCCGACCCTCCATTACTACCAATAACATTTCCTGCTGGGCTTGAACTACTTCCTCCGCCACCACCTCCTGTGTTAGCAGTTCCTGCAATTCCTACATTTCCAGTGCCAGATGCAGGTGATGCTATTGGTGTACCACCAGCGCCTCCGCCACCATTTCCTCCAGTTCCATTTGTTCCACTTGGCGCGTTATAAACACCACCTCCACCACCACCTGCATAGTATGCTCCAGGCGCACCAGCAATAGTTGTTAAAATTCCACTACCACCATTTCCAGCAACAGATGGAGTTCCTGATGTACCTATTGCGGCCGCACCACCGCCTCCGCCTCCAGTATAATAACCTCCTGTGCCGCCACCCGTTCCACCAGCAAATCCTTGCCCCGCAGGAGACGCTGGGCCAGCTCCACCACCTGTATCACCACCACCACCTCCACCACTACCACCACTTCCACCTGGTGTAAATCGTTGACCTCCTGCTCCACCGCCTGCAGCAACAATTGATGTATTTAATGAACTTGATCCACCGCCTGAAGTAGGCGTACCAGTTGATGGGGAATTCACTCCTAAACCACCTTGTCCTACAGACGCAGGATAAGATGTTCCCGAAGTTACAGATAAAGCAGATTGAAGTTGTGGGCCTCCTGGGACAGAAGTAAAACCATAAGAACAAATAAATCCTCCACCGGCACCTCCACCACCACCAATAGAAGTTCCTGCAGGACCACCTCCACCTGGACCACCTCCACCAACAATGAGATAATTTATGGTTCCATTAAAAGTTGGAGAAAATGAGATTGTACCCGAACCATTTCCAAATGACCCGCCAGTATAAGTAATTGTATAAATAGTATATCCTCCGGCAACAGCATTAACAAATCCTATTGCATTGGCTGAATTTACATAAGTAGTTGTTACAGATGTATTTGAAAGTGAAGTAAAGTTAAGTTGTTGTGCTGTTGTAGACAATGAAACCCACCTTGTTCCATCGTAAAATTGAATTGCACTAATTGATGGATTATATCGCAATTGGCCTGCTCCAATGCCAGCACTAGTAATTCCTAAAGGCACTGCAAGATTTCCCGTAAATGTTAATGTATTATTTATGTTTGTTCCACTGCCTGTTATTTGTGCTATAACTAAATTTCCTGAGACAGATACATTTCCCGTTGGAGAGGCTATATTTGATGCATATACATACCAATTTCTTGAAGAATCATTAAATATATTTGCCGACATATACTATATATTATTAAAAGTACTTTTAAATTTAACAATATAATTTATAATTTAAGATGTGTATGTTGGAAATTGAATAATAACAATTCCACTTGCCCCATTATATCCATAATATAAACCATCACCTGGAATTCTTCCTCCTCCACCACCATTACCTGTATTTGGTGGGGGGTTTATTGACCCAGGTCCGGTTCCACCACCCGCTGCATATATTAGTGAAATTCCACTTATACTATTAGATGCTCCCGGACCTCCAGCATTTGTTGAAACAGGGCTTCCTGTTGCACCACCACCACCACCACCTTGTCCTCCACCTCCATCTGCTGCACCAGCATAACCTTCTGCTGGGGAATATCCACCTGCATTTCCAGATCCAGCTGAATTTGCATTATAAGCACCTCCACCACCAGAGCCTCCACTTTGAGCAAAAAGCGATGGAGTTGATGAACCGGATGCACCAGCTCCTCCACCTCCACCAGTTGCTGAAATTGTTGCAAATTGAGAATTACCTCCATTAGAACCTCTTGTGGATGTTGCATTTCCCCAATTTCCTCCGTTTCCAACTACTACTGTTTGACCCACACCACTTGTAATAGAAATTGTTCCTGTTCTATAACCACCTGCACCTCCTCCACCTCCATATGCAGCACTATAACCTGAACCTCCTCCGCCTCCGCCCGCTACAACCAAATAATTTGCTGCACTAGCAGAATAATTTGTTAATGTAAAGGTCCAAGATCCTACACTTGTAAAAAATAAGGTTGTGTACAATGTACCGCTAATTGCAACTGTCGATACCAACGGACTTCCCGTTGCCGTATAAGTAACTAAACTTTGAGTGCTTGTCAATCCATAAGAAGGAAACTTTAAAATGATAATACCTGATCCACCTGCACCAGATAATAAACTAGGTGTGTCTGAGGGATTTCTTATCCCTCCTCCACCACCTCCAGTATGCATAGTTGCCGAATATGCGTTTGAACTTACATTTCCAGCACCAGCACCAGTAGTAGTAATACCACCATTTACTCCAGTTCCATATCCACCTAAACCTCCAGCAACGTCTCCGCCGCCTCCACCGCCTCCAGAAAAGTAAATGCTAGATGAAACAACCTGACCAACGCCAAATCCAGATGGTCCGCTAGGCGATGCTAAAGTGGTTGTAATTATTGTTGTTGTACCTCCAGTTCCTCCTGCACCACCAGTTCCGGTAGATCCTACACCTATACTGCCTACCCCACCAGCACCACCACCACCTCCACTTGTATATGGGTATGGTGCACCTGGGCTACCAGCACCTCCAATATTTCCTTGAGGCGAAGCTCCTCCACCACCACTTGCGGTAACTGATGCACCTCCACCACCAGATCCTCCTGAAAATCCTGGTTGTTGTGCAGTTGCTATAGCCGTATTCCATGTACCACCGCCGCCTCCACCCAATGAAGTTATACCGCCAAATGCAGTATTTCCACCATTTATACCAGGCCCTCCAGAAGGAGCAGTAGGGCTTGGATAAGTGGCAGATGCTCCTCCACCCCCTACTTGGATAGAATAAGTCACACCTGGTGCTACCGAACCAGTTGTGCTTTGTAGTAAACCTCCTGCACCTCCTCCACCACCCATTCTAACGCCACCGGATCCACCTCCACTAACTACTAAATAACTTAATGTACCTATTCCTGTAAAATTTGGTATGATTGTACCAGAAGCAAAATTTGTTGAAGATGTTGCAGATGTTGTTGGGTTTGTAAAAATATATAAAGTTGAGCCTGTTTGAGTGGCAACAGAAGAATTATTACCAAGATACGCATTCCCGCTATCAAGATAAGCAACTGTATATACTGCACTACCAGAAATTGGTATTGGCAAAGTTGTATTAAGCGTAAAACCGGTTACTGTTAGCGTGGCTAAAACAGAAGATGCAGTAGCTGTCAATGATATCCACGTTGAACCATTGTAAAATTGTAATGTAGATAATGTTGGATTGTATCGCAATTGTCCGGCTACAATACCAGAAGTAGTAATTCCCGAAGGTATTATTAGATTGCCTGAAATTGTTACGAGTGAAGACTGCCCAGCATATCCTGTAACATTTGAAGCAATAAGATTTCCAGAAACAGAAACATTTCCGTTTACACTTGCAATATTAGCAGCATTTACTAACCAGTTTCTCGATTCATTAAATATATTTGCCGACATATATTATTAGCATTGAATAAAATTAAACCACTTTTATTTAATTTTATTTTTGTTTTTATTTTTGTTTTTGTTTTAGTTCTTTTTTTCCTTAACTTAAAAATCGAATAATAACTATTCCAGATCCTCCATTACCAGCAGTTCTACCTCCAGCAGTTACTGCGGCTATTCCTCCACCTCCACCACCAGTATTTGCCGTACCAGATGTTCCAGCAATTCCACTATACGCTCCAGCACCCCCGCCTCCTAATCCTCCTGCTCCTTGTTGCCCTGGATTTACAGGTTCAACTGCTCCGCCTCCTCCGCCAGAATAATAAATTGAAGTTCCTGTAATACTATTTTGAAGACCAGCACCTCCTGCGCCACCAGTTTCTCCAGGAGCAGTTCCATTACCACTACCTGCCGAACCAGCTGCTCCCGCACCTCCACCTCCAGCAGCACCCCTGTAAGATCCGGGAGTCGTTGTTCCACCACTATTTCCTTGACTGGGAGTTGTTGCTGGTGTGTTTCCACTTCCACCAGTACCAGTACCACCACCACCATCACGTCTGCCTCCACCACCACTTCCTCCAGCGTTTCCACTTGGATTTCCAGTGGTACCACCAGCTCCGCCTCCAGTAGAAGTAATACTAGCAAATACACTACTTGTGCCATTTGAGCCAACGGCTGCGCCATTTGTAGATCCAGTTCCTCCAGCCCCAACACTAATTGTATATGAAACACCATTAGTAACTGATAAAGTGCCTGTTAAGTAACCGCCAGCTCCACCACCGCCTTCACCTCCACCTCCTCCTCCAGCAACAACTAAATATGTTACACTTCCACTAAAATAAGGAATAAATGTATATGTTGATGTAGTAGAAATAGTAGTAAAAGAATATACTGTATATCCTCCCACTACAGGACTAGTTGGCCCCGTTGCTCCAGTTGAAGTTAAATATATTGGTGTAGGTATTGAACCGCTAGATGCGGTTATTAAAAACTGATTAAAAAAAGATGGCGGTATATATTGTTGAGATGTAAATCCTAAATTTATCCATGATGATGAAACAGAATTATAATATTGAAGCTTTTGCGTGTCTATTAAATAAGCTATTTGACCATTGTATGGAGTTGGAATATAAGTCGATAATGTTGATGATGTTACTTGATTTATTAATGAATAATTATATGACACATCAGGTCTTGAAGGATTTGCTAAAATAGGAATAATATTTTTAACATTTGCGTTTCCAGATACATCATAATTATTTCCTGATATATCCCAATTAATACTAGGCGTTAATAATTGCGACATTATATAAATAAGATTACAAATTTTATATTTTAAAAACTAATTTAAAAATCTTATTATTACTACACCAGATCCACCATTTCCTGCAACACCTGCTGGACCAACAGCAGACATTCCACCTCCGCCTCCACCTAAACCATTTGTACCAGATGTAGCCGCTGGCGCATTTCTATTTACGGCTCCGTTTCCTCCACCACCCAATCCTCCTGTTCCAACTGCTGAAGGTCCATTTGCTGGTTCACACCCCCCTCCGCCGCCACCAGCATAATAAATTGAAGCTCCTGTAATACTATTGGCTAATCCATTTCCTCCAAGTCCACCAGTTTCAGCAGTTCCTGGTGCCGTACCTCCTCCTCCACCACTTCCTGCAACTCCAGCACCACCACCACCAGCTGCACCCCTGAAAGGACCTCCAGCACTTGTTCCACCATTATTTCCTTGGCTTGGACTTGTAGATGGCGTATTTCCTGCTCCACCCGTTCCTCCGCCATCACGTCTTCCACCACCACCGCTTCCGCCCGCATTTCCATTACCATTGGAAGTGGTACCACCATATCCACCTCCAGCAGCAGTAATACTTCCAAAATAACTACTAGAGCCATTTGAACCAATGGCTGAACCATCTGTAGATCCAGTTCCTCCAGCTCCAACACCGATTGAATATGGCGTTCCACTAGTAACTGATAAAGTACCTGTCAAGTAACCTCCTGCACCACCTCCGCCTTCACCACCTCCTCCTCCACCACCAACAACTAAATATTGCACTGAACCACTAAAAGTTGGTGTAAATGTATATGTTGATGTAGTAGAAATAGTAGTAAAAGAAATTATTGTTGAACCACCAGCTTGTGGAGCCACACTACTCGATGTACCATAATAGGTTAAATACGTTGGTGTTGGAGGTGATCCACTAGTCGCAGTTAAAGTATATTTATTAAGATTATAGTTGACTCCTGGAAATGCATTTACCCAACTAGATATACTTGAGTTATAATATGTTAAAATAGCTGGACTTGCCTGTGTGCCAGAGTTTAATACAAGACAATATTGGCCGTTGTAAGGGGTAGGAAAATATGTACTTCTTGTAGTCGTATTTCCGGCTAATCCTATAACAGAAAAATTATATGAAACATCCGTTCTTGTATTTGATAAAATAGCTAAAACATTACTTGCTGTCATATTTCCTGATACATCCGTGTTATTACTTGATATATCCCAATTAATATTTGGCGTTAATAGTTGTGGCATTATATAAATAAGAATATAAAGTTAATTTTTTATTTAATTTATTAATCTTAAATTATTTCTTGATAACCCGAACTTCATCATGTAAAGTTTTAAGAAACATTCCACAATATCGTACAACTATTACTTGTCGCAGTTGCACCCAAACTATCTGTTATTACTACTTGGAAAACAGATCGCGTATTTGCTACTCCACCTCTTGTAGCAGTTGCAGAAGAAGTATTTCCACTAATTGTTCCTCCAGTTCCTCCAACAAATGATACTCTTGACCAAGTGGATCCTACATATGTTCCAGACCCCCCTGTTATTGAAAGCACAGAAATTGTTTGCGGGGAAACACCCCCAGCCGCAATGCTACTCGTTATGCTAACTGATAATGGTGCGGCCGACGATGATAAAAATCGAATAATAACGACTCCAGATCCACCATTACCTGAACTATATCCAAACGCCGTTGATTGGGCAATTCCACCTCCACCGCCCCCTAGGCCATTTGTTCCTGGTTGAGGAGGTGGATTTGGTGCAGCCGCGGGAGCAGGATTGGTGAATCCACCAACACCTCCATTGCCGCCGCCGCCACTTCCACCTGGTGCAGCTGCAGAAGTACCATTTGCCGGTTCACAGCATCCTCCACCTCCGCCAGCGTAGTATGTACTTGTTCCAGTAATAGTGTTAGTCAAACCAACTCCTCCAGCACCACCTCTTTCTGCAGGCGATGATCCACCAGTTCCTGCAGCTCCAGATGCACCAGCCCCACCTCCTCCTGCAGCTCCAACATAAGCACCTCCAGGGGAACTTCCTCCTGCATTTCCTTGACTTGGAGTAGTCGATGGTGTATTTCCTGCACCTCCGGGTGTACCACCATCACGTCTACCGCCTCCACCACTTCCTCCCGCGCCGCCAGCTGTTGCGGGCGTGCTACCATTTCCTTGAGCTCCTCCATATCCTCCACCAGCCGCGAGTATGCTTCCAAAAGCACTAGTTCCACCACTAGTTGCAGTTCCAGCTGCACCTGCACCATTATTTACACCTCCAACAGATCCCACCCCACCAGCTCCAACATAAATGACGTATGGAGTCCCGCTAGTAACTGATAAAGTTCCTGTTAAATATCCTCCTGCACCTCCACCGCCTTCTCCACCACCACCGCCTCCACCAACAACAAGATATGTGACACTTCCACTAAAATAAGGTAAAAATGTGTAAAATGTTGCACTCTGTATGCCAGTAAAAGAATATACACTATATCCTCCCTCAACAGGAGATGTTGGTCCTGTAGCTCCTCCTGAAGTTAAATAAATTGCATTTGGCGAATATATTGTTCCACCACTAGAAAATATTGAAAATGAATTTGAAAGTTGTGCAATACTGCATGGATAGCCATAACCTGTTAAAAAACTTAACCAAGCATTCAATGATGTGCTATATGTTGTTAAATTTCCTGTATTTAAAATATAATTTATTTTTCCGTTATACGGCGTAGATATGTTTCCCGTAATCGTATTTCCTGCCAAATTTACTAATGAAAAATTATATGAAACATCTGTTCTTGTTGGATTTGGTACTTTTGGTGTAATTTGCCGACATCTTGAATTTAATGAAACGTCTAAATTATTTACTGATATGTCCCAATTTATTGTTGTTGTTAATAATTGTGGCATGATGTTATATAAATAAGATAAATAATTATTTTATTTATATTTTGCATTTAGATTTAAGTTAAAAACTTGATAATCACAACTCCAGACCCGCCATTTCCAGCATTGTATGGACCTGCGCTGACTGCGGCAATTCCACCACCGCCTCCCCCTAAACCATTGACACCTGAAGTTGGCAAAAGCGATGGAGCACTATTTGCACTTTTTCCACCTCGACCTCCTCCACCAAGACCACCATACCCTCCTCCCGTTGCATATGCTGTATTTGTTTCTACGGATCCTCCTCCACCACCAGCATAATAAGTTGATGTTCCAGTTATACTATTGGCTAACCCATTTCCTCCAACTCCACCATATTCAGTTGTAGCGGCGCCACCTCCTGATGCACCACCAACTGCTCCAGCGCCTCCACCTCCTGCCCCACCTTTAAATCCGGATCCTGCAGGAGGTGATGTACCACCTGCATTTCCTTGTCCAGGAGTTCCTGCACCTCCATTTGCTCCATCACGTCTGCCTCCACCACCGCTTCCTCCTGCATTTCCATTGTTATTACCAGTTGATGTTACACCCCCGCATCCGCCTCCAATTGTAACAATACTAGCAAATGCACTATTTCCACCATTTGTTCCAATTGCAGCTCCTCCAATACTTCCCGCACCTCCTGCACCAACATAAATTGTATATGCAGTTCCATTAGTAACTGCCAAGGTTCCAGTTAACAGCCCACCAGCACCACCTCCACCTTCTCCACCTCCACCACCTCCCGCAACTACTAAATATTGGACATTTCCAGTAAAATAAGGAATAAAAGTATAAGTTGTAGTTGCCTGAAGAGCGGTAAAAGAAAACATAGTGTAACCTCCTGAAAGAGGGTATGAAATAATTGTAGAACCATCAACATCAAAATATGTTGGAACTGGTAAATATTCAGTTCCTCCAGAAGATTTTATAAGATAATTAAAACCATTTGCTATTTGAATCCAACTTGATGTTGCTCCACTATAAAGAGACAAACTATATGGGGATGTATTATTATTTGTTAATAAACACACTTGACCGCTATAAGGAGTTGGATAATATATTCCTCTTGCGGTTGCATTTGCCGCTATATTTACAATTGTAAAATTATATGGAACATCCGTTCTTGATCCACCATTTGATGAAGGAATTAAACTAGAAGTTTGTACATTTAAAGAAACGTCTAAATTATTTACTGATAAATCCCACGTAACATAATTAGAATTTATGGTAATATTTGGGTTTAACGTACTTGTTAATAGTTGTGGCATGTTATATAAATACAATAATAATTTTTTACATATATAATTTTATTTGCAAAATAATGTGTTTAACTTAGAAATTGAATGATAACTACACCCGATCCACCACTTCCTGCATTGTTTCCATATGCCGTAGCGGAAGATATGCCTCCACCTCCTCCACCCAGTCCATTTATCCCATTTTGTGGAAGTGGCACTGGAGCTGTTGCAGGACCAGCAGGTGAAGGCGATGGTGATGGATTAAAACCGCCAACACTTCCATTTCCTCCGCCTCCTAATCCTCCAAATCCTACTTGCGTTGGATTCGCAGGTTCTGTACATCCTCCACCCCCACCTGCATAATAAATAGAAGTTCCTGTAATAGAATTTGTCAAACCATTTCCTCCAGCACCTCCATATTCTCCGAAATTGGGAGTGGATGGCGCTTGAGTATTTCCACCTCCCAATCCAGCTCCTCCAGCACCTCCGCCCCCAGCTGCTCCTCCATATGGAGTTATAGATGTTGTTCCACCAGCATTTCCTTGTCCAGCAGGACTTGCTGCTCCTCCGCTTCCCCCAGCGTCGCGTCTTCCACCACCTCCACTACCGCCTGCAGAACCATTTCCACTACTTGTTGAACCTCCTCCGCCTCCACCTGCAGCAGTTATACTTCCAAAGGTACTACTTGTTCCATTTACACCTGGATTATTTCCAAGAGCTCCGCCAGCTCCGCCAGCTCCAACGCTAATAGCATAAGATGTGCCATTGGTTACAGCCAATGTTCCCGTTAAGTATCCACCAGCCCCACCACCACCTTCGCCTCCTCCGCCTCCGCCACCAACTACTAAATACGTGACATTTCCATTAAAATAAGGAGTAAAAGTATAACTAGCTTTATTACTAGTAATTGTAAATTTATAAACTGTATATCCTCCTGATACCGGATATGGTAGTCCTTCAACGCCATACGATCCAGTAGTTTTTGAAGAATTCAAAAAAATTGGTCTAGGAATAAAGTTGCTTCCACTAGTCGATACAATAGAAAATAAATTAGTGCCAATAGGAAATGCAGTAGTTAAAGGTAACCATTGAGTAATTGTTGAGTTATAATAAAATAAAGTATTAATACTGGAATCTGTTAAATAACATAATTGTCCGTTGTATGGATTTGGTATATATGTGGATCTAGTTGTTTCATTTGAAGCCAAACTTGAAACAGAAAAATTGTATGAAACATCAATTCGTGCCGGATTTGCTAAAAAGGGTTTAATATTACTTGTAGTAAAATTTCCAGATATATCTATGTTATTAACTGAGATGTCCCAGGTTACACTATAAGAAATATTACTTGAAAGATTTGTTATACTATTTGTTAATAATCTTGGCATCGTATAAATATAATAATGATAAAAATTTTAATTATTATATTTATTTAGATCTAAAAATTAATTTGCAAAACGAATTATAATTACTCCCGATCCCCCGTTTCCTGCGGAAACGCCATTTGAATTTACAGCCGCAACACCGCCACCACCTCCACCCGTATTTGCTGTTCCAGGAGTTGGCAATGGATTTGGATTTGTATATGGTCCTGGTCCACCATTTGATGACATAGAACCTTTTGCTCCTGCACCACCACCACCAGTTCCACCTAGACCTCCACCTGGTGCCGGGGAAGTGTCTGACTCGCAACAACCACCACCACCTCCTGAAAAATAAACATCCGGTGGTAATACGGGTCCTATAGGTGGAGGCGTATATATTTGTCCTACATTTAAAGCAGATGCCGCACTAACTGGTATTATAGTAGTTGCAGTTAATCCAACTCCACCAGCACCACCCGCTTCCGTAATTTGTGTTCCCGAAGGACCTCCACCTGGAGCAGTACCAAAACCACCTGATAAACCATAACCTCCAGCAGCGCCTGCACCGCCACCACCTCCACCACCAGTCCAAGTTGCGCTGCCTTGAGTGTTACCTCCAGCATTTCCTTGACTAGGGGTTCCAGTATTAACACCAGGGTTTCCGCTTGCATATGCTGGATAAACTGAGCCGTTTCCGTCGCGACGACAACCTCCACCAGAACCTCCGGAATTACCTTTACCTGCAGCTGCACCTGTTACAGTAGTTTCACAACCACCCGCTCCGCCACCAACTGCAGTTATCCCATTAAATACACTATTCCCACCATTTGTTCCTTGAACTTGGATTGATGGACTTACGCCTCCTGGTGAAGATGTACACCCTGCGCCTCCAGCGCCAACAGAAATACTATAACCCGTACCACTAGTGACAGCATAACTAGTGTTTTGTAAAAGACCTCCTGCTCCGCCACCACCTTCACCTCCACCTCCGCCTCCAGCAACAATAACATATTGAATATTTCCCGTAAATAAAGGGGTAAATGTATAGGTAGTTACACTTGCTACAGAAGTAAATGCAATAATGGTGTAACCTCCAGATATTGGTCCAGATATTATTGTAGTTCCATCACTTGCTAAATATACTGGACTTGGAACATATGCAGACCCGGCGCTTGCAGTTACTAAGTATCCACTTGTTAAGTTAAGTGAAAAATTCCACCATAAAGAAGAAGATGCATTCCATACAGAAAAGTTATTGTTTGAAGTTGTAAAGGCCATTTTACCATTATATGGATTTGGAATATATGTGCTTCTATCAATAGTATTTCCTGCTAAATGAATAACTGAAAAATTATACGAAACATCGCTTCTAGCGGGGATTGGACCAGATGGAGCTATATTAATCGTACGCAAATTTAATGAAGCATCTAAATTATTTGCAGATATATCCCAATTAACATTTATTTTAGTATTTGTCGAAGCATTTGTAATATTTGCTGTTAAATAACGATATGACATTGATATAATATTCGTATTTAAAAATTTTAAGAATATTATACTTAAACACTTGTTGTTAAACTATGTGTATATGGGTTTGATCTAAAAGCATTCAATAAGTCTGGACTAATTCTATCACAGCCAACACACTCATTATAATATTGTGGAGCATTAATTTTACCATATGTTTCCTTTCCAGGAGAAATTTTAATTACTGATGATGGAGCGTTGTAACGTGTATTCAAACAATCATTATCTTGTCTTGCAATAGAAACATTGTATTGATTGTTAAAGGTTTCCATTCCTCCAGGATTGGGTCTGTTATAAATGGTTTGCGATTTAATATCATTATTGTGTTGTCTATAAACACTATCATAATTCATGTCACCATATCCCGTTGCAGCACCACCAACAAAACCAAGAGTGGAACAACTTGTAGTATCTCTCTGTGTTAAATCCATAGGAGTATAATTATTCACATATATTCCCTCTTTTTGATTATTAATAAAAGTATTGGGTGTGTACAATGTAGTTTCCTTAATTGTTTTTTGTGTTACATCATTAGGATTTAATACATATCCAGATTCAACAGCAGATCCAGCATCTCCATAAACACGCAAATTAGCAACAACTTCCTCTTTTCTCGAAGGTCTAAGAACATCCATTAAAGGAGCAATAACTGCACCAATAGCTCCGCTAAATCCACTTCTCAATGTATCTGTTTGACGACTTGTTGATCTGTGGTTATTGTAATTTGAATAACTTTTTAAATTATCTAAACCTTCGATAGCTCCACGTCCAACAGCGGCAGAATGATTAATATCTTTGGCAGGCAACTCATTTCTTTTAGAATCTTCATAAGCAGTTGGCACGTATCCAGCAACCTTTTCAGCAGGAGCCGCGGGTCCAGGATACGATGTTTCGCAGTCGGGTCTTCGAATAATTCCCGTTTCTTGAATAGAGCGCAACATTTGTCCTTTCTCTCCACCAGTGGTTGTCAACCAACGATCTTGAGTATTAATAAAAAATGTATCAGGTTTTTGTTTTTCAACACGACCAATAATACCAACATTTTTAACATTTGAATTTGCAGGGCCTTCATGATTATCTAAAGTATATTCCATTTTAGGATTTGTGGCCACGCGCAGTTGATCTACAGTTTTATCAATCCACATATCACGGGCCTCCATTCCCGAGTTGAATCCTCCTGTTCCCTCTGCAGAAAAGCCTTGATTTAAACCAGGACCAACATAAACAGGCGCAAAGGGCTTGACATTATTACTTTTCATTCCAGGATTTACACGTGATTGGTAAAAATCACTATTATTTGGCGCACCAAAAGCCCAGTTAATATTATCTTCGGGTTTGAATAAAGGTGCTTGTTCAATTTTCTTGATAACTTGAGAACCTGTGCCAGCCATATTATCTAGTACAGTTTCAGCAACATTCATATCATAAGTATAACCTTTGATTTTTCCTCCATAAAATGGTACCATGTTATTGTGTTTGAATTCTTGAGAATCCAAATAATTTCCATTCATGCTATAAATTTGTTGGGGTGTATTTCCAACACGAACTCCTTCATTTTGTTTTTTCTCAAAATAAGATTGATTAAAATACTTGTCTGTAGCAACATTTGGATTGGGATATTCTTGTACTGTATCAACCAATTGATTTAAATTGGAAACAGGGTAATTTTGAGGAGGAATATTTGTGTTTGGTAAACTATTGGGTCTTGCCCCAGCAGTTTGAAAATTCTCTAATAATGGTCTTTTACGTTGTTTTGAATTATTTTGATTAGCAACAACATATAGTCCTCCTAATGCTAATATTGGTATCGCGACTTCCATATTAATATATATACAGGAATATATTTTAAATCAACAAACTTTTAGAAAAAATTTGGCAAAACAATTATAAAAACATACTTTTAAAAAGTATAACAAAATCTAAATAGTATACTTAAAACCCTTAATATAAAGATAAATCTATTATGAAAATCGAAAAATATTTTCATTTTTTCTAATAAAAATATTTTTAGGAGGGGTGTGGGGAACCTTGGTTCCCTACTTTTAAAATCCACAGGAATTTGTTGTGCTACAAATATTTGGTCCTCCAGCATATCCACCTCTCTCTCGAACAACAGGTAATAAATTATCTGTTGAATTTGGATCTGTACATAAAGGCGTCAATTGAAAGGGCATGTGATAATCTTTTTCTAAAATTCGCGTGTTCAAATTATTTTGAAATGGCAAACATGTATTTTCTTGAGGATTCAATGGTAATGTATACCAGTCAACTTGTTCTAAATCTCGCGCCGTCCAAGCCGGCATGATTGCCCTTGATTGCTCAGTATATAAATTATTGCAACTAGGATATTGTATGGCACTATTTGGCACGTTATAACTGGTGTATGAATCTTTTCCTAAACAATCTCTCCCAATCTTTCTATTCACGCCCAACAAGTCGCTCTCCAAATTAATGGTATTTGTTCTTAAATTTGCACCCCATTTTTGAATTATAATTTGAGGATCTTCTATATAACAAGGATCCGCGCCATTACCAGGAACATTTAAAATATATCTACCTGGACCAGTGGACTGCTGTAAACTTTTTTTTGTTCTGCAAGGATCATAATAAAATCTTGTATTAGCCATTATTATAATTTAATAATATTTTATTTATGTTCAAAACAAATTAAATAATATGTTATAAGTAATTAAATAATCGATGGATTTAATAATCACAGAAAAAGTTCAACCAACATTATGTTTAAATATGATTGTTAAAAATGAAAGTAAAATTATAACCAGATTATTGGCATCTGTCTTACCAGTTATTGATTGTTATTGTATTTGTGATACTGGATCAACTGATAATACAATAGAAATTATTGAAAGTTTCTTTAAGTTACATGACAAGCCAGGAAAAGTTGTTATTGAACCTTTCAAAAATTTTGCTCACAATCGTAATTTTGCTTTAAAAGCGTGTTTGGGAATGTCTGACTATGTTTTGCTTTTGGACGCCGATATGATTTTACAAAATATTCAAAATTTTGATAAAAATTTTTTAAGTACAGGAGATACATTTTATGTTTTGCAAGGAAATGATAGTTTTTATTACCAAAATACGCGAATTATTAAAAATGATGAAGTTTATGGATATGTTGGTGTAACTCATGAATATATTTCTACTCCTCCTGGAAATATTTCAAGAAGTATTGATAAAGATAAGTTATTTATTTTAGATGTTGGAGATGGTGGAGCTAAAAGTGATAAATTTGAACGAGATATTCGGTTATTGAGTCAAGCGCTAGAAGAGGATCCAAACACTTTGGCCGATCGATATTTATTTTATTTAGGAAATAGTTATCACGATTGTGGTAGATTTGTTGAGGCAATTGAAACATATAAAAAACGCATTGAACATGGAGGTTGGGAACAAGAAACTTGGTATAGTTATTATAGAGTTGGTCAATGCTATAAAAATATGGGTAAAATGGCCGAAGCAATATATTATTGGATGGAAGCATACGATTATTTTCCAAACAGAATAGAAAATATTTATGAAATTATAAGTCATTATCGCTATATATCAAAGCATAAGTTATGCAAATATTTCTATGAAATTGCAAAATCAATATTAGATAAAAAATTGGATAAGGATTCTTTTTTATTTTTACACAATGATATTTACACTTACAAGATTGATTATGAATACACTATTTTTGCGGCATACACGCAAAACTATAACATTAATAGAGAAGTAGTTAATATTTTAAATAACTCTGAGGATGGTACAATTAATAATAATTTACTATCAAACATGAAATTTTACAAGGATGTTTTAAAACCTATTTATACTATTGACATTGGATTCACCGGAAATTATCCAGTTGGTACAAAAGATATAAAATTTTATTCATCTTCTAGTTGCATTTTACCAAAGAAAATTGGACAAGGCTATATCATGAATATTCGTTGCGTCAGTTATAGAATAGATGATAATGGGTATTATTTGGATTGCGATAATGTAATTACCGCAAATAAATATGTTGAATTGAATAAAGATTTTAAAGTTATTGATGAAAAAAGATTTGTGGTTGAGGATGATGGAAGACTTTATTTGGGAATTGAAGATATCCGAATTTATCCAAATGATGAAAATCCTTACTTACTCGACTTTGTTGGAACTGGTTTTCACAGAGATAATACAATTGGTGTAGTATATGGCAGATATAACAAAGATGATGATGTTTTGAGAGGAACTGAAATTAAACCCTCTTTTGTAAAATCAGATTGCGAGAAAAACTGGGTAAATATTTTTTATAAAAACTCTAATCATGTTGTATATAAGTGGCATCCTTTGCAAATTTGCAAAATTAATACAGAAACTAATCAGCTTGATTTGGTTGAAACAAGAACAAACATGCCAAAAATATTTTCTCACAGCCGTGGATCTACTTGTGGCTATACATTCAACAATGAAATTTGGTTTGTTCTTCACATTGTTTCTTATGAACAACCTCGCCATTATTATCACATTTTTGCTATTTTTGATCTAAATATGAATTTACAAAGATATTCAGCTCCTTTTAAGTTTCAAGGCGAGCCAATTGAGTATTGCATTGGTTTAATTGTTGAACAAGATCGGGTTATTGTTCCTTATAGTACATGGGATCGCACAACAAAAATAGCTATTTATAGTAAAACATATGTTGAATCTATAACAAATTATCAATAATACTTTTAAAAAGGTATTGCAAAATATGTTTATTAAAAATACTTTTTATAAAAGTATATTTAATAATTATCAATGATTGAACTATTATGATCGCATGTGTACGGCATAAATAAAAATCTCATTCTTTTATAAACTAAATACCAAATATTAACTTCCCACATTATTGTGTGTTTTGTCTCAATAATCTCCAAACAAACCAGCTTCATTATTCGTGCAAATTCTAAAAGAAAAGCTCTATTCCCACCGAATACCGATCCACCAAAATACCAACACATGTCTCTATAAATATTATTAGCATATTCTGTATCAGGATTCCAAATAGACGCAATTCTTACTTTATTATATTTGCACGTTGCAAGACGTTCTATTTTTTTTATAAATTCCTCATTACTACATTTGCACATATGTTTTACGCCAAAATCTACCCAAATGTATTGACTTGGTGGTGTCGTGTCGCTACTAGTCATTTCAATGGCTTGTTTTACCCATTCTGTTTTATGACACTGAGTGAACATATATTGAATTGTATCTTTTTCCGGATTATTATTATTAGGATGAAAATCGGTAATTTTATGCATGTGTTCATATAAATAACTAGATTCTTTTACAAAGGGAATAATTCGAGTATTATGATTTTCGTATGACTTATATCTATCAACTACAGATGAATCAATAAAAATTATTTTATTGACATTTGCCTGTAAAAGTGGAATAAAATATTCAGTATATTTCTTGTTATTTTCGTTGGTTTCCAAACATTGAGGGGTTGTAATATTTGCCATAAAAGCAGAAACAATTACTACATCGCTAGGAGCCTGATATTGTTCCATTATTTATTTTATACTTATTATTTTATTTTTAAGTATAAAAATTAATTATTATTTATGAAATGGAATACATTGTAATGGAAAAATTAAATGTTCCATTATAAGTTCCAAATTGATTCAATTGAATGTACCATTGAGTAATTGCTGCCCCCGTTCCGGTAGTCAAGTCTAAAATATCGCTATACGATCCAACATTTCGGTATGGTATTGATCCTACTGCAGTTGTTACTGGAGTTAAATAATATGGTCTAAAACCAGTAAAAATCTGTGTACTATATCCATTTGCAGTAAGATTTGCATCACTATAAAAATAAACATAAAAAGTATTAAGAACCGGAGGCGAAAAAGATGAACCAAAACCCTCGTATATAGAAATATTAATAGCCCACTTTTTACCTGCTGCTGGTAATGTAATTGGAATTGGAATTTTTGTTGCATAACTTGCGGAAGTAAAAAATTGTTGATCTGACAGCGAGACAGGAACATCTGAACCTATATAAAAAGGTGCATTAATATTATAGACGGCACTTGCAACTAAAAGAGCTCCAGCAGGTCCAGCGGGTCCAACAGGACCACCAGAAGGACCCGTAGGTCCTGTGTCACCTTTGCAACTTCTTCCTGTAGGTCCTGTAGGACCTGTCCATCCTGTTAAACCTGCAGGACCAATAGCACCAATAGGTCCAGTAGGGCCAGCAGGTCCAACAGGCCCACAACCAATTGAATTGCAACATTTCATTGCTCCCAAATAATCAGAATAACTTCTAGAATAAGACATTGTATATACTATTATTATATAAATTATTTTTTATAATAACAGAAATCGAATTATGTGGATGGCAGCGAAGAAAGACACAATTTTATCTCACCAAGACTTGCTACATTATACTTAACAACCAGAGGCAAATCATTCTCTAAATACAACTCAATTTGTGAGCACAAGTTTGTACATTTAATAAAATAACCTAAATTCTTCAAGGAAAACTCACCTTGAATCACCTTAGAAGAATCTTGTTTTAGAACAAACCCCATGCTACCATCAGACTCTGCTCTATGAATCTCTGCTTGTGCAAATTGTCCAGAGCATTTGAAAATTAATTCATTACCCACCGACTTAATTTCTAACTTGTCAGAAATGCACGATAGGTCGCGAATAATCTTTTGGAAGTCAGCAGAAGGCAAATTGATAATGGAAGAAAACTTCACATCGGGATATTCCAACTCCTCAGGCTCAGGCTCAATAAGACGCAACTTCTGTGTCTTACATTGCTTGATCTCACCATTCTCAAATTTTAATGCTAAATGAGAAACAATTCCATCGACATAGTCAGAATTCTCAATATAAATTGTCAATGTATCATCATTGTCAATAGAATTAATCAATTTGAATAAATGAAACATATTTACACCAATAATAATTTTCTCCTTCTTACATTCATAAAATTCAAAATTTTGTGCGGCTAAATACAAATGAGCCAAAATGGTATGAGATTTGTCCATATTGATAATACGGATACCATCAGGTTGAAAAGTAATATTTGTTTCTAATAAAATATCTTTCAATGCTGTCATCAATGTTCTAAAAGGAGCAATTTGTACTGTTTTAATTGTTAATACATTTCCATCTGTTGATGAATTTTTAATCGAATTCGACATTATAATTGTTTTTATTTTATAATCTTTAAATACTTATGGGGCAAATATTTTTATTTTAACGCACTAAAAGTATATTTTTACTTTTGCTATATTTTTTTAAAAGGATACTTTGGGTGCTGTTCCTTGACCATGTCCATATTCTCTCTTTGCTTTTTTGGCTAAAGCAAGAGCTTTGCTTCCAGGTTTACATCCACTTTCTAAAATATTATAATCTACCGCAGCCGCTTTTCCGGCTGTTATTGTGCTTGCCAACCTCGCAACACCCCACGATTGACCTGTTTGATTCGGACGCGATCCACTTGAAAAATATGCACCTTCACCTTTACGTATAATTTGGCTTAGTGCATTTTTTGAGCATCCTGTTTTTTTTGCTAGTTCATCCGTTGCACCAATAGTTTCTACTCCATACATTTTTCGCGCCTTAATAATGTGAGGGGATACTTTTGATTTAAAACTTTGTACAGGTTTTCGTGTATAGTAGAGTCCCTTTTTGTAGAGACGCCTTGATTTTTTTAACATTCGAGATTGCATTTTTTTATCTTTTCTTGTTAATCTTTTTGGTAAATATCTTATTGGCACTTTTTGAGTCTTCATCTATATTACTTTTAGAAAAATATACTTTTCTTAAAAGTATAGCAAAATGCTATTTTTTAAAAAGAATATAAACAAATGCTTATTATGTATATCTAAATGAACGTTGATAATGAACTTGAAGATAAGTGTCAAGAAACTATTAAACAATTGTGTGAAAAGTATCAAAATAATCTGTATATGTTAAATCGAATTAACAATCATATAAATAACTATTTGCCTAATACACTTGATAATGAATGCAAAAATTATGAGAAACGTGTTGACAGAAATAATTTATTAACAAATGAACAAAGAATTTTTGTGCAAGTTTTTTTAAGTAAAAATCAATATTATTTCCTAAGTAATAACAACAATTCTTCTTTTTATGAATATAACGGAAAAAATTACAAAATTGTTAAAGAAGATGATATTCTTTTCAAATTATTAACTAGTATTTCAAAGGATAAACCTCTTGTACAATGGAAACATAAAACAAAAATTAATATTATTAAAAAAATCAAAGAGAGAAATCTTTTGAAATCAATCCCTGAAACATATACTATTCAGAATGTCTTGAATTTTCTTTGTCCTGCTATTTTCTCTACAAAAAATCAAGCAAAATATTTTTTAACTGCTATTGGGGATAATATTTTAAAGAAAAACACTGAAAATATTTTTCTTATTAGTCAAAATACTAAAAAATTACTTTGCGAAATTGATAATATTGCATACGTGAATATTGGTAATTCCAACACTATTAATAATTTTATGACCAAATATCATGAAAATCACAATTATGAAAATTGTAGACTTATTAAAACAAATGAAAATTTTTCAATTGAACTTTTTAAAGAGGCAATTAAAGCAATTGGATTAGATTTATTGGTAGTAGCAAGTCACTATTCGAATAGACACCAAAATTCCGATAATTTTATTGAAACAAAGTCTGACGAAGATTTGAAAAATTATGCATTCTTTTTAAAAAATAACACACAAAACGCTATTGTTGAAAAATTTATGAATCAATGCATTGAAAAAGTTGGAGAAAATTCAGAAAATTTATTTACAATTCAGTGGAAAAATATGCATTTTGTATGGAAACAATTTATTCATAGTTTGACTTTACCTAATATGATCTATTCAACTACTCTTAAAAATTTATTGAAAGAAAAATTGGAATATAATGAAGAAACTGATATGTTTATAAATGTTACAAGCAAATATTTACCTGTAATTTCTGATTTTACCAACTTTTGGGAGACAACTATTCAAGTTGTAAATAATGAAGAGTTTGATGATGAAATGGAAATTGATGAAATATGTTTATTATTCAAAATATGGTGTAATAAAAACTCAAAATCTGTTTTTTCAAATGGTAACTTGCGTGAAAAAGACGTTCTCAATATTCTCCAGCATTTTTTTCCAAATGTTGAAGTTCTTGATAATAAATACATTTTAAATATTCAATGCTCACTTTGGGACAAAAAGAAAGATATTCAATATACTTTGGATATACTTAAACTTCAAGCTAAAGAAAAATATGACTTTTCTAATGAAACTGATATGAATCCTTTAATTGAGTTTGAAGAGGCCTATAATTTTTATATTTTATTTCAGACACAAAACCCCGATAAATTAACTGGAGATTGGCTTGTTATTGTTAGCAAACGTTATTTTGAAAAATATTTATATGCTTTCTTATCAGATTACATCATGTATGATAATTTTATTTCTAGCGATTGGTACTTAGTTTAATTTTCATATTATTTAATTTTAATTTATCAAATAATATGTTTAAAAGTTGTTTTAGATTTTTCTTGAAAAGTTGCTTTAATTTCCAAGACCAGCTGCAAATTGAACGCCAGTGCTAGGATTCTCGGCAGTGGTACCCGCCATTCCGCTAACTTCAGCCGGGCTCAAGGCAAAATTGGTGCCAGCATAGCCTCCGCGTCTTCTGCGGCTCTTTCCACCGGCGCGGCTTCGGCCTAACATAAGGCTGCGCTTGTGGTGGCTTCGGCCACCCTTCTTGTTGTGAAGTAAGACAAATCCAAATTTGCCCTTCTTGGTTCCGTATCCAGCTTTTACTAAACGTTTGGATTTTTTCTCGGAATGGTGCTTCTTCTTTGAAACAATGCGCCCGTGTTTGTTCTTAAGCAAATCTTTCTTTTCTAATCCACCACTGGTGTGCTTGGCAGTTCCGTGCCAAACCTCGGCTCTGGTTCCTGTTGATTTTTCGTGAGTCATTATAAATTGACTAGAGAAAAAATAATTATTTCTAAAGGATAATTATTTTTAACGCGGGTTTAAAATTTATTTCGTATTGGTCTTATTGTCGGAGTTGTAATTGCACTTAAAGCATCATATTTTGGTTGTCTATTATTATTTGCATTTCCAAAAAATGTTCTTCCTCCTAAACTTGTACTAGCAGATAATATTTGAGAGACTCTTTGTGCATTTGATATTTGTGGATTATTTTCTGCTGTTACAAATTTTTTATATTGCCTCTTTATGCAGCCGCAATATAGTTGTTTTTGATTTTGTCTTGTCATTTGTTTTACAAAAGATACATTTGCGCCTTTATATGTTACTGGAAAACCAAAAATTGCTTCTGACATCTATTATACTACAACTTTAAAAAGTTGTGCAAATTTAAAAAGTTTTCTAAAATTTTATTATTGCCATAAAATATATATGAGTCAGTGTTATAAATCTTATAAAAAAAGAAATTTGATAAAAACTGGAGAATATTTATTAAAACAACCATGTTGTGATAGTTATAGTTGTTCAGAATTAGCTAAAGATTTGGAAGAATTGCAATACAAATGCAATGATCTTTTTGGTGAAATAAATTTATCTCAAAGAGATGCTAAAGGAAATATTGAAGGTACACTTTGTTCTTCTCTGAGAGATAAAAAAATAGCACTTTTAAATAGATTTAAGGGTGGTAAAAGAAGAGGAACTTACAAACGAAAAATTCAAAAACTTAAAAAAACAATCAATTCTCGAAAAAATAAAAATAAATCAAGAAAAACAAAATAAAGAAGAATTAAATAAAAATTGAAACTAATTAAATACAAATCATGAATAATAACTATCACGAGACAATGAACGCAAACGAAACTTTACTAGCAAATAAATATCAGCAGAAAACGGATAAACAACACATCCTTGATAATCCAGATACATACATCGGCTCTGTAGAGCAAGTCGATACTGATATGTGGATTCTCAATGATGCCGGAGATAAAATTGTTCAGAAAAATATTCGATATATTCCTGGACTTTACAAATTGTTTGACGAAGGTGTAGTCAACTGCCGTGATCATGTTATTCGAATGCAACAAGCAATTGCAAATAAAAGTGAAAACGCGATTCCTGTATCTTATATTGATATTTCCATTCAAGATGACGGGACAATTATCATGATTAATGATGGTAATGGCATCGACATTGCAATGCATCCGGAACATAAAATGTGGATTCCCGAGATGATTTTTGGTCATCTAAGAACTTCAACAAATTATGATAAAACAGAAAAGAAAATTGTTGGAGGCAAAAATGGATTTGGTTTCAAGCTTGCGCTTATTTGGTCAACGATTGGTTCTATTGAGACCATTGATCATGTTCGCGGGCTAAAGTACACTCAAACATTCAAACAAAACTTGGATGAAATTTGCCCTCCTGTAATTACAAAATGCAAGACAAAGCCTTATACTAAGATTACATTCAAACCAGATTACGCACGTCTTGGAATTCCAGGATTGTCAAGTGATATGCTCGCACTTTTGCGCAAGCGCGTGTTTGATGTCGCTGCTGTAACCGATAAGTCTTTAAAGGTCAAGTATAATTCTAATTTGCTTCCTGTCAAGACATTTCAACAATATGTTGACATGTATATTGGCAGCAAGGACGAATCCAAACGCGTCTATGAAGATGCAGAAAATGGACGTTGGGAATATCTTGTTGCACTTGCACCTACACATGAATTTCAGCAAGTCTCCTTTGTAAATGGCATTTATACTGCAAAGGGTGGAAAGCATGTAGAATATATTCTTAACCAAATTACAAAGAAGATGGTTGAATATATTGAGAAAAAGAAAAAGGTTGAAGTCAAACCTAATAGCATTAAAGAACAAATTATCTTGTTCTTGCGTTGCGACATTGAAAATCCTGCGTTTGATAGTCAGACCAAGGATTTCATGAATACACCCAGCTCCAAGTTTGGATCCTCGTGCGTTGTTAGTGACAAGTTTATTGAGAAGCTTGCAAAAATTGGCATCATGGATGCAGCTTGCGCAATTACCGAGGTTAAGGAAAACAAGGCTGCTAAGAAGACTGATGGTTCCAAGACCAAGAATATTCGCGGCATTCCTAAGCTAATTGATGCTAACTGGGCAGGAACTGAAAAGTCAAGTCAGTGTATGATTATCTTTTGTGAGGGTGATTCAGCCAAGGCAGGAATTGTTTCTGGTCTTTCCTCTGAAGATAGAAACACGATTGGCGTTTATCCAATGAAGGGTAAGATTCTCAATGTTCGCGGCGAGTCAACTAAGAAGATCTCGGAAAATAAAGAAATCGCAGAAATTAAAAAGATTCTTGGTCTAGAGACTGGAAAACAATACAAAGACATGGCAGATATTGCAAAGAGTTTGCGATATGGTAAAGTGCTCTTTATGACAGATCAAGATTTGGATGGTTCTCATATCAAAGGTTTGGGAATTAATTTGTTCCAGACAGAATGGCCTAGTCTAACACTCATTCCTGGATTTATTGGTTTCATGAACACTCCAATTCTGAAAGCGCGAAAGGGATCTAAAGAGCTTGTATTTTACAACACTGGCGAGTACGAAGAGTGGAAGGAACTAAACGACGCCAAGGGATGGAATATTAAATATTACAAGGGTTTGGGTACTAGTACTGGAAAAGAATTCCGCGAATATTTTGAGAAAAAGAAAATTGTCGGATTTGAACACAATGGGAAGCTAAGCGATGACGCAATCGACATGGTGTTCAATAAAAAGCGATCCGATGATAGAAAAGATTGGCTTGAAGAATATGACCGAAATAGTTATTTGGATACAAGCAAGTCTTCAGTAAGCTATGATGACTTTATCAACCAAGAACTTATCCATTTCTCAAAATACGATTGTGATAGAAGCATTCCTAACTTGATGGATGGGCAGAAGACTTCTCAGCGCAAGATTCTCTTTGCAGCTTTCAAGAAAAATTTGACTACGGAAATTAAAGTTGCGCAAGTCTCCGGCTATGTTAGCGAACACTCAGGTTATCATCATGGTGAAGCCAGCTTGAACGGAGCAATTGTTGGAATGGCTCAGAATTTTGTAGGTTCAAATAATATCAACCTTCTAGTTCCTAGTGGTCAATTTGGCACTCGATTGCAAGGTGGTAAAGATAGTGCTTCTGAAAGATACATCTTCACTTTGTTGAATAAAATGACTCGCCACATCTTTCCTGAAATGGATGATCATGTGCTCAAGTATTTGGATGATGATGGACAACTAGTTGAGCCATTGTTCTATGCTCCAATTATTCCAATGGTTTTAGTAAATGGTGCAAAGGGAATTGGCACTGGATTCAGTACTGATATTATGTGTTATAATCCTCTTACAATTATTGAATATTTGAAACAAAAGCTTTCTGATTCACAAACAAGTCACATTGAATTTATTCCTTATTATGAAGGCTTTAGAGGTTCAATTGAAAAGTTGGATTCTGGAAAGTTTCTTATTCGTGGACTTTACGAAAAGCTTGGAACAGATAAGATTCGCGTTACCGAATTGCCAGTTGGGTTTTGGACCGAAGACTTTAAGGAGTTGCTCGAATCTCTAACAGAAACAACAGATAAAACTGGAAAAAAAATTGTTCCTCTTGTTAAAGATTATGATGATATGAGTAAGGATACAAGTGTCGATTTTACTATTACTTTTCAAAAGGGTAAGTTGGACGAGTTGATAGCAGCCAAGGCTGATCATGGATGCAACCAACTTGAAAAGACATTGAAGCTTTACACAACAAGTTCAAGTACAAATATGCATCTGTTTGATTCACACGATAAGCTGAAGAAGTACGCAGACGTTTCTCAAATTATTGATGATTATTTTGACACAAGACTTGAATTGTATCAAACTAGAAAGAATTATATGATTGCTACTTTGACTAGTGAACTTCTTGTGTTGTCAAACAAGGCGCGTTATATTAAGGAAAACTTGGATGGAACTATTGATTTGAGAAAGAAAAAGAAGGATGAAGTAAATGCTATGTTGAAGGCAAAAAATTATCATGTCATTAATGATGATGAAGACTATAAATATTTGACAAAGATGCCTATGGATAGTGTTACAGAAGAGAATGTTGAGAAATTGAACAAAGAGCATGATGCCAAGCAAAAAGAATTAGCTAAGATTCAATCTACTACAATTCAACAAATGTGGACAATCGAGTTGGATGTAATGCAAACGGCTTATACTGCGTACAAGGAAGAACGCGAGCGATCAATGAGCGGTGTTGTTGTCAAGAAAACTTCTGTTGTGAAGGTAAAGTCCAAGGCCATTCTTAAGATTGAAAAATAATACAACTTTTCTCAAAAGTTGTGCAAAATATAAACTTTTACTTTTGAGAAAAGTTGTTTATGATAAAATATTTTTTATCATAAAATTGAATAATAAATATAAATAATAAACAATATTATACACAATGGATTCTCCTGTAAAGTTAGATGCAAATTTAAAATTAATACAAAGCTTGATTGATGATTGTCTTGAAGAAGGTGAATTTGATGAAGCATTCCTTTTATTCATAAAATTTGGTAAAACCTTGAATAATGAACATCGTGAATATTTATTTGATAGATATTACAAACTTTTACATTTAGATTGTGCTGAAAACTATGATAATAAATAGTATATAATTCAAAAACTTATCCTATGAAATAAATACCCAGGAAATATAATGTTTGTCAATATATTCTCTTGTTTTTTCCATATTTCCATTATATCCTCTATAAATATCCTTTACATGAATAAGTCTCCCAATAAAACCAAAAAACATAATTAATATTAATGATAGTATTAATTTCATGTTTATTTTATTTGAAAGAATTTTATCAAAGAATATCCAGCTTACCAAATTAAAAAACAAAGTATAAACAATCGTATGGACAATGATGGAAATAATCATTGGACCTAATATTTTTGGTCCAAAGAGTTCAGAGAGAGTAAGTTTTGGATTTGTTGTCTCTAAATATAATTTTGTAAACATACTATATAATGATCTTAGATAATTATTTAAGTTACAATATTAAAGTACTTATTGCGGTTATTTGCAGTGGTCTTTGGATTTATTTTAGAACATCCGACTGCTATAAAATGATACCTCGTGGTCATATATTTCCAATCTTTTTTGTAATGTCATGGACTTATTTGAACTATTATGAACCTTTATTTTTACCTATTGGATTACTTATTTTGATCGCGTATTCCAAATTTCTAAAAGGTCTGCATTAATTTTGGACTTTTATACCAGATCTATATATTTCATACATTTTTACACTTTTAGAAAAGGAAGCTAGAGAGAAAAAGCATTTGAATTTCATGAAAAAATAATATATTATTTGTATTTAATTAAAACCAAGGTTTCAATTCTAATTGTTTATCATATGTGGATTCTACCATTGGATTTGACAATGGCACCACTAATGTACTTGCATCATCTAAATATTTCATATATCCTTGGGCTTCGCTATAAACTTGTTGAATGCAATAATTTAGAACAATGTTGTTTAATTGTTCAACTTGACCTTTGATATTAAATGGTTTATTTGAGGCATTCTGTAAAAATACACTTCTCATAACAATTTTGAGCGAATCGCAATCTTGTTGACCAATTGTGTATTGTCCGTTTGATCTTTGAAAAACACCGGCACGTATTCCGTTTTGAAGTATTTGAATATTCTCTCTTGAAAAGAAAACTTCAGATAATTTAGTATCATCCCACAAACCTTCCGTTGGACTTCTAAATGTTGCACATTGATTGGCAGGAATTTTATCATACATCTTAAATAAATCACAAGTACTTGGGCTTTTAATATCTACTCTTCCATTTGAACTTTGCATTTATATTAGTGAAATAGAAAAAAATTACAAAATTTATATTTTATTAATACATTATATAAATGCAAACATTTCAAAAGGTTGTACTATTTGCTGCAATTATTATTCTTATTTTAGTTCTTGTATTTATTGGATATGCATTGCACAAAGCAAGGGCATCTGTTTGGCCTCCTCTTATTGGTGATTGTCCCGACTATTGGGTTGATATGTCTGGAAATGGAGCTATGTGTACCAATGTTAAAAATTTAGGAACTTGTAAACCTTCGGGATCTAGTAAATATTTAACCATGGATTTTACACAACCCGCTTTCTCTGGTGGTAATGGATTATGTGCTAAATACACTTGGGCTAACAATTGTGGTGTCAGTTGGGATGGAATTACTTATGGAGTAACTAACCCTTGCGATGCCTCTGGAAACACATTATCTAGCTCTTCTGGCACATATTGTTATAGTACACCCGCATCGGTTCAATCTGCTTCAACACAATTGACAGGCATGGCCTTGACAAGCTAAATCTACCTTTAAGAAAGGTAGAGCCAAAAATTCAACTTTGAAAAAGTTGAGCAAAATATATAAGTCTAATTTTTGCAATACTTTTTATAAAAGTATTAAATAATGAATACTCAAGAATCCGAATATTTATTATTACTTCAAAAAATGCCCGAAGATATTGTTAAAATTGTTTATGAATTTTTACCTATTAGAACTATCATGTGGCTTAATAAAAATTTCTATATTAAATATCATAAAAAAGTTCGATCTATGATTGCACCAAAACTTTATGATAATTACATTCGCGATATGGTAAGACTCGACAATTCATTTGTTTTTAAATTTATAGCTAGAGAAAATATTATGCGATGGGTATGTGAAAAAAATATTATATATAAAAATGTTTCGTATCCAAATTTTTTAAGCTTTTTAAACGATTTTACTATTAGAAATAATTCAACTAAATGCAGAAATTTACTACAAAGTATTTTTGATGAAATGGGTTTGAGTAAAAATCAGCATAAAAAGAATCGCTATGTTAATATAAGATGGAGAACTTGAATATAAATCATTTATTAAATCGTGAAGAAAATGCTAAAAAAATGAAGGAAATTTTGACACACTTTGAAGTTAATAAAAGTGATCTACTCCTCAAAAAGGGAATTTATGTTTATGGTGATCCCGGATCCGGGAAAACTACATTTGTAATGGATATTTTAAAAGAACTTAATTACGATGTCATTAAATATGATGCAGGCGATATTCGTAATAAATCTGTTATTGATACTATTACAAAACATAATATGTCTGATAAAAATATTATGAGTCTTTTTCATAAAAAAGTAAAACGAATAGCTATTGTTATGGATGAAATTGATGGAATGAATAATGGCGATAAAGGAGGCATTAATACTCTAATTAAACTTATTCGGCCAAAGAAAACCAAAAAACAAAAGTTGGAAGAAGTTACGATGAATCCCATTATTTGTATTGGAAATTATCATATTGATAAAAAAATTAAAGAACTCATGAAAGTTTGCACTACTATTGAAATTAAAACTCCAACACAACCACAAATTATAAATATCGTAAAAACAATTATACCTATTAAAGAAGAAGAATTATTCAATAACGTCATTCAATTTATTCAAGGAGATCTTAGAAAACTTAACAGCATTTATAACATTTATAAAAACAAAGAAAGTATTTTAAATTTAGATATTATCAAAAAAATATTTCATATGAAATCTTATAGTGATGATACTAAAAATATAACTCAGAAATTAATCAATGAACCATATCACATTGATAATCATCTTACTATTATGAATGAAACCGATAGAACTATTGTTGGTTTATTATGGCATGAAAATATTATTGATGTAATTGGTAAAATGAAAATGAACGAGGCTCTTCCATTTTATTTAAATATGTTAGATAATGTTTGTTTTGCAGACTATATTGATAGAATTACCTTTCAAAAACAAATATGGCAGTTCAATGAAATGAGTTCTCTCATTAAAACTTTCAAAAATAACAAATTATATCACGACTCCTTTAAAAAGAAACCAAAATATAACCCATCCGAAGTAAGATTTACAAAAGTATTGACAAAATATTCGACTGAATACAATAATTCAACCTTTATACAAAACTTGTGTCAACAACTTGCAATGGATAAAAAAGATATTTTTTCCTTTTTCTTAGATCTTAAAAATAAATACGACGACGCCGAACTTCTTTCTTTATTCGAAAATTATGAAATTAGTAAGCTAGATATCAATCGTATATACAGATATCTAGAAAAATATACTAAGGAAGATGCTGAAAGTATTAGTGATAATGAAATTGAAGAATATGAAGAAGAAACATTTGCAGAAGATTAAAATTCAAAATCCCAATCATTTAATAAACCTCCTGATTTTATATCTGGTGCAATTTTATCTTGAAATTCTTTAATGTCACTTGTTTCTAATAGTTTCATTTTATCTGAAACGGAATTGTCTGGATTTTCTAAGTATTTTAATAATGATATTCTATAATTATGTTTTTTTATTCTTTGCATTACTTCATGATCATAATCTGATGATGAATTGTGTCTACCATCATAACCACCAATAACATTTTTATCTAAACCCATTTTTATTACATATTTTGATAATGGTATATCTGTAAAAAATAAATTTGAATATGCAATAAAAAATATGTTGAACATCATCATTAGTATTATTAAACAAATTATTTTTAAACTTGTTTAATAAATCTCTTATTTAGTGGACAATAGTATAATTTCTATCTTCGTCTTCCTCCTCTTCAACTTCCCTTTTGTGGCGGAAATCTGCCCCAGACTTCTTTGCCAACCACCTATTCTTTATTTCTTCACTTACTACCGATCTTGTGTGCCTTTCATACTCCTCTGGACTTGAATAAAAGAGCGTAGGACCTTCTCTTCCACCAAATTCTCCAGTACACATTCTTACCTTGAAGAATAAATCCTCATTTCTTGATCCGACCAAATAATTTCTGTAGCGATCGCCTGTAATTGGATCTCGAATCCGAGATCCCACGTCACCAGAACTATACGCCTCAATTTTATGAGACTTTTTAAGTCCAGAAGCTGGTCTTGTCCATGAATAATAACCTTTATCTGCCTTTTTCATATCCTCAAAAATCTCCTTTTTTGACTTAGGCTCATCAAAGTTGTCATTCATGCAGTCGTTCAAATAGTCGTCTTGATACATATCTAATCTATGTGGGTATTATACACTTATAAAGTGTAAATCTTTATATTGTTTGTCAATATATTTTATTTAGCATTTAATTTTTATTCTTTTTTAAATCAGAAATTCTATCTGCAATTAATTGTTTTATTTTATTATCCAAATAATCTGCTTTACTTTTTAACTCTCGATTTTCTTTCATAATCTCTTGTATTATATTATTTTGATCATGTATTGTTTTTTCATAATTTTGTATTAAATCCTGTATTGATATTTGTTGATGCATTTGTTGTTGCCTTTGTGCTTCTATCATTTCTTCTCTCCTCTTCTTTATTTCAAGAATTTGTTTCATAACATCTGGTTTGTTTTCAGGCCTTCCTGGCTCATAAATTTGCAAAAGTGATTCTATATCCTCTATGAAAAAATGTTTCAGTTCTGACTCTTTTATAAAATCATCAACGCCAAACCTAGACTCTTTAACATATGGATTGGGTTCGTCTAGTAAAACTTTTTTATCCAGTGAATTATGAATGTGTGAAACTACCAAAATAGTTTTTAATGTATCCAACTGCACCATCGGAACAGAATAGTCTTTCAAAAATTTTTTTTCTTCCGCACAAGAAGTGTCATTTTCATAACCAGATTTTTTTAAATACTCCTTACGAAATGCAAAAGTTGCTGCTGTTGCGTGATTTGGACCATATGGCCCAAACTGATACATTTTTTGAATATGTTTAAAATAAATGTGCATTTCACTAGATCCGGCAACCATTATTTTAGGATTTTTTTGCAACATCTCTACTGCATGTGACACTCTCTCTGGTGGATAATAGTCATCATCATCCATATAAACAATTATGTCGCCTTTGCATTTTTCATGCATTAAGTTACGTTTTTTTCCTAGAGTCATCTTGGTATCATATTTAAAGTATTTAATTTGTGGTACATCTTGTAGCATATCTTCTACTTTATCAGTACCATCATCAATAATAATCCATTCCATTCTATCTTTTGGATAAGTTTGATGTTCAAAACATTTTATCATGTAAGGAATAAATGGCCTTCGATTAAATGTTGGTGTACATATACTTACAAATGGCAATTGTGAACTTGGTTTTGATAAAGTTTTTTTATCTTTTTTGCCCATATTAGTATTTTAAAAACATAATATTTATATCATTAAAAACATATAAATATTAAAACATACTTTTAAAAAGTGTATTATTTCTTCAACTCTTTGCTCAATTTTTTCAATTTACTCAATAACTTATTCTCTCCACCTCCAGACTGACCAAAGATCTTGTTAAGAATTCCTCCTTCAACGCTATCAGCTAACTTTTTACATACTTTCTTGGCTTGTTCCACTTCTTCATTTGCTAATCCTGCCGTAGAATCTTTTGGAACTTGCTTATTGTATATTGTATTTCCTATCAATCCAACAAATAAAATAACACAAGCAATAACTGCAAAGATTCCACTTGCACCCCCCAAAATTGAAAATGCAAGAAGAATCATTATCAAACTAATAATTATCATTATATTTGACATATTAGAGTACAACAAATCCGAAAATGTTTTACCTATTCCATATGCTTGCTGAATATTCTCTCCATCACTTATTAATGATTTCATTAGCATTGCCGATAATAAACACATGCCAAAGATAAAACTTGTTGTACCAGTGATAGCAGGGAAAACAAAAATATATGTTACTAGCAAGCCAACAAATATCCAAAATGCCATTGTGCAAGATATACAAAAGTTAAACGCATTCATAAATGTAACATCCTCCCATTTTGGTTTGTATCCCTCTTTATTATTTATATTTTCTTTGAAAAGCCAATGGAATTCAACAAACCACAAATAAATAGAATAGAAAAATGTGTAAATAGTTATTAATGGAGTTAAAAATAATAAGAACCAAGGTCCTAACAACAATATTACAAACTCATATAAATTTTTATTCATAAAATGCAAAAGACTATTGATTATTGAATAATTTTTCATGAAAAGACCCTCCAAAACTGAAATAAAATACATTTTTACTCCCCAAGAATTATACGTCTCCTTTTGTTTTCTTATCCAATCTAAGATAAAATTAGATTTATTATAATCAGCAATCTTATTTATTGCAGGATTATCCGACTTATTAAATGGAAAATTTATTTTTGTCGAGTAAAATTTACCATCTATTTTATTAACGTCTACATCAATATCAATTGGCGTTACATTTGGATCATTAGAAGCATAAGGCGTGCAATCTATGTCAGTGGGTAAAATATTTGCGGTAGCCACTTTGCAAGCATATAAAATAGAAGAACCAAATAATAAAGATAGCAATATCAATGCTATTATTTGCGCTAGCGCAATTACAAATTTCAAATATCTACTAGCCAAACTTGTTGGTTGTGGATTTGATTCATTTTTTTTCTGATCAATTAAACTAGTATCATCTGTTGAAGACATATTGTATTATAATAAAAAGATATAAAAATTTTAATCTTAGTTCTAATTTTATCTAAACTAAAAAATAATATTATTTAATAGTATGAAAGCTATTGAAAAAACATTATTATACTGGATTTTAACCATTTTATTGGTAATAGGTATAATGTCTTATGGAACATATTTAATTAAAACTGGATATATTGTTGAATGCTTTACTTCGCTTGCTCTTTCCGATACCGGTTCTACAAATACAAACCACAACGTCGATCAACCCATAAATACTACAACTAGTTGCAAAAATATGTGTGGACCTTTAGCTCGTTGTTCTATTACCGGAGAACAATGTACATCTGATGTAGATTGTTTTGGATGCATTCCAAAAATTGTACCAGGAATACCCAACTATGGACGCAATGTGGGGGGTCAAAATGATGCGGGAAAATTAACTTCTGGTGTTACACCTACATATTCAAAGTTAACAACAGATATTGGCACACAAGCCAAGCTAGTGCGTGATGGTGATGAGTTAACTAGAGCGCCTCAATATAATCAAGGCGTTGATCTATGGAGAGCCAGGTTTGATGATGGTTATAAATTATTTAACTTGAGATATAAACCACCTAAAGATCTCACATATGAACCTACTTATCCTGCAAGATTCACAATGTCTGGGGAATTTACTGATGGCGGACCATTAGCGTCTAATGCGTATTTGAGTAAATAAGTTTTACACCTGTTTAGGTCAAAATAACATAAACTTTTAAAATATAATTGAAAACTATATAGACAATTATATTTAATTATAAATAATAATCATGAGTAAACAACTCAAATATGGCACTAATGTTATTTATGATGGAAAAGTTGCAAAAATAATTGGTTCTTCAAAAACAGATTCTATTCTTATAAGTATTTTACCAGATAATAGTAAAGTAAATGTTAAAAGAACACAATTAAAGACCATTCCACACGATAAAGGCGAATTGATAAAATATAAGAATGTATATTATATTATATCAGACATTACATTAGATAGTTCTAAAACGCCATTATATAAGTTATCATTTGTAAACAAAAACAAAAACAGAACTGATGACGAAAAAATTGTTAAGTCGTCGGATTCTAATATTGTCAGCGTTGAAAAAACAAAACAGGAGAGAATTATAACCTTTTTAAAATTTTTGGATAGGTATAATTCTACAATTTCCTTTTTAAACAAAAAAAAAGGAAACATTTATAAAAAACTAGATAAAAAAGAAGTGGACGAGTATATGGAGGATTTATTTGTAAGATGCAAATTAAAAATGACACAACTAAACAAAGTAGAAAATACTCTCAAAAAAACGCACGACCAAAAATTACAAATAACAAATATTTTTAAAAATCCATTTGATTTTATTACACAAGATTACCAAATTATAGGTTATGATAAAGCAGAGAATATATGCAGTGAATATAGTTTAGTCATTGATTTCAAAATTAAAATAGAAAAATGGTCATATGATTTATTTTTAAGAGAAAATAATGCATTTTATATTCCAAAATGGTTATATGAAAAAAAGTTGCAAGAGTTTTGTGAGAGAAGAAACGAAAATCCTATAAGTTATATTAGTCACATAAACAAAATTATTATTGATAAGAAAATAGAGAAAGAAAAAGATAAATTTGGAAGACCTATGATCTTCAAAACAACAGAATATTTGTTAAACTTAGAGAAAAAAATGACTGATCTGATTATGGAATTGTTTCACGACAAAGAATATAACATTCCAAGCGAAAAAATCAATGAAAAAATCAATTTGTATGAAGAACGAACAAGGACTATTGAAGGAATTTCAGGATTTTCATTAGAAAAAGAACAAAGACAAAGTGTAATAACTTCCGTGCAAAATAAATTTTCAATTATAACTGGTCCGCCGGGAAGTGGAAAAACAGAAATAATAAAATGTATAAATTTTGTATTGTTCAAACTATATGAAGAAGAAAATCAAACGGAAAATGATGAAGAAGAATTTGATATGGAATCTACTACAAGCGAAGATTTAAGTGAACAAGCGAGCGAAAACTTTGATTGTTACGACAGCGATGATGAATCTGTTATTCAAATTCATAATGAAGAAACAAATAAATTTATTAACCCAAAAAAGCTGGGATTGATTGCACCAACTGGACTCGCATATGTAAATATGCAAAGGTCTCAAAAAGCGGAACATTATAATATAAATTTATGTGGAACTTGCCACAGAACATTATATCATACAATTCCAAATATAAAAAAATGTAGGAAAGAATGCAAATGCGAAGAAAAATGTAAATACAATTATGACATTAAAATGATAGAAATAGATGAAACATCAATGATCGATTCATTTGTATTTTATGATATTTTGAAAGCATGCAAATATTTTAATTCAAGACTAATAATGCTTGGAGATGTAGAACAACTTCCATCAATTGGTCCAGGAAAAATTTTACACCAAATAATAAAATCGGAGGTATTCTCAGTTACAAAATTAACAAAAATTAAAAGGCAAAATGCGGGTGCATTAGTTAATAATATATTAAAAATGAGCAAAGAGGTAATTACTCCAAAAGATTTTACAGATGAATCAATGGTTTTATTAGATGCAAAAGATTTCATTTTGCCAAATAGAACAATTAATGAAGACAGCGTTTTAGATTTAATTTCTGAGTATAATTTAAATAAGAGAAACACAAAATTTATATCATGTTTTAAAAAAGACACATTTGTATTTAATACAAAAAAAATAAATAATATTTTACAAGACAAATTTAATCCACTAAGTGAAGATTGGGAGCTTGATATTATTCCTTCAAATAATAAATATGAAAATAGTTTTGCATTTCGACGGGATGATAGAATTGTTCGAACAGAAAATGACAATTCTAGTGAAAAAATGCGAGCGAATGGCGAAGAAGCAGAAATTTTAGATTTTGATGGAAGACACGTAACAATTCAATATTCAGGCGCAGGAGATAAACCAGAACAAATTGGAATCAATGAATTATATGAAAATTTTGTATTAAACTATTCGGTAACTATTCATAAAGCACAAGGCAGTCAATATCAAAATGTTGTCTTCTTTATTGATCCAAATCAAACAATTACTGAAAAGAAATCTATATACACAGCCATTTCAAGAGCAAGAGAAAGATGTATTATTATAGCAAACAAAGACGACTTTGTTAAATTGCAAAGTAATAATAAAAAAATAGATTACAAGGTTTCGTTATTTATGGAGGAATCTGATTATCATGAATTTCAATAAATATACTTTTATAAAATAATTTTACGATTTATTCAATATAAAATTATTTTTCAGCTTTATCGATCGTTACTTGTTTTGCAACGTGTTTGATAATTTTATTAATTTCGTCTGGTTCGCCGCTATTAGCTTCCATAATAAGTTTTAAATATTTGTCGCTTTTTTTACTTGAAGAATCATCATATCCTTTATTTAATTTTGTCCATTCATTTATTTGTTTTGCATTACGCACCGAAATTTGTTTAATAGCCTTAGTAATACGTCCTTTGTCTTCATTTTCTTTAGTCCATTCATCCTGGTCTTTCACATATAATACTTCTCTCTTTAAATCACTGCAATGAATCGGTCGCTTATAGACATCAAGTTCTTTAAGCCCTCTAACTACAATATTTGTTAGTCCTTCAACATATCCAAGCCTACCAGTTTCTTCAAGATCGGATAATTGTAATTTGATAGTATTTACAAAATCCTGAATATTTAATGCGTCTTTGCATTTTTCATTCAAGAAAATATTCAAATTAAAAGAATTATTATTATTTGTTTGATTTTGAATAATTGTATTTCTTTCTTTTGACATTTCTATAACTTGTTTTTGTAATTCTTGATTTTGTTTAAGAGTTTCCAAAAATAAATGATGCAAATCGGTTTTTTCTTCTTTTATATCTTCTTTTTTTATTTCTTCAAGATGCCCACATTTCTTCTTATGAAGAGATAAACTTTGGCGATGATTGTATTCTTTACCACATTCGCAGATATATTTTTTATCGGAACTTTTTTGCATTTTTTGGCACTTTTTGTCAACATTTGTGTCAACATTTGTCAACATTTCGGCTTTTTTTTGATGTTTTGGTGTCAAAAGATGCCTATTAAACAAAGATTGCTTACTACATCTATAGTCACATAAATCGCATAGGAACTTTTCGGAACTTTTTGGATCTTTTTTGTCAACATTTGTCAACATTTATATGTTGACAGAAAAAAGTTCCTAAATCCTTTTTAATAAAAATAATTTTTTGAAAAAAAAGTTCAATAACAAATTTGTATTTCTTTCAAAAAATGATGAGAGCTTTATGGTCATAGTGTCTTTTTTTCAGTAGAATTCTATAAAAAAGTGAAAAGTATTTTGGATTTTGAAAAATGGACAAAAATAAATGTCCAAAAACGGGATTTCCAAAAAAGTCTTGGAAATCGATATTTTTTTCTTTAAGCCCGATTTTGAAAATAATATATATTTTCTTTAAGCCCTGTTTGAAATTTATTATTTATTTCGGAAATTATAATACAAAAATATGAAACTATATAAAATATGGAAAATCAATTAGTAATTGCATATTCTGCTACTTTTATTTCAATATCAGGAAGATTCATTTTCATGTATTTGTTATACACGAAAAAATCCACGAATCTTTATTCTTTACTATTCTCTATTATGAATATGGTTTCATCGACATTATGGATTACATATAGTCAAATGATATCAGATACGCCATTATTAGTTAGAGGGTCATCAGATTTATTATTATTTTCAATTTCTACTTTCTATATAATGTCTAACAGATTAGGAATAAATAGAATACAACCGGAATATGCATTATAATTCGCATTTTATTATATATTTTCTTTAAGTTAATATGAAAATATATAAATATATTTAATTTTAAGTTGCGTATGCAAGACCGCAGTTACCTCCAATGAAAGTAACCATGTTTATTCTATCTTCAAACAAATAGAGATCAAAGTTGTAGTCATAAATGCGCCAAGTGGGTTTATTAATACCAATTACATTTCCGGTAAGAGGATCACAAATAGTCATTGTTTGGGCTAATGGGTCTAACGGCGGATTAATTGTGACAAGTTCAAATTCGATAGTATTGAAACGACTCATATTAACTGCTCCCGAGGGTTGAAGTTCAAATGGGGAAGAATTCAAGCAGTAATTGTAAACATACAGACCTGCAGGCGCAACACCATCAGTTCTCAAATATTTTTCAATAAAACTATAAACCCCTGCAGGTTGAACATTCTCTCTGTATTGCCCATCAAATAATATCGCTAAACTAATTAATATACCCTTTTGATTTTGAGGACTATAATCTCCAGTAATTAGCCATCCAGTCATATTTCCATTTGGATTAACACCTGGACCAGATAATGTTACAAGTTGATTTCCAGTTGTTGAAAGTGTTTGTGTTACCTGATAAGATCCTGTTGTAGGCGCTTGAATTAAATCGCTTGGTAAATAGTTATACGGCCAATTTGTATAATTACTCCATTCATTTCTAAGATTTGCATCACTTCTTCGCAAGAAAAACATGTGACTTGAAACCATACCAATCGAATCTAATTGAATTTTTGTAGAGCCTGAAATATTGTAATATGGCCTTTCATACACTTGCTTGAACAAGTATTTTTGTTCGTTTAATGCAAACAATTTAGATTCGTCATTCGAGAGAAAACAATAAGTGCAATTTAAGTGAATATCAGCGTTCCATATTGTTCGAGTATCAGTATAAGAAGTGGGTCCTAAAGTAACATCGGGTGGAGGTTGTAAAAATCTATACATTTGCATGTAATATAAATTAAAATTTGGCGCAACATATGGATAGTTGTTGTATTGATCAAAAACATCGCGAATTTGAAAAAGCTCGTTAATAGGTCGGAAAGTAATAGTAATGTGAAGTTCATTATATTGAAGAGCTATTAATGGGAAAGCCATTTGACTTCGTAAATTGAACCACGCGTTTAATGGAATATATAATGTTCTTCCTCGAATAGATGGTTCGGCTCCACTCGGGTTTTCAGTATAAAATGCATTTGGATAAGAATTAACACGACCTCCATAATTCGCAGGATTATTTAAATTGGGTGTATTCCCAGACATTTCATCAAATAGCGAACGTTTAGTGCCAATAAAATCTCTTTGCACTTGAGCAAGTATGTAAGCCCCGGAAAATTCTTGCAGCGTTTGGTTTCCGCAAGTAATAGAAACTTTACTGATCATTTGAGCTCCAAGGTTTTCAATCCATTTGAATTCATATGGAGCCCAATTGGTATTGGTGGTATCGTTTTGTGGAGGTAAAATAGGAGACCAAATAGAAGGAATGTCCACAGAAATATAACAATCCATTAAAAGATCAGCGTAACGAGGTATTTTAAATGTAAAAGTAGATTCCTCTGTTAAACGTAATGTTTTTGCGCCTTCAAAATCAACGCGAAATTTTTGTAATCCAAAATTTGTATATTTTGCATATTTAGCCTTGAAAAAAGTTTTCGAGGGATTTCCATTTAATATAATATTTTGTTGTCCTTGTGATACTAAATTTAAAAGTCCTCCTGCCATTTATCTATAATATGATAATATTTTTAAATGTATATTTTGTTATACATTTTTAATTTGCACAACTTTTAAAGTTGCAACATTATATTTTTATAAAACTATATATTAAGAATATATTATGCCTTCAACAATTGATAATACCATGAAATATTTAACATCTTTAAAAGAAGACTTTGTATCAAAAATGATATTTTTTATGATTCTTTTAATAATCATTTTGATGTTATGTTATTTTTTTTACATGAGAAGATTGGAAGCGAGAGAATGTTCGTTTATGGATTCTCTCTATAGCAAAGTTGATGGAAACTTGCGTTCAATAAATTCAGGCGATCCTCAATGTGGATATACATTTAAAGATTATTATATTAAATCGGCTTATAATTCTTGCAGTGGAGGATCATATAAGAATGATTTTGTTGATATTTGTAATTTGAAAAATCTGATTAAACAAGGAGTTCGTGGTTTAGATTTTGAAATTTATTCTCTCGATAATGAACCTGTTGTGGCAACATCAACGGAAGATAGTTATTTCATTAAGGAAACATATAATTCGGTAAAATTTTCAGATGTAATGTATACTATTCAAAATTATGCTTTTTCAAATAGCACTTGCCCTAACCCTCGAGACCCAATTGTTGTGCATTTAAGAATCAAAAGTTCAAATTCAAAGATGTATGAAAATTTTGCAAATATTTTTAAATCTTACAACTCAATCCTATTAGGAAAAGATTATAGTTTCGAAAATCACAAAACTAATCTAGGAGATGTACCTTTATTAACTTTGGCCGGTAAAGTTATTATTATTGTAGACAGATCAAATACTTCTTTTATGGAGAGTGAACATTTCCAAGAATATGTTAATATGACAAGTAACTCAATGTTTATGCGGGCGTTACACTATACAGATATTAAACAAGCCCCTGATGTAAATGAGTTGATTGAATATAATAAAAGAAATATGACAATAGGTATGCCTGACGTTGGTATTAATCCTCCAAACATGAGTACAATTTTGGTAAGAGAAACAGGAACACAAATGTTGGCAATGCGTTATCAGCAAGTAGATCTATTTTTAGAAGAAAACACTGCATTTTTTGACAAGGCAGGATATGCATATGTTCTAAAACCAGAAAGATTTCGCTACGTGCCGGTTACTGTACCTGCTCCTACACCTCAAAAACCAGAATTAAGCTATGCTACAAGAACAATTAGCAAGGATTATTATAGCTTCAATGTTTAAATTACTTTGAAAAAGATATTTTTATTCGTATAATATAACTATACGAATGAAAGTCCCAAAACAATGCGATAAATCTATGAATTTTAATGAATGTGAATTAGCAGTTTTACGAAGCGCTGTTGATTTAGCACAAGAAAAAATAGGAAAAAGAAATGTCAACACTCCAGAAATTCAAGAAATGATAACTATTGTAGAAAACTTTATAAGAAGAAAAAATTTAATTTGTTATGGTGGTACGGCAATAAATAATATTTTGCCAAAAGAAGACCAATTTTATGATAGAGATGTTGAAATCCCTGACTATGATTTTTTCAGTCCCAATTCTTTAGAAGACGCAAAAGAATTAGCGGATGTATTTTATGAAAGGGGTTACACAGAAGTTGAAGCAAAAAGTGGTCAACACGCAGGAACATTTAAAGTATTTGTAAATTTTATTCCAATAGCAGACATAACCCATTTACCAAAAGAATTATTTGAGTCTATTAAAAAAGAATCTATTCGAGTGGCTGGTATATTGTATACACCCCCAAATTATTTGCGAATGTCAATGTTTTTAGAATTATCTAGACCGGCGGGAGATACAGATCGTTGGGAAAAAATATTGAAACGTTTGACATTGTTAAATAAACATTATCCTTTAGTAGGAAAACAATGTGCAACAATCAACTTTCAGAGAGAATTTGCAACTAAAATAAATGGGGAAGATTATGAAAATAATATTTATGAGAATGTAAAAGATACATTTATAAATCAAGGCGCGGTATTTTTTGGAGGATATGCATTATCTATTTATTCCAAATACATGCCAAGAAACTTGCAAAAAAAATTTGAAAAAATACCTGATTTTGATGTTCTCTCAAATGATCCAGAAACAACAGCCGAAATTGTAAAAGAGAGATTAAAAGATATTAATGTTACAAATGTTAAAATTGTAAAACATGATGAAATAGGAGATGTAATTCCTGTTCATTATGAAATACTTGTTGGTAAAGACACGATTGCGTTTATTTTTAAGCCTGCAGGGTGTCATAGTTACAATAATATTCATATTGATGGAAAAATTGTAAAAATTGCAACAATAGATACAATGTTAAGTTTTTATTTGGCTTTTTTGTATGCGGATAGAGGTTATTTTGATCCAGATCGCATTTTATGTATGTCACAATTTTTATTTGACGTTGAACAAAAAAATAGATTAGAGCAAAAAGGAGTCCTTCGTCGATTTTCAATAACTTGTTATGGCCATCAAAAAAGTGTTGAAGAAATAAAGGCAGAAAAAGCTCAAAAATTTAAAGAATTAAAGGATAAAAGAGGTACAAGAGCGTATGAAGAATATTTTCTCTCTTATAAACCGGGAGGAATTTCAAATAATAACCATAAAAAAGAAAAAAAGGAGAGAAAACTGAGAAAAAGAAAAACGAAACGTGCAACAAAAGAAAAGTTTTTTGATCCGTATAATTCAAAAACAAAAACAAAGAAAAACAAATAAAATAAACACTAGATAGTTTTATGCGTTAAATAAAAATAAAAATATAATAAAATTTTATATAATTTTATTATATATATATGTTTTCCAGTTTAGCAAATAAAGCAAAAGGTGCATTGAGAGATCCTATAGGAAGCACGCAACGTTTTGTTGGAAAAAGATTGGGGTTTTATTATACAGAAAAACAATATGACCAATTGACAATTTTGACAAATAAAATATCACAATCATACGATATAAAAAAAATAGAAGAAAAATTTCCTAATGATAGAATAGGATTCGTGAGGGAATTATTAATAGAAAAAAACATCATTACATATGTTTTGAATAATGTTTATCTTAGCAGATTGCAATATTTGGATGAAAAATCTTTGAGTGATCCAAATAGTTCTGCTTCAATGAAGAAAGATATAATAAATCAAAATATATCTAATTTAAATGGCGTTTTGACAATTATTAATGGTAAACTCCAACAACTAGATCCAACCGGTTCTTTGCGTGAGGATCTTGTGAGTAGCGCAAAAACAAGTTACAGGCCAGGTATGACATCATCTACACTTGATGATGTAAATTTTTGGTTAGTAATGCAAAATATAGATATAGTTGATGTAATAAAAGGGTTAGGACATATACTTTATTTTTTGGGAAATGTAGCTGGAAATATAGGAATGACTATTCTTACCGCGCAAGGTGGAAAAAGGAAGAAAAAAACAAAAAAAATGAGAAGAATGAAAAAATCAAAAAAAACAAAGAAAAATCGCACATTAAGAAAAAATAAATAAAAAGACCTCCCAAAAGTTGTATTAGAAACAATAATTTTCAATCAAAATAATGTAAATATCTTTCATTATCTTGGCTATTATTTTACTAATAATATTATCGTGTAAAAAATCAGGTATATTATTTTTTAAATAAATATATGCATGAATAAAATACAATACAAAATATTCAACAAGTTTTTTAATGATAAAATGCGTTTGATTTGTAATTCCCCAATCATTTACGTAACTACACATATGAGTATTTGATTGTTTAATATAAAAATCGTGAATATCTAATAGTCCCGATAAAATTCTATGATAATTTGTTTTTTCATTTTTAATATTTAGTAAGTTGCCAATTTTATCGTAACCAAAGAGATCAAGAAATAAAATCTTTTTGTCGGGTTCTTTTTTGAAAATAAAAGGACTTACACCATCAAAATATCTACCCTTGTGTAAAATATTTCCATCCATTAAAAATGGAACAAATGATGACTTGTATATAGTGTCAAATATATCCTGCAATGATTTATATTTATGCTTTACAATTTTCTTATTTTTCTTTAAGTCATAAAAAGTAATATATACTTTATTTGTCATTAACTTGCAAATATTTTTTGGTAATTTCGGTTCTATTTTTTTGCAAATGGCGTCAACGTTGTTGAGTTGATGATTACTTTTAAAATGATTCATCAACATTTGATATAAATCTGTAAATATTTCCAATCTATCTGCAAGATATAAGAGAGAAACAAAGGACCCTACGCTGCATGCAGATATGCGTTCAATTTTTATATAAGACTTGGATTCCATACTTTTTAAGAAATAGGCTGCGCCAACTAAATAACTTCCATTAAATGCTCCACCATCAAATACAATATCAAGTTTTTGACAAGTTTTGGATTGGTTTGGTAAATTTTTAATTAATTTATCGACATATTTTTGAATCATTTGTTAATATTATAAATATTACAATATTAGCATTAAGTCAAAGTAACGAATTTATTTTTTATTTAATAACATGCGTTTAATGAATAGATCCGAATTTTTATTGGAACTAAGGTACATATTGATAATTTCTGCTTGCGAATAATAATTTGGTTTAATTTTTTTTAGAAGTTTTTCAGGAATGGTTTTACCAGTAAGATGTTTGTAAAGTTGGGCAATTATTTCATGATCCGGATTACCTAGTTCTAATGTAACATCAATTCTTCCTGGTCTGATAAGAGCTGGGTCTAAGTCACCATAACAATTGCTGCTAATAATTAACACTCGTCCAGGCGTTTCTCTTAATCCATCCCAAAGATTTAAAATGTCATCCAAAGTAATGAGTTCCTCCTCCATCTGGAGTTTACAAGTTTTAAATTCATTTTCATTATTTTGTTCAACAAGAGTTTTAAGAACTTCACCCACATTTACATTAGACTTTGTTGTAAGTTTACTTAAATCTTCCTTACTTTTAGATGTTTTCTTATTTTTTTTGTTTCTATTTAATACAATATCTCCAATGCAGTCAATGTCTTCAATAACAATTATTTTTTCATTAAAAGATATGCTTCCTTTTTTATTACAACTATTGTATCTATCTTCAAAAAAGAAATCATCTAGTTGTCTTTTAGTTTTAATTATTTTTAATGATAAATTAATAACATGACGATTTAACTTATTTGCTATGCATTTAATGAGGGATGTTTTGCCAGTACCAGGAGGGCCATGCAACCCAATACCTATAGTATAGGGTATTCCCATGTCATAATACCATTGTTTGTTATTAATAAAAAAATCCAACTTATAAATAATATCACTTTTACCTTTAAAAAATAAATTATTAAAAGTTTTACTACTTTCAAATATACACTCAGACCAACATTCCCATTTTGCATCTTCATATTTGGTTTTAGACAATGTATAAATAAATTTTTTATTGTATCTTTCATTTTCTATACTTTTCAAATAATTTTCAGTAATAGTATCAATAAATTTTTTAATAGTATCAAGATCAGTTTCGTAAGAAAATAAATTTATTACAATTTTATCAATTTTTGTTGCTGTTTTTGTTTTTGTTTCTTCTTTGTTATCTTGATCTTCTACAAAAACCCTAGTAACAGCATATATTTTGAGTTTTTCATCAATCAAAAATTCCTTTTCTTGAGTAACAATAAACAATTCTTTTTGAAAATCTTTTATATCTTTACTTGGGTTTTCATATGGGCCTGTAGTTGGGTTGGCCATTTCTTTAATTTCATAAATAGATTTATTACTTTCAATGTTTTTAATAATATAATTCCAAGTAGCATTGAATCGATCGGTAAACAAAGAAGACGAAAATATGTGTTTATCATAACCAGATGAATATGTACTTTTTTTTCCTTCAAGAATAACCATATTTTTTTTAAAAAACCAATATTTAAAATTTAAAGAGTTCCAACTAATGTTTAAAACATCATAATCTTGCATTTGTCTAACAACATAACTCATTATTGCAAGCCCAAAGGTGGTAATTATAGCATTTAATATTGGATTTGACGTTTTAAAATAATTGAACAACGACATATGAATACTATTTTGAAAAGTTGCCAAAAAATATGGGAAATTCATCATGAGGGTCTTGTATAAACATTTCAAAATATTTTTATATCATTTAAATTTAATAATAAAATTGAAGTAATACATTTATATTAAATTTAAAATAAATCTATTACAATGTCAGAATGCAATCTATGCAAAATTTTAGCTGCATCAATTCTATGCGCCGGACTTATATGTTTGTGTATTTATGTAGTACCAAGGGATGACTTAATGTTAACAATAGCATTGTGCATTGTTATGATTGTATTAGTTGCGGGTTTTCTAGTAATTGCTTTCTTTGGATGTGCAATTAGAAGATATTGTTGCGCATGTAAAAAAGATGAACCCTTACTTGACGTGGAAAGTCAAAGCGAAATAGAAAATAGGGAAGAAAATATAAATAGTGATGAAACTGTAGATAGACGAACAATTGTAAATAAAGTTGTCACGTGGAGAAACTATGAAGATATAAATTAAAATTTATTAAATTGCCCCATGATTTTACTAAGTAAATAGTAAAAAAGACCAAATAAAACACTCATAAAAATATAACCTTGAATGTTATAGTTTCCATCTTTAAAAAATAAAAATGGGAGGAAAGTAAACAATTTTTTTTTGAAAATTGGTAATTGAAAAAAGAAAAAAAGGATTGCTAATAGTAGTGGAATTTGAAATTCCTCGTACATATCATCTAATGTATCTGTTTGCTTAACATTTCTATTGTAATTATTCAAAATTTCCTGGGGTGTTTCATAATCTCGAATATAATCTTTTTGTTGAACTTGTGGTATATAATTAGCTTGAATTTGAGGATCTTGCATCATAGTTTCAGTGGTTCTAGGTATGTCGCGAGATGGTAAAAGGGTAGCTCCGGTAGAACTTGCTTGTTGAATTCCACTAACAATTTGACTAATTGTACTTTGATCTAAAGTTAAAGAAGCTGTTGGCGCTGGATTGGAAGTATTTGGTATTTCTGTCGCGTTTAAAGAAATATTATTTGATATATTTCCTCCACCAGTTGGATCTGTTGGTAAATCATGAATACTAGTTGAGTCAGACATATAAATATTATAAAGAATGATTGATTATGATATTTACGCAAATTCGACAATTTTTTTAGATGCATCGCATTTCACAGAGACAGGATTATATTTATAACATTTGTCATTGTATTTATAGACTTTATCTTTAATGTCATCCAACGGAGGAGCTTTAAAAATAATACAATTTTTATCTTTGCAAACTGTTCTAAAGAGAGAAGCTATTCCTAGTCCTAAAATAATAGATAACATATGTTTCCCAGTTTCTGAATGAAAAAATTTTGCCAAATACATTTATAATATGTTATTAAAAAAGTATTTGAAAATATATGAATTAGGCTTGTATTGGTATAACTTTTATTTTTGTTGCATCAGTTGGACATTTCACTTCGGCAGCTTCAAGGGAAAAGCAATTATCGGCTTTATCTTTGTATAAAATTTGATGTACATTTTCGGGACTTGGATATACATATATAGTTTTCATATCACTGCCGTAAATATAAACAAAAAATAAACCGACCGCTAGACTTATTAAAAAAGTAGTAAAGGAAATTTTATCAAAGAACATGGCAATATAATATATCTTTATATTTTTACTTTTGTAGTGAATCAAGGTTTACTATTCAACTCCTCCTTTATTTTTGAGAAGATCAAAAACTTCTAAATGTTTTTTATTTTTAGCTTCCGTCAAAGGTGTAAATCCCCAGTTAGCTTTTACATTTATATCGCTTTCCGCTCCATGATCTAATAAATATTGAACTACCTCTAAATTACCTCCATTAACGGCTCCATATAATATAGTTTCGCCGCGAATAGTTTTTTTATGAATATCTGCCCCATTTTCAATTTGTTCGCGAACTTTTTCAATATCTCCAGATTGAGCAGCTTTAAAAAGATAACTCTCTCCATTATTATCTACAAAGTTAATATCAAGTTCTTTAGGAGCTGTAACTGGAATTTCTTCTTCTTCCTCTTCTTCATCTGAATCAATTATAAGAGTTGGTTTAATAGATATTTTAGGAGGTGCGTTTGTAACTTTCAAAGGTTTGGGTTTTTTAGTCTTTGTCATATCTTTGGTACCAGTTTGTAAAATTTCAACACCAACTTCATGTTTAGAATAATTTGTTTCAATTTCGTCAATTGTGTATTGTTTTTGGATAAAATGATGAGTATCATCATCGGAATCATAAATAACAACTCTATAAGGATATTTTAATTTATTAAATTTATCAATTCTAGGCGTAAGTTGATTTACATATATATCAATAGCGTCTCTTATAAGTTGAACATTTTCATCTCTTTCATATTGAGAAACTAATTCTTTGATTGATTGAATTTCTTCATATATAGCAATTTGTTCCTTTTTTAGTGTTTCATTTTTTGTTTTATTGTCAACAACGTACATGTACTCTTCTAGTATAAGTTCATAGTTGCTAAGGGTTAAGTTTAGATCTTCTTTAACATCATCGAAACTTTTTACGGCATCTGCTGAAGAAATATAACCAAAAATAAGATCATTTTTTTCTTTGATGATTCTATTTTTAAGTTGAATAATTTCATTTTCCATAATATAACTATCATTAACGTATGTAGTGGTTTCACCTAAATTAATAATAATATTAAGAGGGCATGGATCAGTTCTATCTCCACAAACAGCCATTAATTTTCTGCCATTTTCTTCAGGATTGTATGAATTAGAAAAAATAGTTCCTACTGGTCTTTTACAATTGATGCATTTAGGTTTAAGTTTTTTATATTCGGATCGTTTTTCTTTTAAACTTAGATCTTGGTTTTTAAGAATTTTTTTGCGATTTTTTAAATTAGTTTCTTCATATTCACTTTTCATTTTGTAATAAGTGTTTAGTCCTTCTAAAAATTTTTTTTTCTGTTCTTCCTTTTCCATAATTTATATAATACAAGACATTAAAAAACTTTTAATTCATTATTTTATCAATTTTATGCTTTATAAAATGTCGTGTATTCGTTGTCCCAACCGGGTAATCCAGTAATAAGTTCTTGATGCGCTAAGCGTTTAGCGTCTTGAAAATTTTTAATTTTTGACAATATATATTGTTGTTTCATTCTATCTTTTATATCTTTTTCAACTGGTGTTAGTTTGCCTTTGTACTTATAAAGTAGAATTGCTCCTAAAATAACTAAAAATGATAAAAATAAAGATACATTGAAAATTAGATTATTGTAATTATTTCTGAATTCTCTGCATTGTTTAAGAGTTTCATTAAGAAAATATTTAATTCCAGGTTCAATAAGTGCAGGTTTAGAAAAATCGTCAAAATTCATATTTCTAACTTATTAAATACTTTTATAATATCAAAATAAATTATACACAATATCTATATGGATAACACATTTTTGAATATAGTAGCTTTTATTTTAATTACAATTTTGTATTATATTGCATTGAAACCAAAATTGACAATGGATATTTTAACAAGTCAGGATGCTTATCAAAAATATAACAAATCGATGTATTTCAATTTAGGTATATACTTCTTATTAATTTTATTGGTTCAATTTGGTATAAATGCCGGAGTAATCATAAATAAATGTGGTGGAAGTGTAAGTCAAAATATAGGATTAGCTGGAATAATGACATTTTTACCATGGGTATTAATTTTTGGATTGGTGATAATTATATTAATAGTTTTTCCTGGATTTAAAGGAGCATTTTCGGATGTCATAGGCTATTTTTATGTATCAAAAAAGGCAAATGATGCATTATCTGATCTTTTAATGGATACAAATATTTACAATAAAATAGATAAAATAGAAGATCAAGGACCACCAGTCCAAGAATCTCAATCAGGAGGAACTGCAGAACAAAAGGCTCTACAAGATGCTGCGGATGCGATAATTAAATTGTGTGGTAATATGTCAATACTAATAAATCAAATAGTACCTAGTAACTTTTTGCAATATATGGAAATGCTTAAACCATTAATGAAACCAAAGTATAACTCTGATCCAGTTTCATTAAAAAATAAAGAACAAGAGCTGTTGGATGTAGTAGTAACGAGAGATAATATAGGCGAAGCTTTCTGGTATATTTACACTGCAATATTGTTAATTTCAATCATTCAGTATAATATAGCATCTAGACCTTGTGTTAAAGATCCTGCGGCAATGCAAGCTAATTACCAAAAATTTTTGGCTGATCAAGAAGCAACAAATAAAGAAAAAGCACTTGGACAAGGTGTTTACACCATTAAAAACTAATCCACTTTTACAACTTTAGAAAAGATTTAATGAAGCAAAAGCAAATAAAAGAAAAAAGAAAATGATTTAAGTTAAAATTGAAACCTAAATAATTTAATAAAATAAATACACAACTACATATTCCAGAATGTGTGATTATTCCATTTATGAAAAACCAACAACAAGGCACTTTTCAATGAACAATCCAAAACCTAACTTGAAAAAAAATAGCGAAAACAAAATACGTTTTAGAGTTGGACTTCTTAAAAGACACGTAAGCGTAGTATTATGTAAAGATGATTCGCTTGAAGATCTTTACATAAAAATTTATAATGCAGTATATCCTGAATTTTCAACAGAAAAATATGATGCAATACCGCCTGCAAATTCTACAACCAGTTTTACAAACTTTCCATACCTTTATCATGTTTCGGTTTTTAATGAAAAACTAGAGATAATTTCAATTCCTTTGCATAAATTTATCACAATATCAAGTTTTATGAAAACAAAACCAGATTGCTTTAAAAATATTGCAATGTTTGGAATGCCGACATTTAAAATTTATGCAGTTGAAGAACATTCTTTGCTTGAGTTGAATAAAGGTGAAAATGAACAACGTGTAAATTATTTTCAAAAATTTACAAGTTGTATTAGATAAATTTAATAGTATGCAACATATGCTAAAACGGCAACGTAACAAAGTATTCCTAAAATAATAGAAAGAAGCCAAACAGGTAATATTGTTTTATTTTTATATCCAACACCAAACTCTCGGATACTTCCATCTGTATTGTATAAAAATGCAGGTTTCATGGCTTGGATAAATCCAAAAATAATTAAAAATAAAACTATAGCAAATAATGTGGCATGTTCACGAATATAAGTTTTGTTCATTGATATATAATACGTTTAAAAAATAATACTTTTTCCACTTTTAGAAAAACAACTTTTCTAAAGTTGTAAAAGTGGATTTAGTAGTGATCTTCGTAATCATCTACTTCATCTGATTCAAAATTACCATCATCATAATCTTCAGTCATTCTTGACATATCATAGGCTTCATTTTCTATAGCGGCATCGGAATCCATTTGTTCTAAATACTCCTCTGTGTATTGATCAATATTCTCATCCGTTACATTTCTATTTTTTCTAACATTTCTCTCAATTTCAGTGATTTTATCCATTAAGTCTCTTTCATCATCATACGTTTCTTTTGTATAACTTGTAAGACCTTTTTGCAATCCTTTGCTCCATACACCAAGTTTATTAATTTTTAATATTGTATCTGCGTCTCTCTCTTCATCAGTCATGGCCTTTAATCGATCAGTAAATGTGTCCTTCTCTCGTTCAGATATTTTGAAAACTTTATCCATGATTTCAGCATATGATCTATCTATAATATCTTTGTGATCATTCATAATGTTAAGATAAGTAAGTAATAGGTTAGCAACTTTATTTTTTAATTCCTTTTTATTGCCCTGCAATGTTATTTCATTTTCAAAACGAACATTAACAACATCCAATCTTTGTTCTCTCTCTTCAAGATCCTCTACAGTAAATATATCTTCAACGCTGGAAACTTGTTCTCCTTCTGTTTCATAAAATAACATGCTTTCATTATCAGTCAAATTTATGTATTCAGTCAAAAGCAAAAGGAAATATTGTTCAAATATTAAAGTGCTAGTGGATTTATCAAAAATAGAGTGACTCTCTCTGTCCTTATATTTAATAGAACTATAATATGGCGTTTGATCTGCAAGAAGTAGTAAATTATTAGCTTTAATTTGTATTGTGTTAAGAATGCTAGTAATAACCTTTTCACTATAAAATGGTCTCAAGCGCTGATAATATTCTTTTATAATTTTTTTAATATCATTAATATGGTTTCTAGATAATCCCCAGTAATCTTGAATTTGCACTTTATCGTAATCAACATTATTCAAAATAATATTAGGAAATGTTTTAAAAAAATTCTGCATATAAGATTTAATAAAATTAATAAAGTTATATGTCTTACTATCAGAAATAGTTTTTGTATTTTCTTCTACTGCATTCCAAGTAAATATTTCCTGTAAAAGAGTATCAATATATTTTTGTCTTTTACCAGTTAATGAGTTATTTTTTTTAATAAAATCAGTAATATCCCTTCTCATTGATTCATTTGTTCTAGCAAGATGATTTTTTAATGCTCTCATATCTTCAGTATCAGTAGTAACAGAAACGTCATAAGTATCTAACGTAGAATCTATCAGTTTGCGCAATGAAGGATAAACCAACTCTTCATCTTGTTCAGAAAAACTTTCTAATAATTGCGTTATATTTTGAACGGATGTTGTAATGTGAGGATCAATATCAATAGAAACAATATTTTTACGATTAATAATTTGTAACAATCTAAGAAATGTATCATTAGTGTAGTTTCTTCCATCGCGTTTAAGTTTTGCAATAACCTCCGCAGTAGAATCATTAATTGAAATATAATCGGGTTTATTTGTGCAAAGTGCAATTAAATCTTCAGAAAGTGGGATAAGAGAAGTGAATTTACAATAAATAATAAAAGCTCTGTAAATAGTGTCTTCATTGAATTCTTGATTAGAGAGAACAGGATAGATATTTTTTGTGTTTACTTCACTAAAGAAAAGAGGTGCTTTTGTAATAAATGTTATATCACTCAATATATTTGCCAATTCTTTTACAATTTGATTATAACTAGCTATATCGCCATCTTCTTTAATAAAATAATCAATTGTACTAATCGACGAATTTTCATTACAACAAGAATTTTCAACAAATGGCTCATTTGCTGCATTTGTAAGAAGTAATTTCTTTTTATCAATAACGTTTTGTATTTTTTCTTGAATGGCTAGAGAGAACTGAATAATTTTAGATTCAACAATAAGAAGGTTCTCTCTTTGAGTTGAAGCCCCTATTTTTAAATCTCCAAGAAGTTTGCTTTTAAATTCAGGTGTAATATTCATTAAACCTTTTATTTTGAATTGAACAAGAGGCGGCAAAAATTGAGACCAATTCGAAATATCATGTTCTTTTGGTATATCTTCAATTGGATTAGTTAATAAGTATTCAGTTTTCTCCTCGAATTTTCTAATAACACCAGGCATATTTAATAGAACCTTTGTGATTACATCTTTAATTTTATCTGCAATAAAGGTTTCTTTTCTTTTCATTAAAACACTCCATGGATCTGTTGCATTTCTTATTTTGTATGCAATGCATGCCAAATACATGAGAGAAGAATCGTCTCCTGTTCCTTCAATAGGAAATCCTGTAAATGAACGAACGCACCCAGGAAAA